ATGTATACCCGTTACAGTTACAATCCGTCGTTGGGACGTACCTACGTCTACGACAACAAGTACTACAAAAATCTTGGATCAGTCATCAAAAACGCCAACCGCAAAAAGCACTATATCGAACATGAACTCGAGGAGAAAACACTCGACCCTTTAGACAGATATCTGGTGGCCGAAGACCCCTTCCTGGGACCGGGCAAAAACCAAAAACTAACTTTGTTTAAGGAAATCAGAAATGTTAAGCCCGACACCATGAAGCTTGTCGTAAACTGGAGCGGTAAAGAGTTTCTCAGAGAAACTTGGACCCGTTTCATGGAAGACAGCTTCCCCATTGTTAACGACCAAGAAGTCATGGACGTTTTCCTTGTAATCAACATGCGTCCCACTAGACCCAACCGTTGTTTCAAGTTCCTGGCTCAACATGCTCTGCGTTGCGATCCCGACTATGTGCCCCACGAAGTCATCCGCATCGTTGAACCGTCCTACGTGGGCAGCAACAACGAATACCGCGTCAGCTTAGCCAAGCGTGGCGGTGGCTGCCCCGTGATGAATCTGCACTCTGAATACACCAACTCTTTCGAAGAGTTCATCAACCGTGTCATATGGGAGAACTTCTACAAGCCAATCGTGTACGTAGGCACAGATTCGGCTGAGGAAGAGGAAATTCTTCTCGAGGTTTCTCTTGTGTTCAAAATCAAAGAGTTTGCGCCTGATGCGCCTCTGTACAACGGACCCGCCTATTAAATAATTAAAACACAAAAATGATACGTAAGTATTTTATTGACATTACCGTTAGATAGATGTGGCTTTATTGATTGCAGTTGCTAGTTCGTACAATAGTTTTTGTATAGTGTCTCTATCGTTGGTGGTGTGCTGCGACTTGTTTAATGTGTCCGTTATAGTTTTAGATAGGGCTTGTATATTAGCAGGTATTTCCATTGGAAAACCTGCAATTTTTTTTTGGTAAACATTAAATTGATTTTTGTAATCAGCAATATCTTCAGGTTCGGCCAACCAGTCTTCGGAGTTTTCGTTTGCATTGTTATCGCTAGAAGACGGGGCGTGAGATGTGCGACGTGCAGTGATATCATCTCTAAACGAATCGTTTTCAAAAGATTTTTTGAAAATATCAGCAATGGATGTTGCACGTATGGGTTGTTGCACTTCTTGAACCGCTTTTTTGTTACGCAGAGTCAACGCTTGCGGCTTCGTTTTAGTCACAGGCGGTTTTGATTTAATAACAGGAGTTGCGTTATTTTCCGATAACCTTGCTAATCTAGCTTTGGAAACGCGAAGTATCTGCGCCGACAAATCTTCTTCGGGAGGCGGTGTTGTTTTCTTTTTTGGAGTACTGCTACTAATTGGTTGTGGGACAGTTTCGACGTTAACCAATGGTGAAATAATGTCATTATCCATAGCCGGCGGCGGAGGAGAAACCAATGGTAAAATAATGTTATCATTCATAGGCGGTGGCGGAGGAGGAGGCGGCGGCGGTGGTAAGAAAGATCCAGACGACTGCGTTGGTGGTGTTGGCAAAGTAGATTCTGCAGGTAATGGCGGAGGTACGGGGGGTAATGTTGGTGGTACCGGTGGCAATGTTAATGGTTCCGGTGGCAATGTTGAAACTGTCACGGGCAATGTTGAAGGTGTCACGGGCAATGTTGGTAATGCTGAAGCTGATGTTGGTAATGCTGAATGTGATGTTGAAACTGTCACAGGTAATGTTGATAATGCTGGGGGTGATGTTGGTCGCATGTTTATTTCAGGCGTAGTAATAATAGAACCCATATTAGATGCTTGTTTTTGGGACGGGTACACTTTAACCGTATTGGCGTCCGGAATTGGCTGTGTCAATTCTATAGTGGTTAATTCGTTGAACAATTGGTTTAGTTCAGATTCGTCTACGCGATACAATTTGTACATATCCAAAAATTGCTTTACAAGCGTCTCAATGTTGGATATTTCGTGTTCGATCATTAAACGTTTAAGTATAAGTTCCAAAGGCTCTTTATAGCGACTATTATCGTTGATGCGACGAACCATATTTTCAAGAGTAGCAATTTTGGACGAAAGTGACGCGGGTATAGACGGTGGCGGTGGTGGTGGTGGTGTATCCGTTCGTACATAAACTTTATTATCAAATATATCGTTGGAAAGACGAAGCAGGTCCAAAGCTATTTTATAATCAATAAATACACTATTGTCAAGATCGGGTTGGTGGCGGACACTTTCAAATAGTTCAGTCGAAACTGGATTTGTCAGCTTTGTAAATAGATCGACAACATCGTTGTCGTGTGTGCGTAGAAATTGCTTCACAGTTTGTGTAGCCATGGTGCTGGACAGACCTCTTACAATGGATAAAACCGTAATCGAATTGACCGAATTTTTGTCACAGTGCGAAAAAAAACCCGAGTATAAATTATTCGACGGCAAATGGAGCACAGTGTCAGTGATAGAACACAAAATTACTCAGAAACTTTTCGTAAAAAAGAAGATTAAAATGGATCATTACAATGCGATAGAATCGTTGGTGCACTCTTTGCTGGGAGAAGAACGTCACTTTATAAAAATGTACTTTAGTGTGACAACTTTAAAACACCACATTCTTATTATGGACTATATTAAAGGTGGTGACTTATTTGATTTATTCAAGAAAAAAGAACGTCTGTCAACTTTGGAAGTCAAATTGATTGTGAGACAAATTGTCGAGGGTTTAAACATGCTGCATTATCACAACATTGTTCACAACGACATCAAATTGGAAAACATATTATACGATCGGTTTATGCAAATACACATTGCCGACTATGGTTTGAGTCGCATAGTTGGGCAAAAAACGTGTATGGACGGAACACAAGATTACTACTCACCAGAAAAGATAAAAGGCGACAATTATCAGATTCATTTTGATTGGTGGGCTTTGGGCATACTCGTAAGCGAACTAATTGCGGGCAAATCACCGTTTAAAACTGATTTTGACGAAAAAGTTTCTCTTGAAATTTTGGCGGGCAGACAACAAAAAAAACTAACATTTACCAGCGACATGGACAAAAATGCCCAGACATTTATTACTAACCTATTGAAGTACAATATTAATTATAGATTAATTAATTATAATGAGATTATTAGACATAATTTTCTATTATAATATCACAGATATATATACAAATTTATTTGGTTATTAATAAAGCTAATTACAATATATATTAGTGTTTTTTACAAATTTTCAACCCTAATACGTTTTACAAAAGATTGGGTGTCTTCCGTTTCATCAATAAGCGTGGTGAGCACTCGTTTCATTTTAATGATAGGTTTCTTCGGTTTGAAAGCTAACTCGTCCGCTTCAATCATAATGCAATCATCATCGTCGTCGTCGTCGTCATTATTGTTAGCGGAGGTTGGGGGTGGCGGTAGTTTGCTCAAGTCTGTAAAAAAGTCATCATCGCGCTCTAATTTGATAGTTACCTGCGGCTCTTCATCTGTGGTGTGTTGTACTTGATACGTGTAATAATCTACAGCTCGAGAAGAGTCGCCCGGTTCAAGTTTGACAATGTCCACACCAGGTTCACTTTTAATGTTTTCCAGTGTTGATAAAAAATCTTTTTCGTTTACAGCTGCAGTGTCGTTTAGAAAAGTAGTGTCCAATATGCCGCATACAGCTTGAGTTAACTCCACGGCGTCGACGGGTGGCGAAACTACGGCAGTGTTATTCTTGTTGCTGCTGCACAATTCTTCCAAAACGTCATTAATTTCATCGGGGGTCATGCAGCGTTCAGTGCTAGGTGTGGTAGTAGCGGCAACGGTGGTTGTCAGCGTTGTAGTAGACGACATCATTAAAGCAATCGTTTCGGTGGCCAATAATGTTTCTGCAATTTTGTCTGCATCTGCAATTTTGTCTGCAGCTTTGGTTTCGGATATAATCGGAATTGCTTTGTCATTTTCGACGACAGAATGGTCAAAATCAGTGTAGTCTAATGTAAAACTATTTTCAATATTTTTACCTGTATTACTGTCAGACGCAACAAGATCTGCTGTAGTTGAGTCCGCTTGAAGTAATGTTGCAGATTCGATTTGCAATGGAGATGCTGCAGGCGATGTTGGTGCTGACTCGTCGCCATCTGCTACTGGTTCCGGTGATGTTCGTTTAGAATCAAATAGGTTGTCCAATTTGGATGTAAGAACATTCAAAGATTCAGATAAATTCATTGTAACTGCTGGTAAAGAGCTGGCATCTTCCACATCAAAACAATCACGTGTATTGGCTCCTTGTTCTTCTACGTCAAAGTCGTGGTTACTTTTGTTGTTGCTGTGTTTTGAAACGTCGCTATTTCTTGAAACGTCGCTGTGTTGCGAAGCATCTGACTTTCGGCGAGATGATTTTTGGCTCAATCTTGAAACTGCGCGCTCGATGAATGCGTCTGATGTGACGGCATTGTCGTCGATGTTGCGTTGAATAATCTGAACGGCTTGATTCACTTCGATGGACTCTTGCGCTGACAAACCCGACGATGACGATGAACGACGCCTCTTGCGCATCAATGGACTGTTACCAAATTTATCGTAGAAACTGTCGTCGCTTAGGTCGTCAGCATTAACAGGTTTTGGGCAATCATTTTCTTCATCACTATTATCACTGCCGATATCGTCCTCTTCAAAGTCGCCGTCGCTATCGTTGGCATCTGCGGCACATGCGACACAACGTTTGTCAATTGAGCTTTTATGTGCACAATTGACGCAAAGGTTGTGATTACAGTTGTCTTGTACGTGATAGGTAAACATACGTGGACATCTATAACATTTAGTAACAACAGCTTCAAGATCGTTGGCGGTAAACACATCAAACATCGACTTTAACTGTTTGTTAATTTTCTTCATTAAATTGTCATGCTCTTTTTTGAGAAAAACTTTGACATTTTTATCAATTATATGCAAAATGTCACGAATTTTATCTTGAAAATTAATGTGCTGTCTGTCGGGTCCAAGCGAATTGACGCGTTCATATAAAGCTTTAAATGCGACAGTGGCCTCGGCATACGATTTGTTTGACAACTTTGACATAAAATCTTTTACAAGACAAAATTTCTGGTTAGTCTTGTTGATTTTACTATAGTGTCTCTGGTAGTCCATGGTGCAAAATAATACATGAGAAATTATGTTGCATTTAGTAATCATAGTCAACAATGATTTTAATGCTGTCGCATCTTTGCCAGGAGCCATGTTGATTAATGTATTATAATATCCTTCATATTGGTTAGAGTAAATGTAATGATCTTTGAAGCTCACACTGATGTACTTGATTTCCTTGGTGTTGACATTGATGTCCAGCACGTGTTTGACGGGCGAGGTGTCTTGCGTTTGCAGGTACACGTGCACCGTCTGAGTCACCTGGTTGTGCTGAAACTGCACGTGCTTGTACGCAACAGGCATCTAAAACAATAAAAAAAAATACATATTAGCATACAAAATAAAACATAATCCATAGCATAATGTTAAAACAAAAATAAAACATAATATATAAATACAAAATTAAACAGAAACAATTTAAAAATAAAATAATATAATATTAATATACTCACTTGTGAATTAGAATGGAACCACTGCATCATGTTGGTTGAAGAGTAAAACGACTCTTGAATAGTTGTTGTCCTTACGGCTGCTCAGACTAAACTGAAATCCAACTTCGTTGAAGGCTTATTTATATTCTCTGTTATCTTGGGTACACACATGCTCGACGTGTTTCGAGTCACGTAGGCCACCAACGCCCTTGGGCCGCATGACATCATTGATAGTATTATTAAAGATATGGTATCGTAATCTTTTTTTTAAAGTGGGGACTTGGATATAAAAGACATACAATCGAAGTTGGATTTCAGTCAAGCATTAGCTTTGCTACAGTACACATCTACTCTACTACCATGTACCGTTCAGTCGACGCCATCGCCCGCCGCACCCGTCTCCAGCAAAGACGCCGTGAACAGCTGCTGCCTCCGCTAGCGTCGAGTTCGTGGTCCCGCATTGAAGCTGTTGTACCTGCCGTGCCGGACTCCACACCCGTCGAGGCTATGTCGTCATTGTCACTTAGCGACGAAATGCGAGCTGTTTTTCAAGAAGCCGATGACCTTATCAATGAAGTATTACCATCATCATCATCATCATCAGAGCCTAAGCATGGTGAATCATTATCATCATCAAAGTGTTATGATGATGAAATACAAGCAGTATTAAGAGAAGCAAACGAGTTACTCACCGATTATGGCATTTCCGATCACGAACTTGATGACGAATACAACAACGTTACTCTGGAAGCAATGGTTGCAGACATCAACAAGCAGTACAAGAAAATAATGAAAGAGACAAGATTACTTCGTCGCAGCAGCCGCAGAGCATTGCGATCCTCTTATCAACAAAGTGATCGGCCTACTTATCAAATAATGACACGTGCTAGACGTGCTCTTGTTTTTGATAATAATCGTGATGTGTGTGTTCGTGATGTGTGTGTTAATTGATAATAAATATGTAATAGTGTATACTATACTTGTAAGTTTGTAAATAAACAAATTAATTTGTTGTAATAATTGTATTATTATTAATTGTAAAAATGAGTAATATATTTAGACCTTTACGTCGTGTTAACAAAGTTTACACCCCTAATAATGTCAATACTTTTCTAACTGACAACGCTAACGTTGTGAGTAATTCGCCAGGTGGCTTTCAATCAGTGCTAAACAATCCGCGCACTGTTAATGTAGGCAACAATAATGTTTTAGCGGGCTACAATTTAGGCAATAACAACTTTATCTCAACGGCCGATATGAATAGTGTGATGCGCAATAATGACACGTCACAAATACGTAGAACATTTGGTAATAATGTGACCGATAATGATTTAACAGGTCTTTCAAGAATGCGTCAATCAGAAAATATACCTGACGCTCGATTCAATAGCGCTGAGTTGCGTAAAGATAGCGTCAAAACTTCTAATCCTTCGACAAATACCACAACTCCAGAAGGTGTTCAGAATGTACTGAACAATAACCCTCAGTTAAACAGACATTTGTCAAACCTGAAGACGGCCGGCTATATAGGATTAACAGGGGTTGGGGTGTATTTAGCATTTTCGGCGGCTACACTTGTACAGGACATTATTGAAGCTATAAATCGTACAGGCGGTAGCTATTATGTTGTGGGTGAGAATGGTGGTGAAGCCGCGACAACGTGTTTGCTCAGGCATCGAACGTGTCACAACACACATATCGGTGAGGACGTGAACATATGCACTCGTGATCCGCTAATTACAGATGCAAGTCAATTAAATGCCATCTGTCATGGGTTTGATTATGAGGTCGAAAAAACTGTGTGTAGGGCGAGCAACCCTAACGCCGACGTCGCTACGCCTCAATACGTCGATATATCAGAGTTGCTACCTCATCAAACTATAATGTGTATTGAACCGTATAATATGGGCGACTTAATAGGGGACTTGGGTCTCGGAGGACTCTTGGGAGAAGAGGGTCTAGTAAACAAGTCATCTAATAAAAGTCAAAGTATTAGTGACAGTCTTTTACCTGTTCTTTTAATAATAGGAGTCATATTAATCGTTGTGTTTATTGGTTACTTTATGTTTAAAAGGCTAGGCAGTGGTTCGGGTGGTATGAATCTACAGCCTATACCAACACAAGTTGCCCCGATAACAGTGCCTATTAGAACGGTAGCGGCATAAAAATAAAATCTAGTTTATTATATTAATATATTTATTATCATATAAACCGACACCAATAATTATTTATTTTTATGTTAAATCTTTTACATTATACATTGTTATGTTATAACCCTACACCATTATACAATATTAATATATAAAAATTATTTTTTATTATTCTTCATAACTTTCTTGTACAAATCCATGTCATAATAGCGTATACACTTTGAATTCTTAGTTTTTTCAACAACACATTGTTTGTAGTATTTTAAACCATTAATAATGTTAGAGTCTCGAAAGTAAAGCGCATCGGTGAAGCCGCATTTGGTACAATACAAAACTGGATGAATTTTGTTATACAACTTAGTTTCGGTACAAAAGGTGCAAAATATTTTGCACATAATATTGTAATAAAGCACGTAATCGGCACGTGTATCGTACACGCGCGTAGTGACCACATAAAAATAATCACGTAGAGTGCGATCGTCAAACGTTTTAATCAATTTGAGCATACTGCTCTCGACAGGATAGAACTCAAACTCTGACACCGGAACGTCTGCGTTATCTTGAAATGTACTTTTAATGGTACAATCAAAGTCAGTGTCAGTGAAAAGAGTGCGACCATAAGTGCGCAACTCTATCTCTGAAATCTGCTCGTTGGTTTTTTTCTCGGCAATAATAGATTTTACCGTTGCGTAAATGTCGTGATAATTGCGCACGGGAACTTGACGCTTAACAACTTTATAGTTTAAGTTAATGGGAAATATGTACTTTGTCAGAAAACCCAACTCACACAGACGTTCTACATTGACCAGTTTTAGATGGGGAAATAATTGTAGCACGTTGTAACGATCGTCACCTCTAAAATCGCTTGCGCAATTATTACACATCATTAAAAATTTATTTTCACGAACGGTTGCGTCATCGAGATCAATGTCAAGATCAATAACACAATATAGCATTTTACAGCTGGGACCAAAAAACAAATTACATGGACCCTGACATTTTGTCACCTTGATATTTTCCACACGATTACTGTTGTCGTACCCCATCAGTTTAAGATTGTTGAGACGAAGGCGACCGCGTGCGTAGTCGGCGGCGAACCGCGACACCGACACCAGCAGATTGTAGTTTTGAACGCTCAGGAACTTGGGCCGCAGATCTCTCGGCACCTCAGGAACAATGTTGGTGTTGATCTTTGCACTTACGTTTTTCTTGACGGTTCTCATCTGAACAAAACACAGACAATAAATACACAAACGTTTAAACAATAATTTATGAAGATAGATAATTATAAAGATATATATATATATACAGAAAAAAAGATATTTACCTTGGAAGACAGTTGTGGTGCTTCGTGCTCGAGCCTCGAACAATAAATGATCTTGGAATTCACTTTAATGCTTTATATATAATGTCCCTTATCAATCAGCCTAATGATATGTCATTACAGGTAATGACAAGCTTATCTTATTAAGTGATTAATGTTATATTGTACGTGGCTTTTGTCACGTACTTTTTTGCACTGCAAAAAAAGTCACCTCTAATCCGACACCAATATACAATGGAATATTTCGAATCGTAGACTATTATACTAGCATAGTCTACACTGTACGATATCGTTCCTATATACTACACTATAACGACTTTTTTTGCACTGCAAAAAAGTTCGTTATCGCCTAATCCGATAACGATTACTGACGTCATTTGTTATTGTCCTTGCTTATCGTTTAGTCTTTGTTTGATAATCTATCTGATTGTAATTATAAGCGATAATAATGTCGTTTCAAGTATAAAAGAACGATCTTGGCCAGGACACAATCAGTCTTTATTCAGGCATCATGGAGTTCAACAAAGTGTTGTGTGCATTGTTTGTGATAGTGACAGTGGCGGTCTGCAAGCACCTGCCAGAGTCCGGAGAAACAGTTCCAGTGAAGACTACCCAGGACATCATACAAGTGACGCCGCTGAAGTCGGATTCCGGTTTGTACTTTCAATACATTAACAAAGTCAAGTTTATTGAGAGTATTTGGAGTTTTGTTATTGAAATGGATCATGGTGCTGTCTTTCAAGAACTAATTAAAGTTTACAATTTAACTTTAAACTTAGAACAGTCTATACAAATAAATGCTGTCAACATGAGTAGATGCACCAATGCAGAATACATGCAACTAATGATTACACCATTGAAAAATCGCATATCTGCCATGGTCAAAACACATGCTTTGATTGATCAAAAACTTGCCAAGACCCCAAAAGGCACTAAACTAGACGATGTCACTTTGCCTACTCGTCACCGCCGTGGTGCCTTTGATTTTGTTGGACGCATCGATAAATTTCTGTTTGGCGTTATGGACGCTGACGATGCTCATACTTTGCATAAACTTGCAAACAGCACCAACGCCCTCAACAAACAAGTTGCTCAGCTGACTGACGAATTAATCAAGTTGGCCGATTATGTTGATCACGAAGACAGCATTAGAAATCTCAAGTCTGAGTATCGCTATTGCGAAATGGTCAGTACCAAACTTAACATGTTTTGTGCCAAGATTGACGAACTTGAAAATCTCTATATAAAATTGGACCGCGCCGTGGATTCTGCCAAACTGAACCATTTGAATTCACTAGTGCTTACCCCCGAACGACTTTTGACCGAGATGCGCAAGATGCAGGACCATTTGGGTACATTCTACTGGCCTGTACCTTCACCGTTGACGCTCGAGAGTATGCACGGCCTCATCGACACCGTCGTGAACACCCACGTGTTTGTGACTCACGACCGCAAGCTGCTCTTCATCATCGAGGTGCCTTTGGTTGAGGCGCGAACCTACGACCTCTATCACACCATTCCTCTGCCGTTTTGCAACCACACGGAAAAGTGCGCGATTGTGTTACCCGATAGTAAATACTTAGGTGTGTCCAGTGATCAGCGCACTTATGTGCGTCTCGACGACCTCAAATCGTGCAAGTATACCGACGACGGTTATCTGTGTTATAGTTCTACAGCCGAATCGCAAACTAGTTTAGCTCGTATGTGCGATATTCGTCTCTTTACAAAATCCGATAAAGATGTGCAAGTGACTCGCGACTGTGACGTCAGATTAGGTAGATTTGAAGATGTATTGTTTTATCCTATAGCTGATTATAATAATTGGTTGTATGTTATGCAACACGATACCAATGTTAACGTGCATTGTCACAAATCTGACCGTATCCCAGCCGATCATAATTTTGATCCCATCACTGTGTCGGCTGGTGTTGGCGTTATCCGGGCTATTGGTCAGGAAACTTGTAAATTACATTACAAATATGGCACTTTGCCCATTCATCAGCTCAAAGCAAGCTATAATAGCAGCATTATTGTTAAAGTTAACATTGGTAACTCTATAAATTTAACAGATGTCTTTAATAAAATTGACACTTTAGAATTAGAAAATGCCAAAATGAATGTTAATCTCGATCACTCTAGATTACGTGAGATGACAATCAGGTTGGAAGATTTGCGACGCAACATTGCCAATAACACTAAATATAGCGGCGATGAAGTCACCGACGATAGCGAATCACATTGGCTATCTAATTGGTTTAGCGGCAATGGCCTATGGCACACTATTAAAACTGTTTGTTTGTTCTTTGTTTGCGCTGTATTCTTTTTATTGTTTGGTGCCATGGTCTACTTTTGTTGTATTTCTTGCTCTGTCTTTAAGTCTTGTTGTAAACTTTGCAAGAAAGAGGATAGCAGGCGTTATTCCACTGACGATAGAGTTATGCATAACATTCCTACTATGAAGAAAAATAAAAATAAAGCCAGGGTGTATATTGACGATGGTAGTTTGGAGGAGGAAATTATCGAGATGATTCATGTTAATAAAAAATAATTGCAAATTATGTAATAGATAATAAGCTATGGTGATGGTATAATAAATATCTTTTGTTATATTTGTATTGTTTTTTTTCAAATAAATAATAAATATATTTTTTGTTGTTATAAATTTATTGTTTTATTTTGTTTACAAAATCACTATAACTATAGTTACACATACAAGGATTAAATTTACACACATACGGAACATTGCTACCGTACAAACTAGTATCACACACTTTAAAATTACCAATAGCAGTGTAATCGTTTGACCATAATACATTAACCTGCGCAAACGCGCCACAAAACATAGTCTGTAGCACTGCTATCCCTATACGTCCGTACACAGTATGGTACACGTAAAAACACATACACACATTATTAACATCACTAACGTGGGTTTGACAAGTTAATTTTATAGAGGGCAAATCTTTACTGCACACGGGTCGATTTAAATAAAACAATAATGGTATATAATTTAACAAGGCCACACTGTGCACCAACCCATTGTAAGCACAGCAAACATCATACATGGGATAGTAACACGAAAAAAAATTGTTGTTTAAATTACGACCAATATGGTCATCAAACAATGTAGCGCGCCAGCTATTCACCATTGCGCTATCTTTTTTTAAACCCATTTCAGCAGACAGTCCTCGATGCATACTGTTGGCAGAGAACGAGTGCGCCAAGTCGTTGGTGGTAACTTTGCAGTCCAATGGAGCAAACAGGTAACCGTTGTTGAACGGTTGTAAGTAATAGTGACCCGAATGCATGTCCAAGCGCATCATATCTCCCGCTAGATTGCCGATTGTGCAAACATAGACACAATTATCCGGCAGTGTAAAATCTAGGTTGCATGCACCGACCACATCGGCGCGTGTAGGCTGCACTCTAAGGCATTCTTCGTTTCGGTAATTTATCAAATCGTTAAACGAGATAGCTTCAAAACGGCCTGAATGCATGACGCAATTAATACGTAGCGTCGGTAGTTGATAATTACTTAGCATTAAACTATCGTATTTAGTAGGCGACGACGCAATACACTCAGCACAAAGCCGCAACAATGTTGGTATGTTGCTAGCCGCCATGATAATGACTCACTTTCTTTAATTGAGGACGGATATATATATATATATAATCAGTGTGCGAGCAGCGTGTCTATTTTTCCGTTGATGTCATCGATTTTTTTGCTGTTGACCAGTATCAAGTCAATGGAATGTCGAGTCATATTATGCAAACGAGTCATTGTCGTCAAGACCGAAGTGTGGAACGTGCTCATTTCTTGGCTAATATTATTAAATTTGGCCTCGACGCTCTCGTAGATGACTACTAATAGCTTTTTAATGATGGCAATTTCATTATGCAAACTGTTGGCGTGCCACAGGTAGGCGGCCACCACCAATAATATAACCGTCGAATAATTCATATTTGAAGAATATTAACTCTTACTTTTACGCATCATATCTTTGATTGATTTGAATCCATCCAACATGGTGTCGTTACTAAATGCTATTTTATTAGTCAAATCGGCTTGCATGCTTTTGATTGTTTCCAAGGCACCACCGATGTTAGCAAATAGTGCGGCGTGCTCGCTACGAAGTATATCTCGCCATATCTCTGTATTGTTTAACGATTCGTATGGCGCTTGCGGTGGTAATGCCGGCGCTTGATACATTACATTATCGGAACTGTTATTTAATTGATTGTTGCCGGACAAACACTCTTGCAACGTGCACAATTGTGTTTTAATATCAACTAAAGGATCGACAAGTTGACTCTGCGCACCTATTATCAAATCACATATTAATTGTTTCACAGCCTGCACTTGGCGCTTGTTGTGTGTACCCAATTTGTAGGCGCTGAGGTAGCGACCGAGCGCAAACACGTGCACGTAATGCTTATTGTTGCGCGTCAATCGTTGCGACGCAATCACGTTTGCCCATAGCACCGCATGGCTAAAACCGCGTATCGTTACCAGAGGAGCAAGCAATTTGGCCGCAGCCGTCAACTCAATGTATCCGTCCCGATCGTCGTCGCCGTTCTCAATGATGACCACCTCTAGCGTCTCATCGTCGTACTGAAATTGCATTGGGTCGTCATTATTGTGTGCATTAGTATTTTCGTACATTTTAGAGACTTCTTAATAACTAAACTGGAATAAGATGATTTCATTTTTTGAACATAATCTACTACGATGTATAGCAGTTACAATAACAACAAATTATTTTGCGAAAGAGAACGCGAACTAGGCACTTCGCGATATACCGCCATGATGCGACAAAATGATAACATACACAAAGAGATTCGTTCTTTAAAATCACACCTGTACGAACTGTGTCAACAGTCGACAGCCGACCGTGGCTTGTGTAACCGCATCAAGTCATCGCTCGACAACAGTACTGGTGTCACATACGATGCCATTATAAAGACGTCTGCACAACCAAAACGCAACAACAACAATGACGTCGGTACCGCGGTTGTTGTCGTGGACCCCGCGAAATATTAATATTGACACAATCGATAAAACAAGCGATTACACTGTGTCGCTAGCCGACATCGATATAAATGTGACCGCTTTAACGCCCTTTGTCGATAACGGACTTCGAGTGCGCGTATCCGGCTTAAGATTGTATTATCTGATGAAGAATAAACCCGATATAGCCGACACCGCAGGCGCTACACCTAAACGCAAAAACGCAGCCGCTACACTCAAACAGAAAAGCATGAAAAACGTTTGTTTCAAAGGATTTGAACGCGACAAAATTGTCAAAGTGCTGAATCAAAAACTACGTATGCCCGAGTGTATGGTGCGGTTTATGAACGATTTTTTGCTGCGACCACGCGGCGATCGTTTTCGTAAACGTTTTATATTTAACTCTTACGTTGCCAACGTGCTCACTTGCACAAAATGTCAGAAGCAATGTATCGCTGACGCCATGGCAACACTGTACGATCACGATAGCAAATGTGTTCAAGAATTTAATAAAATTATATTTAAAAACACTAATGTCTATCTACCGCCGAATTGTGATAACATGAAAAATAAAGATAAACTTTGTAATAAAGTAGGCACGTGCAAAGGAAAAAACCCAGTTTGTAACTTTTAGTTTATCAATAAAACCAATATTGTAATCTTTATGATAATCACGTTTTTTGCTATATAAATTGAATAAAAACGAAATCCAGTATCATTGCGACATAAATGTTAGAAATGGCAACATCCAATCGCTTGTTACACAGGGGACCGACAAGCAAAGTTTTAGCATTGTCAGTTTTTAAGAAAATTAATCAACGAGTGTTTGATGGTCGATTGAAGAACGTTAGCATTATATGGACAACATACATAAATATACGTAGTTCGGGACGTACAGTCTACAATCATCGCACGAAACAATGCTACATTCTCTTAAGTGTTAGACTATTGAATAACAATCAGTATGGGTGTTTATTTGGAAAAATTATACACGAAATGTGTCATGCTGCAGTGTATGTGATAAACAAACGGTACCGCAAAAATCATGGCAAGCCTTGGATTAAATGGATGCAAAGAGTGTACAAACAAAATCCTAGAGCTAGATATGTTTAGTATTAAAGTTGTGTAATAAATAATGTAATAAAAACAATTATTTGAATTAAATCTGTCTTTATTTTGTTACTATCACAATCTTTGCTTTTAAAAAACATGTTTCACCAAATCCAACTTTAATTAAAGATGACGTAATTTAATCAATCTTTGCTTTTAAAAAACATGTTTTACCAAATCCAACATTGATTAAATCTGTTACTAACTTTAATCGATCTTTGCTTTTAAAAAACATGTTTCACCAAATCCAACATTGATTAAAGATGACGTAATTTAATCAATCTTTGCTTTTAAAAAACATGTTTTACCAAATCCAACATTGATTAAATCTGTTACTAACTTTAATCGATCTTTGCTTTCAAAAATCATGTTTCACTAAATCCAACTTCGATTAAAGATGACGTAATTTAATCAATCTTTGCTTTTAAAAAACATGTTTTACCAAATCCAATATGATTAGGAATGACGTAAGTTGTTTGTTCAACCGAACTTTGCTTTCAAAAATCATGTTTCACTAAATCCAACTTCGATTAAGAATGACGTAAGTTGTTTGTTTAACCGAACTTTGCTTTCAAAAATCATGTTTCACTAAATCCAACATTGATTAAGAATGACGTAAGTTGTTTGTTTAACCCATCTTTGCTTTCAAAAATCATGTTTCACTAAATCCAACTTCGATTAATCTGTTACTAACTCAAATCGATCTTTGCTTTGCTAGAACGATTAATCTGTTACTAACTCGAATCGATCTTTGCTTTGCTAGAACATGTTTTATCAAATCCAACATTGATTAAGAATGACGTAAGTTGTTTGTTCAACCGAACTTTGCTTTCATAAATCATGTTTCACTAAATCCAACTTCGATTAATCTGTTACTAACTCGAATCGATCTTTGCTTTGCTAGAACATGTTTTATCAAATCCAACATTGATTAAGAATGACGTAAGTTGTTTGTTCAACCGAACTTTGCTTTCAAAAATCATGTTTCACTAAATCCAACTTTGATTAAATTTTTATACCAAATCATTATCATTCATTAGTATTATCTGTACAATATCACGAGGTTGCGTGGAAACTACCCATTCTTTGAATTTTTTTGGCTTGCGTTTCAGTTTGTATTCGGCGCGTGCTACTTGCCGATAAGTGTACGTGCTGGGTGTCACGTACGCCAATTGTAGTGCATTTTTACTGGCACGTAGGCATTTAGCGCCTCTACCTTTATTGTGTTGATAAAAACGACGCGATATATTTTTCGTGATGCCCGTGTACAGCATATCGCCTTTGGCCCGTATCAGATACAAGCACCACATTACACTGTATAAAGTTTGCTGTTTTGCTGCTAAACAATCAGTAGTATTGCAAGCTCTTATACAAAATGTTGCAAACGTGTCTCGATCTTTACTATAAACAAAAGAAACTTCCCTTGTACACCTTACAAGAACTGTGTATGAGTGCTATTCCCGGTACTCTGAAATTACCCTACGGTTTGGCCAAGTTGACTAAACCATGCGCCAGATGCGATAAGGATTTTTTATACGACCACAACGGCGTTGACCTGTGCATCAAATGTAGAGTGTGCAAATGTTGCGGCATGCACGGCAAGTGCATCAGAAAAAAGTCCGTTTTAGACGACACGCAAAAATTTTGCTATTATGAAGATCCACGCTACGCTTGCACAGAATGTCCAGAGCGTACTCGAGCGTACTGTGCAATGTGTAGATGTTATGTGATGTTTGTGTATACAGTGCGAGTTTACAATAAGTCTACCGGTCGAACGTGGTTAACCGAAAATTGTTTTGATTGTATAGTTGACCAAGAGTGTTACGATTGCCACAAAAACTATACGGATTTGTATGACGTTTACGGTGATTACATATATAATTTATATTTTTGCACAATTAAAGATGAAGAACGTGTGCCCGATATGAGAAAAGTGTGCAACAGATGTTTTCAGCGCGAAATATATAACATATAAATAAATGAGGATCAACTGAGACGTAACGTTTTATTTAACCCCGATTAGAGCGGTGACGCTGGTGTAATGGTTAGCATGAGTGACATATATCGTCATCTTTCCTCAGCCGAGTCACGGTTTGAAGCACGTCACCTACACGAGCAAAGGTTGGCACGAGTTATTGCGACGCGTCACTCCGTTAACTATCACATCGAGCTGGCCCTCTATAACGGATCACAAAAAGGAGCTATGGGCGCCGTACCTCGACACCAGCGTAGTGGACATGAAAAAGTTTGGATGTTGCATTCAGACGGACGGAGTCGCCGTTTCGCTATCGATGAACCGACCGAAGAGGAAGCAGACATCGACGCTACCTAAATCGTATGTAACAAATACATTCAATGAGGACCGTATCGTGGCGGTGGATCCAAGAAGTCGAGTACCGGTGGCGGCGTGCGACTCTCGCACCGGATTCAAACGCATCACCAAACGATGGGTGCGATCGCACACTTTGGAATGGAAGCGAGAACGATATCGATCGCAAAAATTGAGACATGTCGAATTGAACGAAGTTGCAGATAGACATCGCGTCGAGTTAGATCGAGGAGTGCAGATCACGTGTCGTAACGGCCATCAAGTCAAGCTGTACACCGATTTCCGGCTAAAGTGGTTTGATGCGCGCCAACGTCCGTTTGAACGAACGCGCAAATTGACTAGATTGTCGTTCAACAAGTACATGATGACGGCTCGCACCAACGAACGCATCGTAAGAGAGACGTTTCTAAACGATACACCTAGCGATAAAGTTTTGGTTCTGTACGGAGCGGGAGTCAACTTTGTTAATGTGGCCTGCTACAGCGGCCGCAAGTTCAAGCACACAGATTTGTTACGTCGATTGAGATCGAGACGCAACATCAGAGTTCGACTCGTCGACGAATCGTACACTAGCAAAGCGTGTTCCGACTGTAATGAGCTGCGGAACGGCACGTACACCCGACTGCGGATGAACCATCGACTTCGTCGCGGCGTCTGTCCAGACTGCAACGCCGACGTCGAGCGGGACTACAACGCCGCGAAGAATATATTAGTTAATTTTCAAAGGTCCGCCGTCTGCAGGCCGAGCCCGAGCTGCGACTCGGGCGTAACCACCGACAAAGACTCACACTCCATACGGCCCATTATACAATGAACCGTCATCGAGCCCGGGTCTTAGGAGGTTAGACGCTATACACATTCCCGAAATTGAAAGTTTTGATAATGAATTACCTGTTGACAAAGTGCCGTGTCCTTTGCAATCCAACGAACCAATTCGATTTTATCGCAATGCTGATCAGCCATGCTTAAGTGGGTTTCAGTGCATGAATCGAAACGAAGTAATTGAATTTTACTGTTTTATTAATAATTCTTGTATAGACGATCAAGGGCGTTGCGCAGATTGCGCACTATTCGATAGGTGTTTGTATAAATTAGCGTACACGCCTGTCACGGCTATTGCAAACCCATAATAACATTAAACAAGTCATATTATGTACACAGTTTTATTAACAAACAATTTATTTTTGTATTTTTACAACTCAGTTTTGCGTTTGTCATCGTATAAATAGTCAATTTGCTTGCCGCCCAAGCCTTTATTGATAGCATTTAAAAGGTCGCCATTGTCCGCGTCGATCTCCCACGCAAACACTCCCGCCAACTCGTGGTCTAACACGTATTTTGTTTTATCGGCGACTGATTTTGGATCGTCGTACGACACAAGATTGCCGTCCGATTTGCGATACGCGAATGCCGCTTTGGCCACTTCGTCGTAAGTGTAATCGTATGAGGTCAAATTGTGCACGATCTGCCGGTAATCGACCACACCGTTTTCCCAAGTGCCGGCGACGGGACCGGTGGCCGTGCCCGCAAATGGATTATCACTATCGCTCTTTACCCCAGTCCAACCGCGCCCGTACATTGCTACACCCAGTGCAATTTTGCTTGTCGGTACGTGTTGCGCAAGCAACGCCTCTACGGCACGATCCGCGCAATAAGGTTCGTCGGGTTTCCATGCAGGTGCAAACAAAGCGGTTTGATGTCCTAAATCCGTCATAGACCAGGCTCCTTTAAAATCGTACGACATTAAAAATATGGTGTCGAGGTATTTTTGCGCTTCAGTGTAATAGACCACAGCAATCTTATCGTCGCCCGCGCTTATCGCACTCGTCAACAGATAGTAACGATTGTGATGTACGCCTAGGGCGTCGAGCATGCCGCGAAGTTCACGCAGCAGGATCGTGTACGTGGCCCGATCGCGTTCGGCGTCGCCGACGTTGGGGTTCGCGCCATTGCCGCCTGGAAACTCCCAATCGATATCGACGCCATCGAAGAATTTCCACGTTTCTAGATACTCTTGGACCGAATCGATAAACGTCTGCCGTACGCTCTTGTCGTGCATATGGTAAAATGGGTCCGAAAGTGTCCAGCCCCCGATCGAAGGTAGCACTTTTAGATGAGGGTTCGCCAATTTGGCTGCCATAAGTTGGCCAAAGTTGCCTTTGTACGGTTCGTTCCATGCGCTGACACCTTTTTGGGGTTTCTGTATGGCCGCCCAAGGATCGTGAATGGCCACTTTGAAGTCGGCACGACCGGCACACGAACGTTGCAACGCTTCGAAACTGCCCGGGACAGTTTTGAGGGCATCATTGATGCCGTCGCCACCGCACATGGGCACGAAACCGTACAACAAATGCGACAAGTTCGGTGTGGGCACTTTATCGACGGGAAACTGTCGCGGATACACACCCCATTCGACAAAGTATGCACCTATGATCTTGTCCGAGCGCTTTTCGAACCGTTTATTGTTTTCGAGATAATCGTAGACGAGCGGTTCGAGATGCGATCCGTCCGTGTCGGCTACGACAACTTTAACCGGTGCGCTAGTCGAACAGCCGTCGACGTTGCACAGTTTCACAGTCATATCGTACTTGCCGCCCTTAGTAACGGGAACGACGGCTTTCTTAGTGGCAGCATCGCCTTTGTATAATTGTTCGCCGTTAAAAAGTATGTATGCTACATCGCCAATGTCTCCCGACCACACGTTCCACGATACCGGCACGTCCACCGTCCTACTGATACTCACCAAGTTTTCGTAAGCGGTGGCTTCTTGGTTGACTTTGACCAGGGCATAATTGCGATCGGCCCAATCGATACTGGGCACACCGGGCACTTTCGCCCACCCCACCGTCAACATCAACGCAAGCACGCAAATATATCGCATTATATAAATAAACCTTATTTACATAATTACTCTATATCACGCCATAACCGACACACCCCATTGGTGTGCAATCACGCCATACGCCAATCTATAAAAGCACATGGCAACGATCAAAGTTTAATCGGCACGCAAAGGCACTACCGTAATCTCGTTTTTCTGAATTTTAATTAAATAAATAATATTAATAAAATGGCCGTAGTCAAAGTTCAATTTGGATCTCAAGATTTGGAGGTCGTTAGTTTACGCGACGAAGAAGGCCAGCTCTGGATGTTGGCGAATCCGTTCGCTAAAATATTAGAATATTCGAAGGCAAACAAAGCTGTTGCTACTCATGTGTCGTCTCAAAACCAACGCTTTTGGGAAGAATTAAAGTCGTACCATTCCGGTACGACCAGTATGACGTCATCATCGCAGCATGAAAATATTAGTTCTCCTCAATTTGAGGAGATCGGTATGACGTCATCATCAGTTCAAGCCAAGTCAAAATTTATTAACCGCTCCGGCTTGTTTGAGCTGATTCAAGCGTCAATAATGCCTAAAGCACAAGAGTTTCGCAACTGGATCAACTCGGACCTGCTACCGAAACTGTGCGAAAATGGAAACTACAATATGGCGACCGACGCACCAATGGAGATTGTCGAAGGTATGAACGCCGTGCACTCAGTCACCAACGACGGCAAAAATGCACTTTGGCTAAAAGATTTGTCAGAATTTAAACAAATTGTTGCGCTAAAAGACCAAATTATTGCCATGAAAGATGAAGAAAATAAAAAATTAATTGTTAATTTGCAAGAAACTAATCAAAATTTAATTGTTGCCAATCAAGGATTGTTGCAAGCCTTTAACATGGTAAATGAAGCGCGCAAAGAAACAGCTCAGCTAGCCAACCGTATGGCCGACATCGCCCAGGACTTGATCGCCAAACCTGCCAATCCTCAGCTTTTGCATTCGTTGGCAGTGTGTTCGATGGGCGGTGATCAATACGCCTTTGTGCGACCTCAGAAACGTAGTCTAAAACGCAGTCTGGATCGTTTGGCGGTCGAAGAACGCGATATCGTGTTCAAATCCGATTATGTTCCAAATGGCGTCAATGTACTAAACAAAGTCAAGGAAGCCCTGCCTAAAGACACATTTACTGCTCGACACAACAAGATTACCTTGCTTAACGACATGACAAAAGAAGAGCTCGTAGACGTAATATCATCTACAATGACTACACGGCAGTTGGCTTTAGCTAAAAAGAAACTTTGAAAGATTAGATAAAAAGTAATATAAATTGGCTACAGTCAGTAATTGAATTTGTATTGCAACAGCCATGGCTCGAGTATTATATCAGTCGTCCAATTTTGACTCCTCGTCCGCGCGTTTAGTGCTGCTGAGCCAGCATTTGCTTCAAGATAACGACAAACACAAAGTTAAAGCTGTGCTCGATGATTTAGTAAAAAGCGGACATCATTTGTGCGTGGTTGCGGACCGTAACGTTAAAGGCGGCCACACCGACCATTATCGTCATCAAATGAAAAAGTTTTTAAAGACATCATCATATCCTGTGAAGTTTGCCACATATGACGAATACAATGGCATGAAGTTTGCTATTGATACGGACGATATGGATCGTATCGACTACGAAGGACCGACGGAACGCATATTAAACACAAACAAAATTGGACCAATGTACATCAGAAACGATTATATTATTGATTATTATAATGATTTAATAAAATTAAAATATTACAAATGAATTGTTGTATTTTTTATTATGATACTAATGATGAATGATTGCCTATATAAACAGAGTCAGCTTCGAGTCTGACCATTCGTATCCCATCGAGTAAACGTTCAACATGAACAATTTGCAAACAAAATTGGCTTTGTATCATTACTACTACAATTGGTGTTGCGAGGATCAATTGCGTCAACTAGATAGCAATGCCTATAAACTAGTGCATGAGTACGAAACATTACAAAGAGGAAACTATTGTGACATTTACACATTATTGGATAATAGAGCGGCATTGCCACACAAATGGGACACCAGCAAGTTAGTCGCGGAGCTTTATGTCCAAACCAACGAGATTCATCCGGATTGCAACGAAACACTAAAAGCTAAACTACTGACTGTCATTGACCAGAAGGTTTTGGAAGAATCTGCTGAAAGTTTTTTAAAGATGTGCTGCAAAGGTATTCACAACCCGTATTATGAACAATACCGGCTGGCCAAGCTGTATGTGACCAACGACCCAATATATGGATCGTGCTATTACCTGTTTATACTAGGAGTGTATGCCACATCAAAAACTGAATCTAAAAGCGATGCGCAAACATTTAAAAAACTTGCACGCGAGTATCTTGCGCTAGACATGGACGTGCAAACGTTTTTTTACAAAACTCAAGCCATGAATCGTGATTATTTTGTGCGACTCGAGAACAATGCTTGGAATACGGTCTGTGAATATATAAACGATCGTGATGAATCCAGGTTCTTGCATTTGCCAGAATTCTTTCGTTTTGTGCTGAAAAACATTGATCACTGCGAATATTTCGATTTCAAAACAGCCTCTTCACACCAGCAACGCAACAAGATTTTGTGTGCAACATTATTGGGATATTATACAGAGTTGCGTCACGAAATACAATATTATTTAAAAAAATAATACACTAATTGTTTAATATTATTTATTGTACAACACAAATAAAATTTATGCACACAATTTGATGTATTTTATTATAATAATTCCCTGGTTTTGAATAAAAACATAGATTATTATTTAGTGGGCAGCACTGGTTTCAATATTTTAATGATTGCTTGGAATTGAGCTGCGGTGTAATTTTGCAATGCAGTCAGCTGAGCCGCCAAGCTGGCAAATTGCGTGTTAACAGACGTGTTAAGGGTGGTCACTTGACCCGCAACCGCATCGACTTTGCTGTTAACGCTATTGAAAGATGCCGTCGTGGATTGTGCAAGATTATCAACTTTAGTGTTTGTCGAAGCGACTTGGGTAGCAACGCCACTGATACCCGTATTGGCGCTATTGACGTTTGTATTCACGGTCCCCAAAATAGAGTTTGCAGTGTTTACGTTGGTGTTAATGGTTGTCAAAGCAGCGTTTGCAGTATTAACGTCTGTATTCAACGTATCAAGAGTTGAGTTTGTGGCGTTCACTGTAGTGCTAATACCATTTACGTTGGTGTTGACTTTCTGCAAAGTAGAATCAACGTTCGACATTGTTCCGTCTAATGCGGTAATGTCTGTTTTGACGTCGGCCACTTGCGCGCCCAACGGCTGCACAATGGTTTCCACTCCAAGTATGGCCGTATGATTGTTTGCCACTTTCGTGCCCACGCCATCAATTGCCTCCAACAGCACTAAAAATATATTATCGTCGTCTTCGGCGCTCATTTTTTATTATTTTCTTAGTAAAAATACTATCTAAATACAACGTTTTGGTAATAATGTTATTCATATCTAATCTAAGTGAATATCACTAGATATATCTCTAGATATGTATGGATATAAGAGTATAAATACGACGTTCACGTTTACTTGATATCACTTTGAGCCGCAACAGCCAGCAGTCAAAACACCTTCACGATGGGTTTCGACGGTGAAGTAAAAATATATTTTTTAAACAAGGAGAAAAACGTTATTAAAAGTGATTCTTTTACTTGCTGGAAAATGTGTCCGGATTATTTACAATTAAAAATTGTACCAAATGCAGAATACGTACAAGTTTGTTTTAGTAATGACGATCAATCTTGCGAATGTATATATTGCATTAAAGAGGAAGAACAGGAGCAAGACGATACAGAACAAGAGGAAACAGAACAAGAAGAAACAGAAGAGGAGGAAAAAGAGGAGGAAGATGAAGAAATACCAATAAAAAGAAAAAGACTGAATTCAACGTAATTAAATAACAAACAATATTTTACTTTATGTACCGATAGGCAATATTTAAATAAAAAATTTTGTTGAAAATAATTAGAATTTTATTTTGAATAATTGTTAACAAAATTGTAAAGGTTTAAATAAAATTTATTATTGTGCTTTGTTGGGCACATCGTAAATAAATTTGCGCCGACACTGTTTGCAATAAGCCTGCTTTAAAGCAAGCAATATAACGTTGTCACCCTCACATTCACAATCGATTGTTACATTATATTTGTTTTCTTCATCACTGTAAAGTAGCTCGTCGCCACATTTGCTGCAGAAGCATTCGGCCAATGATACTAAGCCCACGCTAGTATAAAAGTTGTAGTGTTCCTCGTTGTCACCTTTGACGGTATTCTCGTCGCAGTTACAGCATGAGCCGTACATATCCATTTCCACGTGGTCCAGTAACACATACACGTTGTCGGGCAAAGATTTTATAAACAACTCTAGAAATGTTTCATTGTCCAGCTCAAGACAATGTAATTCCTTGTACCAAGTTTCAGCAGTTTGCAACAGTGTGATCATGTCGTATTTATCCATTGCGTATTGACACAATCTATTGTGTTTTGCACAGCAATGATATTCGACATCGTTGTCGCTATCGTCAGCGTCGCTGTCATAGTAGTTTTTGCACTTTTCAATTCTGTTTTGAAACTCGACTTTTGCACGATCGATCATAGCTTCATGAGATAGATTGTCAAATAACTGAGCGAGCTCAGACGTTTGCTTGTCTAGTGCCATAATTTTAAACTGACATTCAAAAATATAAAACGGATTTATATACAAAAATTTTCAATATTATCAGACAAAACAAATTGTGAGAAAATGTTGTTTAACGTGTGACGACAATGCCTTAGCTTCGACTCTCGCCTACTGGACGACATCTTTTCGGAGCACTTGTTTGCAAAATTTCAAAGCTACCGCGACAAAGTGTACCGATCTGGTATATCGTATTGGCATTATAATCAATACCGCTAAAGGAGTCTAAACAATGGAGTTGTTATGACGATTTTATAAAATATGGAAAATTATTAATAAAATAATAAACTGCTGATGATATTTATATAATTTGATTTATTGTATATTGAGTTGGTTGCATTTTTTATAACACAAGTTTGGGTTGTTTATTATAGACATGGTCGGAAGCCTCCATTTTCATTACACAATTAGCCGTCAATTGGCACACCAATTTTAGTCCGTCGCAATGCGTGACGCGACTCAAAGCGACGTAAGCTTGACCTTCTTCAAAAATGCATTGAGGATATACAATGAGGTTTTTTGTAGTCATTCCTTGCGCTTTGTGAATAGTGACCGCCCACGCATAAGTAATTGGTATGCCTGTTATGGTGTTGACAGTTGTTTTGCTGTACTTGGCGAGCTCAAAAGGAACCTCAACCGCAGCAATGTCAGCTTCTACACAATCAGCTTCTCTGCAAATCCGTACACTTTTATCGTCGATGCTGACTATTACGCCAATGTCGCCGTTGCAAAACGGACTATGTTTCAGATTAAACGTGACCATCACGCGTGTTCCGACGCAATACATCATCTTGTCTTTGAAAATGAGTTGTTCTTGATCCTTGTTGTACACCATAGAAAATAGTTTACGTGATTTATTTTTTTGAGTAATTTGCAATTCAAATTGTTCGTTTTTATTTGTGTTTTGCAAATGTTTATAGCAACGCGCATTAATGGCATTGGCTTCTGCATGCGTCGACACCAACGAAGTGCACGACATTTGCACATCCATTGATGGTGTTTGCTCCAGCGCTTTTTGGTTAAAAAAATTCAAACATTGTACATTGCCCACACGCAACATGTTTAGGGCTTCAATAAAATCAGTTTCCGATTGCCTCATGTTAATGGTTAATTCGTACAGCCGCAACGAACTCCAAACTGGAGCCTTAAACGGTGGTAATGTGTCATCTTTGCCGTACCTTTTGTTGCTTATTGGTGGCAATTGGTATAAATCACCAAAAATGAGGGTGTTTACGCCGCCAAATGGAACGATTTCATCGGTCATACGTTGCAATCTAATGTTCATGCCTTCAAGCATTTTGGCCGAAACCATAGATATTTCGTCGACAATCAGATAATCGGGCACAGTCCGTTGAAACGACGACGCGGAATCTCGCAAGTTGCCTTTGAGGTCGAAGCCAAACTGTCGATGAATAGTTTGTCCGTCCACGTTGCGGGCCGCCAGATGCGTGTAACTCACCACCCATACGTGTTTGCCCAAGTCTTGCCAATACGCTTTCAGCGTTTTTAAAAGAGCACTTTTTCCCGTACCAGCACTGCCTGACACAAAAATGGGCTCAAACTGATCGCGATTCACAACATAATCAAACAACTTTTGCTGTTGTTCATTTAAGATTTGCGGTGTGTGTAAGCACAACACGCTATCGTTTGTTTCTTGTTTTTGTAATTTGTTACAAGTACTGTCATTGTTGCTGACAATAGTGCGCTTCATGTTTGCGTATATACAGTAAACTGCACGCAACCAACGACCTCTTGGCTATATATATATATACCGATTCAGTTTAGATTAATAAAAAAACTATATTTATTATGAAAAATTTATTAAAATACATGACATTAACTACATTTATGCACAATCATTATTATTTACTGCCGACAAAAATTCATTCAACTTTGTTTTAAAATCCTTGTGCAACAAGTTGGATTGTTCACACAACATACCAAAAATTTTACCAAAGATTTTGCTCGCAGGCAAAGGGTTTGTCTCGTTGTAGGGTAGCACAGCTTTGTAGCAGAGCATCGCCGCTTCGGTAAAGTTATTTTCATTCACAGGCCACGGTACTACTTTTTCAATAAATTCTTTTGTCAAAACGTTAGTCGCATTGCTCTCTGACAGACTTTTCAAATCGTATTCCTTTTTCACCTTGAATTTCAACCCGTTACACCTAAGAATATAGCCCTCTACCAGTTCTTCACCGTGTTCCGGAAAGAGCAAGGAACGATACTTAATCTCGCTACCGGCGAACGTTTCAAATTGATACGATTCATATGGAATTACGTCAAATTGCGCTTGAGCTAACAGCTGCTGTGCCAACGTAAACTCCACGTTTTCAGTGGTGCATTCTTTATCCAATTCTGGCTCTGAGCAACACACAATTTCATAGGCATAATACTTTAACTTTTCTTTTTGACCCACATAAGAAATGTCATTTAATGGTTTAGTGCGTTTGTCGTCCTGCCAACCAACCAGCTCTCCGTACACAACAAACGAGTTGCGATTCAAAATCGCGGCTAGCCGATGAGCACACGCTTCCAACTGTGTACGAATCTCATGATATCCCATAAAATCGTTGTGCACACGATAAGTGTTTTTCGAGCCGTACGTAATGACACCTCTGTCTACGATAATGCGAAAATTGCAACCATCCAGCTTTTCTTGCAGATGCACCTCTTGACGCCACAGCGGCCCGCTCACCGAGCGAGACAGCTGCTGGATTGACATGTACAGCAGTTTGGTGATGTGTCGTTGCATAGGCATGATTGGTCCGCGCTCGTTCATCATGTACAGTGCAATCACTTTGCGCACGTCGTAACGCTCCGGCAGATCGGGAATGCGATTCAATCGTTCGTACAACGTCTCTTGCCAATCTTCCATAAATTGAATCTGTTCGTCGCTGGCCGGTTCGCTTGATCGACGTTTGTCCATCAGTGCATGATACATCGCGATGCGTTGTTTATTGCTTCCCAACAGTTGCGGTAACGGTTCGTGCTCGACGTATTTTCGTAGACGCAACCAGCGTTGCACATAAGCCATATTATGCATTGCGGCCAACAAATTCTTGGGATTGCTAGGTGCATTTTTAAATTCTTCATCGATTTTATCTTCGGGTTTCTTGGGTTTCTTTCCTCCTGCTGCATGTTTAGTTTTCATTTTTTTAATGTTGTAATTCAGACACATGGTTTTTGCAATGGCCGGCATTCGCAGAGCAGTCAACTCACGAACAAACATGAACAATTCATTGTTGTCAATGCCGTTCTTGTCCACAAAATCCTTCTCCTTTGCAAACACTCCCAAATAATAATAGGTGCCTTTGTAAATTCCCATCAAAGCGTTGAACAAATCAACATAAGTACAATCGCTGCCATCTTCATTTATGTGACGGTTCACCAGTTTGTTACGATTCTCGAGAAATAACATGAAATCCTCTTCGGAGCACTTTGTAACAATAACGTAATCGTTATCGCTCGCCGATGTAGCGTAGCCCTTGGCGCGGCTGCCGGTATCGAATTTGATGTACACCATCGTAATGTTGCTTGTAGTTTGATAAAGTTTGCTCGGCCAAGATCGTTTTATATACGAGTTGAATGACGCAACCATCATGAAATCAAACTTGGTGGTTTATGATACATAATATACTAAGTACCTATTGTTTATTGAATGTATAATGAACAAATTACTAATACTTTTGCTGCTGGTCAGCGCTGTGTTGACGAGTCACGATCAAGTAGTGGCCGTCGCCACCACCACTACTACAAAACCAAACCTCTACAACATTAATAGTGCCCCGTTGTATTTTGAAAAATTTATTACGCAATACAACAAGCAGTATTCGAGCGAAGATGAAAAAAAATATCGATATAACATTTTTCGCCACAATATTGAATCGATCAACGCGAAAAACAGTCGCAACGATTCGGCCGTTTACAAGATCAACAGATTCGCAGACATGACCAAGAACGAGGTGGTCAATCGTCACACCGGTCTGGCGTCGGGCGATACCGGGGCAAATTTTTGTGAAACCATCGTTGTCGACGGCCCGGGGCAACGACAACGACCCGCTAATTTTGATTGGCGCAACTACAATAAAGTCACCTCGGTAAAAGACCAAGGCATGTGCGGGGCATGTTGGGCGTTTGCGGGTCTAGGCGCGCTCGAGAGTCAGTACGCCATCAAGTACGATAGATTAATAGACCTTGCCGAACAACAGCTGGTCGATTGTGATTTTGTCGACATGGGCTGTGATGGAGGACTTATTCACACTGCCTACGAACAAATAATGCACATTGGCGGGGTCGAGCAGGAGTATGACTATCCGTATAAGGCGGTACGTTTGCCGTGCGCCGTAAAGCCTCACAAATTTGCCGTAGGCGTGCGAAACTGTTATCGTTACGTGCTCTTGAGCGAAGAACGACTCGAAGATCTGTTACGCCATGTTGGTCCCATTGCCATTGCCGTGGACGCTGTCGATCTCACCGATTATTACGGTGGCGTCATAAGTTTTTGCGAAAATAACGGTCTCAATCATGCCGTGTTGCTCGTCGGTTACGGTGTTGAAAACAACGTGCCCTATTGGACTATAAAGAATTCGTGGGGTCCCGATTACGGCGAAAACGGCTATGTGCGAATTCGTCGCGGTGTTAATTCATGCGGCATGATCAACGAGCTGGCGTCTAGTGCTCAGATCGCTTAAGTTTGTTCAATTGTCACATTATAATTTAGCTCCTGAATCGTAATGCCGTCGAGCGGTATTTCGTCGACGTTTTTTAATTTTTTTTTACTTTTTGATAAACAACACGTACTGGCTCGATATATTTTAGTTTTAAGCGTGAACAACGCCACGAGTATCAAGAGGCCTAGTATCATTTTTGTGTAACTGATATCGTTGCTTTCGTTTTTTTCAATCTTGTCTATTTCGTTCATAATCATGACAAATAAATCCGATATCTCTTCGTCAATGTCGCCGTTATCTTGAAGCGTAGTAGTATTTATCATATCGATATATAATGTCGGTATAGTAGTAATGATAGCCATCATACTTATCCTGCCCTGCGCACCTTAAACATGTGGCGATCGGCCACCGTGTACACGCAAGCGCAACTCGAACTAATGTGGAATAGCATCGCGTATCGGGATTGCCGCAAGTTTGCATTCTCCGACGGCAAACATTGGTACCATCCTGACCAACATTTCGACGACATCGATGATTTTGCAAAGTTTATTCGATCTCGAGGAATCAGCGACGTGCACGCGAAACAGCTCGAAAACAACGGCGGACGCGAATGGGTGATCGACGTAGACGTGGAAGCTGCCGATGAAACGGAGTTAAACGTCAAGATCAAAGTTGCCGTAGCGACAATGTCTAAATTTTTCGGCGACAACATTGCTCGCATAATGCATTCGGGAAATCGCGGCATTCACGTGTGGTTGCGCATTGATCGTTTTCCCATGCATGCGTCGAAGCAGTATCGCGAAAAATATTATAAGGTGTTTGTGCCGCCCAAGACGCTCGACGCCAACACCGATTTGCCGGAAGGGTGCTTTGCGCTAGCGTACAGAAAAGCTGTGCAAGAGATAAGCGAGTGTCGAGACAAACCGTTATTAAGTTTTTGGCCAACGGTTGATAAACACGTCTTTTGCAATTTAACTCAGATTCGCGTACCTCACAGTTATAATTTTAAAGGAAAAAAGTTTTCAAAACAACTGTTGTGATGTTTGATTTTATTAATAAATTTTTATTTGGAAATAGCCGCTGCGACGATGATGCCGCGAGTCCACCCGCGAAAAAGCCAAGATTGGCCGGATTTTCGTATTTGTTCAAAAAGAAACGATTGCAGTTCGACGAGCAATTTTCGTTTACGATGCATTATCTGTACAACGACGAACTTTGGTTGGCAGCGTGCGCTTTCGCCGACGGCATAGGATTTGTTGATGCCGACGCCGCCGTACACGATCATGTCGACCAGAAGTACAAAAGAAGCGTTAATCAATTGTTATTTAACGTTAACGGCTCGCAAGACTGCAGCGTTGTGTGCATTAACAAACATGGAGTCCTACAATTGTTGGATAATATTGACTTTGTGAATAAAGCTGAATTTACGGCATGGCTTTTGGACAATGTGTTCGTCGAGCTCGAGGCCAAATTTGTGCCGTCGCCTTTGGACGAGAAACTGACTAAAGTGCTACAAGCTATCGACAAACTACAGCAACACAACAGCGAAATGGCACAAACAAACGAACAATTTAAATTGCAAGTTATTGAAAAATTTGACGCTTTTGATCGTCGTGTCGCCGAATTAAACGACAAGATGAACATGTACGAAAACGTTGATGATCTTTATCGTCGTTTGCGCGAACATCATCGCACTTTGGAACGACCACAACACATGTCATTTTTGTCCTCGTCAAACACTATCAACGACGACCACGACCAAAGATGCATTCGTTTCGATACTGTGCGGTTTCCACGCGACACATCAAAACACCCACGACTATCTGTGTTCGTAAAGCCCGTTGAAGAAGGCGGTACAAAGGTAGCATTTGTTGCCGGTCAACAACGACGGATCTGCGCACTGAAACGCAAATACAGCGACATGGAAATGATTTACGATAGTGTTCATCCTAATCCTCAATTAGCAATGCAATGTATAAACGAAGAATTAGATTTAAAAAATTTAGATTATAAGAAAAAATCCAGACGTATTATGCATATAGACTGTAATGTGGACACGGCCAAATCTTTTATACACGAAAATTTGTAAATAATAAATATTATATTACATACATTTCAGTTGTTTTAGTAAGTTTAAAACATGTACTACCTAATTTTGTTCTCATATACGTTAATAAGTGTGGTCACAGGCCACGGATATCTATCATATCCTGTTGCGCGTCAATACAAATGCTTTCGTGACAACAATTTCTGGTGGCCCGAAACGGGTGACAACATACCCGATCCGGCATGTCGAAACGCTTTCAAAACTGTCTACGCCAAGTATCGCACAGAAGGTGAGTCGTCGGGCGTGGCCGCCAACGCGGCTCAATACATGTTTCAACAATATTTCGAGTATGCCGCGTTAGCCGGCCCAAATTACGACGACCTCGAACACATAAAACAGCATGTGGTGCCTCACAATCTATGCGCTGCGGGCGCCCGAGACCGGTCTGGCGTGTTTGGCGATAAATCCGGTATTGACGAACCCGTTCCGACATGGCGACCCGACACTTTTTATCATAGTTCGCAAGAAAAATATCAAAGCGGTCATCAGACAGTTTTGCATTTTTGCCCTACGGCCGTTCATGAACCTAGCTTTTTTCAAGTGTTTATTAGCCGACCCCAATACAATTATTCGCAGGAATTAACTTGGGAAGATTTGGAGCTAATCGGTGGGGCAGGATCGCAGTTGGTCAAAAACGACGGTAGCGACGAGGCGTGCGTCAGTGACCAGATATACACCATACCTATACGCATACCGTTCCGCAACAATCAATTCGTGCTGTTTGTGCGCTGGCAACGCAACGATGTGGTTGGGGAGGGTTTCTACAATTGTGCAGATGTCATTTTTGATGATTATCATTTGAAGCATGCCCATCGTTTATAATGTTCACGTTAGATTCATACATTTGCAGTTGGCGCCAAAATGAATTGTTTGGTCGTATAGATCGTTTTTTCGACACAAAACGGTACGCTTCCTCTAAAGGTATTCGACGTTGACGCATCAGATAGCACAGCACCAAAGTAGGCGATCGCGACAAACCTGCATGACAGTGCACATACACCTTTTTCTTTTCAATGTCAATTTTATGATGTAGGAAATTGTATACAGCGTCAAAGTGTTGCATTATGTTTGCTTGTTCGTTGTCGCTGATATAAATGTACATGTAGTTTTCGTGCGACACTCCCAACTTGTCAAGCGCCAGCATTCTTTCATCCCACACACTAACAATGGCGTCAATGCCCTCGTCTGCTATAAAACGCTTAAACGTGTCTAAGTCGTATATTATGGCACCCAAATAAAGCTTATCCGTTATTCGAGTCACGTTTATGGGGTCACCTTCTCCTAAGATGACGCTGTGTCTGCGCTGATTAGTAGTCATAACGTGTTTTATTGACCTTATTAGTGCGTGGGCGCATCCGTTGGCCTAGTTGTATATAAAGAATTTTTTGGGTCACCTACATATTGTCCATTGGCGTCTCACCATGAACGGAGCTATTGCTGCATTGTTCTTGTGTTTGGTTATGGTGCATCAGCAACATGCAGTCAGGATCTTGGCGGTGTTTCCGACTCCGGCGTACAGCCATCACAGCGTGTTCAAAGTGTACATCGAGGCGCTGGCCGAACGCGGCCACGACGTAGTGGTCATTAAATCTACCGACAGAATCAACTATGCCAACAGAAATGGCTTGAGAGGAAACGTTTCTGAAATTGACGCTTCACTCTCTCAAGAATACTATGGCCGTCTAATGCGTCACGCCGGAGTTTTTAGGAAAAGAGGCATTGTGGCCGACAGTTCCACGGTCACCGCCCACAACTACATGGGACTGGTGCGCATGATGAGCGATCAATTTGATTTGCCCATTGTCAAAAGTTTTATTGAGGAAGCGCACAAGCACAAATTTGATTTGTTAATAACCGAGGCGTACATCGATTATCCTCTTGTTTTCTCACATTTGTTTGGTGATTTGCCAGTGGTGCAAATTTCATCGGGATACGCTGTGGCTGAAAACTTTGAAACTATGGGAGCGGTCAGTCGTCATCCCGTGTACTATCCTAATTTGTGGCGGGACAAGTTTAGCGGACTTAACGTGTGGGAAACAATCAATGAAATGTACGTTGAGTTGGCGTTACAGAATGAATTTAGTAAATTGGCCGACGAACAGAATGCACTATTGAAACGCCAGTTTGGCGAGAGCACTCCCACTATTCAAGAGTTGCGCAATAGAGTCGAGCTGTTGTTTGTTAACACACACGCCGTATTCGATAACAATAGGCCGGTACCGCCGAGTGTGCAATATTTGGGCGCATTACATTTGCACGATAAGCGACCGGATAGCATGTACGGTATGGTTCGTGAATTTTTAGATAACGCAACAACAGGCGCTATTTACGTCAGTTTCGGTTCGGCAATATCCACCGAAGATATGGAGCCAGAGTTTATAGAAATGCTGCTGCGAGTCTTTGAAAAACTACCGTACAGCATTCTATGGAAGTACGACGGCTACATGAACAGAATGCCCGCCAACGTGTTTGTACAGTCGTGGTTCGAACAATACAACCTGTTGCATCATAAAAACGTTCGTGCTTTTGTCACCCAAGGCGGCGTGCAGAGCACCGACGAAGCAGTCGAAGCGATCGTGCCGATGGTCGGCATGCCAATGATGGGCGATCAAGCCTACAATACGAATAAAATTGTCGAACTCGGATTGGGCAAAGTCGTTGACACCGTACGTGTGAATGCGGAACAACTTATCGAGGCCATCGTTGACGTAGCAGAAAGCCCCAAATACCGCAAACGATTGCGCGAATTGCGACACATGATTCACCACCAACCAATGACACCGCTCCAAAAGGCGGTTTGGTACACGGAGCACGTGATTGAAAGCCGTCGTCGCGTTGTTCCTACTATGCTAAAAACCAGAGCTGCCAACGTTAATTATAGCGATTACATCATGTCTTACGTATTTGTGCCGTTTATAATGTTTACTGTAATGAATCATTTGCGTCAATTACTGAAAATGAATATGGTATAACTAATTTGAAAACAATAAAAAATGTTAACAACGTAATTAATATTCATTTGTTCATACCTTTTTTGTTAGTCATGCGCAAACGCCCACTGCGCAAGTTTGGCTTATAAATGGCTGTTGGCGAGGGCAACTTCATTCAGTATACGCCGTGTTTCGAGAGCGACACACATCATGTCCACAATTAGGAATAAACGCTTGTTGCGCACTATGGAACAGTTGAATTTTAGACAAGTGCCCGTCGAAGATTTAAAGAAAGTGTCACGTGCAATTACCATATTACAACAGTCGAACGCGAAACTGAGCAAAGTGTTAAAACAAATGCACGTTTTCTACGAACGCAAATATAAGCTAAAGCTAGTGGAACTCGAAGGTGCGTTATCTCACAAAAAGCGACAAATTGAGCAATTGGAAGAAGACATTCCCACGACTTTTCTGTTTTTAGTACGACAGGATAACGTTGTACATTTAATAGAAGACTTTGAGAAGGTCAATGAAATACTCAGCCAAAGCGGAGGTGGCAAAGTGCTGCTTTGTCGTTTGACAAAAAGTTTAGCCGTGGAGAGGGCTCTATGTATAGCCTTGGCGAAATCAAATTGGGGCGACAGTGTCAAACTACGTGATAATAATTGTTTAGAATTTAAACACGCACACGATATTGACGCGTACGACAAAGAGGTTAGAGTAATGTTTAATCATAACAAACAATAATGTTCAAATTCAAGAGTAACCATGTAACAGTGTTTGTCAACGATGCGGAAACGCCTTTTGTTTCTGTTGTCGCCGATTGCACGAATCGTATAGTCACATACAAATATTGCATATCGACGACAACACCGGCGGCTCGACTTAAAGTCAAATTAGACACAAATAACTCGACCAGATTGCAAGCTGTGTTCAAGTGCCGTCAAGAGAGTATGTGTATAGTTAATACACCAAAACAACCCGTAATTTTTGATGGTTTCGTTGATATTGAAGACGAATCTCGTACTAATGCTTTCCTAATAAAGAATAATTTAAACGCTCTAAAACCTGATCACGGTTTGCGCGTGCGCGAAATGGCCCGAGCTATGGAATCTCCTACAGTACTTCAGATATTTGTAAACGAGGCTATTTTTGCAAATGAGAGTATCGACTGTCCATTTCATCTTGCCAGCAGTACAAAAGAAGAAGAAGACACCGCAGAGCTTAATTCATTGCTGGATCGTATGAAAACTGACTTTGACGAAGACAAACAGTTGGCGCTTTTGCGTCGCGGACAGGTCAATAATTCGCGTTGGGCTCCGGTGTCATGTAAAACGGGTAGACACTTGCTTACCATTAGACTTAAATTTTTATTTACAATTTTATAGGTAAATTATACACAATGTTAGTTATAAAATATTTATTAAAACAATGATTCAGAACAATCGTTGTAAAACTTTTGTTTGTTAAAATTATTTGTTGAATTGTACCTAACAATTTTGTTACTATTAGTTTTACGTACGTAATGTTTTACAAATTTAATTGTAAAAATTGTGTTTATTGATATTACAATAACTATTCCTACTATTACCTCTGTAGTAACTATTAATAAATTATTGTCAAAATTATGAGTCACATTTTTATTTAATACTAACAACATTTTTGATGCATTACTAATGGTTTCGTTGTTGACGTCATGCGCAATCACGCCACCTCTGTGTGTCAATCGTTTAGTATAGTTTAGTGGTCGTTGAATGCGACGATATGTATATGTATAGTTTCCTGGCACAATGGTTGTGCAATACTTGTTGGGCGCATGTCGAAACCGTCTGATATACTTTTGTGTGTTCTCAAACATGGCCATGGCCGTTTGGCGGTCGGCGTTTACGACAGTGGTCGCATAAGTATTGTGTTGCGCCAAAATTCTTTCAAACAGCACTGGATTATGCAAAGCCGCCAAATGCATTATAGTATTGTTGCTCGCGTCGAGAGGCTTCACTAAATTCACCACGGCGATATGTTGATCGCGCAACTGCTCAACATGTTCGACATATGATCGAAATTGTCCCAAAAGCATCATCACTGGCGGTGCTATGAACACTTGACAACCCAACACGGCTTGTTCAAAACTAGAAATCATTTCACGACGTCTCGCCACGTGCCTTAATACGCTTTTATTAATAATTGGTGAGGCCAGCACAAAATTAACGATAGCTTGTGACGGATCGGCATTTCTGTTTTGACACGACGCCCGACACGCATACGAGTATTTAGTGTCGACGCTAAAGTATTTGTTGGCAATATCATAGGGATCGGACGGATCTTGAAGCATGTATTTTACGGCTAATTTGAATGCGCCTTTTAAGAAAAACTCCAAGTCAAACGACGACACGTCTTCATTGTTGGTTCTCAGTTCGTATTGAACATTAAGTTGTGATGCATTTTTTAGGTTGCTTGTCTTGTAAAGGCGATTCGGAGTCATTATAAACACACAACCATTGTCAAAATCAATACGAATGTAATTCTGACAAAGTCCATTGAATGTGTTGTTGGGCAAAATGGCTAAATATTGCTGTTGTACTGTAGGACTTGAAGGTGTTTGTTGATGCGCTCGAACGTAGTTACACTGCTGAATCCTGTTATTTTTGAATCGCGTAAATTCTTGTTCCAATATGTCGTCTGCTACAATAGAATAGTTAAACGAAAGGACAGCTTCGCGTAGAATATCAGGTTTTTTTTCGTACAAGAACGCCACTAATGCACTTCCCATGCCATACAAATAACTACTGTAGTAGTTTGATTTGACAATTTCGTTTATTGTTTTTTGTTTGTACATTTTTAAGTCCATATGATCTCGCCATATACATTTACGAAATCCAAATCGGTTTGCTGCTCCCTCTACAAACCAGTCCGAATTTAAACGTCTTAGCACTCTTCTATTGCTCGAGTACAGCATGCAATGAAAGAGTTCATGACCAAAAGCGTGAGGGATTACTTTATCGTCTTCCATGTACACTAGCGTCACAATGGCGCGAGGACTATAATGATACATTGCCACGCCGCCATTATCGATGTCGGTAGCGTACATTAATCCCGTGCGTTTGTATTCAGAAACGTTTTTGTAAACGTACATATTCACGTTCATGATTGTGTGCGAATACGTTACGTTCAATCTTTGCCACAGTCCCACAAAATTACTATACACAAAGTTGCATTCTTCTTGCATGCGGTTTAGCGTGTCAAGTTCGCGAATGTCGTGATGCACGGTAATGTTTACAGGTCCCGCATGCAGAATTGTCGTTTGCGGAAATTGCTGTTGCTCTACACTTTCATACAGCCCACTAAACATTTTCTTATGTTCGTCGGGCAATTTTGATACATAATAAATGTACGATTCTTGACGAACGTGCTGCGGACGCATCGTCACCAACGGGTATTGTAACGTGATCGTCATCAATTGTAGCGCAGCATTGTCGATCATTGCGACGTAACGACGGGAATGTTTATAATCTGATCGCAATGATGCATACGTGGCCAATAAAGTCTTGTAGCGGTCTGGAGCCCATATAACGTAGGAATTGAAGAAATTTTGGTACGATTCAAAACACGCACGAGAATGTTGATTTGCCAAGAACATTGCCACTTTGTAGTACATGTCGTCGCTCGCCAATCGCATTTGATGAGTAACGTTCGATGTGATGCGCACGATCCTGTCCGTAAATTTTGCCACGGCACACACTGATCCCTTTTGTGGCGACATCGTATATAGCACTCGCAGCCACAAAGTAAACAATTTTATTGCCGCAACATGACGAAACTGGAATTTTTGTTCGGTGAAAGCTTGCATAATATCGCTACACGTGTCGTTGTGATTCGCGCAACGTACTTCAATTTGTTTCAAACTATTTTCATCATATAAGTTTGTGCACAATGCACAGTTTATCACAAACGTAAAGATCAAGACCGATAAGCACCGCATGATTCTTGCACTTTAACTACATAAAATTGCGTACAATAAAATGTATTTATACCTACCATGCGTTTATCACAGTACGTGCTTTTAGTAATCTTGTTTGTCCTCATTATCTTTTTATTGTTACGCCCTTTAAACGATAAAACTAAAGGGTGCCCGTTTAAATTGCTGCGACATCATCAATATAAAGATGTGCGGATAGATTGTGAGACTGGCGAAATATCATTGTGTCCTCCTACGTGTCAAAAATTTGACGTGTCAAAACAAAAATGTGATCGTTCTACGGATACATTTACCGATCCTGCTGTAATTTGCCCACCAGGTTCTTTTGGCAACGTTAAACATCCGTACAATTGTACATCGTATTTTCTGTGTGCCGGTTCAACACCCATAAAATTATATTGCAGTGACGGATTTTGTTTTAATGGCAGTCAGTGCGGTCGTGTAGAAGATGGTTGTGCGGCACCTTGTCACGACATTTGTGAAGATTGTTGCGCTACGTAATAAATAAGCCGTAATAATAATTTTGTAATTATGGCGTCGCTGACCCTCGAACAATACACGCAAATTCTTATGTTTAAACTTGGCGATACTATAGAAACAAAATTAGGCGCTCTAAACGAACTTTGTTCTTTTATACGTATACATGTCGCAAAAAACGATTACAAAAACTTTGATTACGACAATGAGCACGAGTTTATTGCGGACATAGTTGCAGAGATTGTGCACACTCATTTGGCGAACGGCGACGACGACGATAATCTGTCTAAAAGCGTCATATGTTACCGAACTTGCCAAGAGTGCGAACGTGCCGACACTAATGCTCGCAAAATTGTAGCTCTCAAACGTTACGTATGCAACAAATGCAACACTGATTTAAACGAAAATTTGGAAAGTTTAAGCGAGGCTGACGAAAAAGCGCTTGGTATCAGTAAATGGACCATTATTAAACTTGTAACAGAAGCAGTGTTACTTGTCCGTTGTTGGGTGTGGGGTTTGTGTGAAAAACCGTGGTACATTCTTTGGAAAAAGAAAACAAAGATTGATAATAAGGCTTTGTAATTTGTAACAAACACATCACAATGCAAAAACGAATTGAAGATTTGCAGGCAAAAGAGGAAAACTTGCGCGCCAGTTACGATGCCAAAGTCATTTCTACAATCAAGAAGCGCAAGTTCACCGATCGCACCACACACGAGTTTACTATTATGGTTGCGGAAAAATTTGGTTTGGAGGAGCAGCTGTTCTCTATGTGCAACAATTTAAGTGTTAAGCAACAAAAAAACTTTATAGACAATCTAAACGAACTAAATTATTCAAACGAAGAAGTTGAGCAGTTGTATGCGGGCAACAATGAAATATTACCAATAAAGTACAAAATTGTCCAAGAGCCCGAAATGATACAAAAAGTATTCAATAAACATCACGAACGCTTTATTAAAGTGTTGAAAGAGTTTATCGATAAGCGAAACGCTTACTACAGAAACGAAAATGAAAAACTTTTAGAAGAGATTGTCATGCTAAAAGCCAACGTAATTTATCATCTTTGTGTAATGGAAAAACTTGTATATAAAAACAAAAACAATAAATAAACATTTATAATTTTATTTTTTTCAATTATTGTAATAATTAGACAATACAATAACTCGACCCCCGGTTTCATTCATTATGTTAACAATTTTAGCAATCATGTACACGGAATCGCTTACGTCGCCATGCTCCTGAATGGTGACCGCGACCAAATTGATGCACGACGACTGCAAAAAATCATCATAATGCTTGAAACTGACAACGTTGTTTTCCGTGTATTTGTTGTCCTCGCATACGGCCAGCGTGTCGACTAATCCGTGAGCCGCAAACACTGGACAAAAGTATTCGTTCAGTACGCCGCTAATAAACATTGGGTCGTGATCGTAGACGCTCGTCATCGCCAGTGTATACGCAGCAATTTGCATAATTATTATACTTTATCATGGAATATCCAACTAGGCGGAGGAGGCGGCAACAAATCGTACGACACAATCGGCTGATTGTTTTTTGGCACCATGTAATGCGACGATGAACTGTTCAGACTGCTTCGTGCGGACGTGTTTTGCGTACTAATCGACTGCGACGATGAAACTGCCGCTATGTACTTTTTATACGACACGGCAAACGACCACGCATTCAATGCCAGCAACGCAAGCATCACAAATACGATTGTAAATCTGTATGTGCGCACAAACGTAGGTTCATCGCGATAATATTCATTACGACACCTCACACAATACATTTTTGAACCAGCAAAAAAACAATTGGTTTGTGGAACTTGTATATTATTGAAATCATTTACATAGACACCGCCCCAACATGACGCGCTAACATCGTGTTCGCGCACGTGAACATCTAATATTGCCACGTGTCCGTAACGAACAATCCAGCTCAAAGTGCACAGGCATACGATGATTATTAAACACAGCAGCGTCGTGGCCAAATGCCAAGGTAGCTTTGGCAAAAACACTATGCCCAGTCCGACGCAGATCAGCAACACGCCATAGACGAATACGAAACCGCTGCAGTTAAACATGCCCGTTCCATTTTCATAATCGATGATCAATGCCGCATTGGGATTTATCATTCCCATACAACCTATAGTTACAGCAATGCAGCCGATTACGTTGAGCGTCGTGCTAAGCACGATACAACTAAGTGACACCGCCATGTATTTATTACTGTTAGTGTGCGTAATAATATTTTTGTTTTTATTGTATAAACCCGTGTACGATGCGCACGCGCAAATCAAGCGAGCACAGCTAGAATACAACGAAACCGTCGACGATCGCATAGCGTACATGGAACAGATCCTGAGACGCAGACGTTACGTGCCGCTCAGTGCACTACCGCACATACAATTCAACACAAACCTGGGCACAATAAATGAGGGCGAACTAAAATGCCTGTCTATGCCTGTGTTTGTCGGTTTTAATAACACACCCAACTACGATTGTGCCACACTGTGCGACAATCCTGCCGCCGCATATTTTTACGTGAGCGAATACGACAAATTTGTCATCAACGGGGAAATGTTGATACGCGGCGGCTACTGCACCACGAGCAGCGTACCGCGCAATTGTAATCGCGAAACTAGCGTTATCGTGCACAGTTTGAATCAATGGACTTGCATTGCCGAAGATCCACGCTACTATGCAGGACCTCAAAACATGAGCCAAGTCGCGGGTAGACAGCATGCACAGCAGATTGCGCCGGGTCAGGTGCAACGCAATGTGCTCTTCGATCGATTGCTAGGCACCAATGTCGATGTGTCGCGCAACACGTTTCGCAGCCACTGGGACGAGCTGTTGCCCGATGGAACGCGACGATTTGAGATGCGCTGTAACGCTCTCGACAGCAGATATAATCGCATGTTTGTCAATCCTCTCAATCCCATTGAATGTTTACCGAATGTGTGCACCAACGTAATTAGTGTTGCTGACGGTGTGCGACCAAACTTCGAGACGGGTGAATGCGAATGCGGCGACTTTAACCAAACTAGAGTGCGCCATATTGTGCCTGGCGATCGCACTTCGATGTGCGCTGCTGTCACAGACACCTACGATCCGCGGACATATTCATTGCAATTTCGTGTTGATTGTGTGTCCTTTGACATGCCTTTCGAATTGTACTCGCGCGACATGCTTTGGTGCAACGACACAATATTTAACGTAAACACCGATAATGCCGAATTGTTTACGGTGCCGGGCTCGTTTCCTCGTTCCGGTAACGGCATCGACGAAGTCACGTGGCGGTTCATGATGGACATTCGCGACAGAGTTACGTTGGGCTATCCGCGACCACAGCCCGAGACTTGATCTAAGTAACAAAAATGTATTTAATCGTAGCTGCCGTTCTACTCATATTCATTATTGTCGTCTTGTACAATTATGTGTCGCTATTAACTTTCGCACAAGACGAAACAATCTTTCCACTGGAACGTTTTAACAATGTTGGGGTACCGCTCATCACACCGCCCACCGAAATCGTTATTGAGGGCAACGAGCACGAATGCCATAAACAATTGACTCCGTGCCAAACGCATCTCGATTGTGACATTTGTCGCGAAGGCCTTGCCAATTGCCAGTACTTTGACGAGAAAGCCATAATTACGATCACCGATGCCGAAACAAATACACAGCAAACGTTCACGATTGAAGCTGGCGAATCGTATTGTTTGGCGTTGGATCGCGAACGGGCAAGATCGTGCAATCCGCACACCGGTGTTTGGATTTTAGCCGAAAGTCCAGTAGGTTATTCGTTATTATGCAGCTGCCTAACGCCCGGTCTAGTAACACAGCTCAGTTTGTATAACGATTGTGACGTTCCTGTCGGATGCCAGCCGCACGGTAATATTGTCAGCATTTATGAGTCGCCGATGCGATGCGCATGCGATACCGGCTTTGTGCCAGACTTCAACGTTGAAACTCAAACGCCATTTTGTAGATCGAGGCGCGTGCGCGACATGATCGAAAACACAGACGCGTTTCCCGTGGCACCATGCGAAAGGGGTTACATACGTTTAGATCACACAGGCCTAAAACCTTTTTATAATACCAACATTGGAATCCCAGATTTGTGCGTTATAGATCCATGTTCGGTCGATCCAATTAGCGGCGAACGCCACAGTGGCTATTTGCAAACGTACAGACTAAACTTTGAAGACTATCATTTTTGTGTGTGCCCCATTGCGGATGGGTTGTTTGGCGTGTACAACGACCAATTGAACATGATTAGACCGTCACCGCGCCAAGTGACCAATGCTTGTCTCAAACCGTTTAACGTGCACATTTCTGCGTTAAGAAGGATCGATTATAAATTCTTTTGGGCACACACGGATCGGACACGATCTGACGAAGACGTAATTGCGGCCGTGCAAGAATCACAATTGAGTTCGCCGCGGTATCGACGCATGCTATTCAATTATTTTACACCACACCCCGCCGCAAACATTCCCTCTGATCATCGCATATTTAAATTGTCTACTTCATATTCGATGCTGTACACACTCAATTCTAACGGAGCAATCGGACAAAATTTGTACACGCGTTATCGTGCAATTTCGATCCGCACTCAAGAACCTTGCTTTTTTCCCGGTCATGAGGGTCGGTGCATTACGCACAATCCTCATTTGTGTATAAGGCGACACGCTAATTTTCAAGTCGGTACTGCAGAGTTTTTTACCAATTATTGGTGTTATTTGAGTCGCGACGAAGGTTGGATACAAATTTGGAGTCCTCCCGACCGCTACAGAGCCGAAGAGTTTCCGGTGGCTCTACGCAACAGGTTGTTGTGGGCCATAGATAACAATAATAGGACTAACAACACTATTAATATAGTGTTTAGCCGAGAAGCCCTGCCGACGCATCGAAACGAAGTTCGTGACATTCTAAAGACGTACGCAAACTATTCGGTAACATGAACGATATTACCGAAGCGTTAGAGCTTGCCGCTCAATTTGAGCAATTGCATTTTTACGACAAAGCAATAGAATGCAACAATTTAGCTACATTATTTCTCAACAGGATTAAGCAACGCAAACTGAATGGGGATGTACTAATTATGTGTGACCTAAAAACCTTAGAGTGTGCAACAAATAGACAAAAACTAAATAAACGTAAAGATAATTTATTGTTAAAAAAATACATTTTAATACATGAATAATACTTTTAAATCATTAATACATACACATTGAATGTTAATTAAAAACAAACATTGAACACTGTCTGCTAGTGCTAAACTTTACAATACCAAATATTTCTTTGTGAGACACGCTGCTGGTGCCGTTAAATTTAAGTATTTCTTCAACAAGTGCTTGTGTAACAGGATCGTCGACAATCGATGTAGAAACCTCCGTGGTTTTTACAATTGTTCTTTCCGTGTGCGTAATAATGTTAGTTGTTCTGTTTACCACGTCCAAAGGTTGAATATGTACAATTTCCTTGTAATATAATTTACTAGGATCAATATCGTACGTGTATGTTTTATTTCCTTCTTCTGGTTGCAGGACATCATTGTTCATAACAGGCACTAAATTAGTTCTAGCAATGTTTTCGGTCGCGTTTAATGGAACCATCGAAACAATCGTGTTGTTTACCATGTCGGCCATAGCTACTGCCGGAATTGTCGAAACGCTTTCAGTATTATTCAGTACCTCTGATTTGACTTCCTCAGAGTCTTTATTTTCCACTTCTCGTTTTAATCCTTTCTTGTGTCGCGGTGGGTTTTTACACGTTTTTAACGGTTGAATATCAATTTTTTTGTAGTTTACCGGTTGGCATGTTACATTTAGCGTTTCGCCGTCGTAATCCTTCAGTAAAACGTGGCTTTGTTGTAAATTATCTCCCAAAGTTTCTTTTCGCAACAGTACTGTTCTCTTCAATTTTCCTTCTAAATTTACCGCTAAATAAGCAGTTCTATTGCCAAATTTCTTGTATATAAAACGGTAATGATGGTCGTCGTAATGTTCCGTCCACAAACATTCGTTGTTTGGTATCAATGCTGAATATCCATAACCGCACTCGTTGATGCAAACATAATTGCAATAGAGGGACGAACGCAGCAAAACTCCATCACTATGAGCGACGCGATGCCACACCGTTTCGTTGGAATCGCCAACTTGACTGCCGTTCACGGTCTTGTCCAGATTCATTCGCAAAAAATGATGATTAATAAAAATCCGTACGTTATTCTGTGATCCTTCCCGGGTATGAGTTGTTAAATTATTTTCAAGCGGCTTGCCATGTGCAATAATGCAGCAGGCGGCGGCAAATATCACAATTGGCACGTACATGTTGACCGATACACCGACACGATGTAACTTATTAAATGCAAGACCACCCGACTTTTATACGCCGACATCAAGGCCGCACCGTCACTAATCATAAACATGTTAAACATGGCAAAATAATGAGGCCACCCATATCTATAATTAACCACACACAGTGCAATTGGTACGTCTATGTGCAGTACATTGGTTGGCATCGTTCCAAGGCGGTCGTGTGCTCCACTGCATTGATAATAGTCATGAGCGTCTTCGATGATCATGTTTTTATGTGGCGATCGACTCGCGAAAATCATTATGTGGCATGTTCGTGCATAGAATTGTTGCCACCTTCGATGAAAGTTATGTTAACGTTGCGAATGGGCATGGCAGTGCTCACAACTATTTTGATTGCTTTCGCCATATACTACGCGCCTAATCAGGTGCATTTTTGGTTGTATTTTTCACATTGGTCTCTGCTACTGTTATTGGTGATGTTTTTATGGGGTAGCGCAATCACTCTGCGCGTTACACAGTCTGAAGACGATGACGTTGCCTGGTGTTATCGAGTGTACGGAGTACTTTTTAGGGTGGCTTGCGCTGCCAATATATTGTCAAGCATCATATACTTTTGTATAACGTTTTCGTATGTTGATAGTGTTAAACGACCCGTTAATCATGTAATACATACGGTTAATTCATTAGCGGCGCTTGCGGAAATGTTTGCAAATGCAGTGCCCGTGCGTTTGATACAAGTATATCAACCTGTATTATTTACTGTGTCGTATGGTATTTTTTTGGCTACGTTTCATTTTGTCACCGGAGAAGCAGTGTACAAGTGTTTAAATTGGAACGATCCAAAGGACATGTCGCGTTTGTGTACCGGAATAATGACACTAATGTTTGGCATTTACTTTTTAATGTATATTATTTATTTTTGTAAAATAAAATGTGGTCTAACTAAATTGTAAAAATACAAAAATTTAAATAGTTTTTACATATATATTTTATTTTATAATAATTTTACATAATAACAATCCTTTGTATGTGTTACTGCATTATTAAAACCGACATCTGTATTGCAACAAAAAGTCTTTAATTGAACCCCATCATGATACACGCCTTGTTTAGCTAAATTGACGTCTGTCACACCATTGTTTGTTAACGATTCGACGCGTTTGTTGTGGTTTAAATATTCTTGCGCCGATGACGAAGACACTTGCACAGGTTTACCATTGTTGCAAGAGGCGTGCAATTGCAACACTTTGGCGACGGCGACGTCCACGTCGTACACACTCTCGCAGAAAATACATTTTAACTGGCCAAAAGCATAATAAAAGCCTAAATCGGCCAACAGTCCAATATCCTTGTCGTTGTAACGTTGATTCTTAAACGATTGTACGCGAGCTGCAACGTTTTTGAAACGTAGCATGCATTGATTTTTCGACACAAACATGTCAAACAGTTTTTTCTCGGCGTCGTATTGTTGCAAGCAAAACGTTTCGTCACGCATCACAGTGTTTACGACAAATTCAGTGCCAAATTTAACCACATAAACACACATTGGAGAGTTCATAACGTACATTTGTCGCTGCATTTGTCTGTAATGTGGAGTGGTTTTCTCGACAACAAACAAAGGTGCGCCGCGTTTGTTGACCGAAAATGACGTGTTTTCAACACGATACCGCGGTTGACGATCGCGTAATGCTCGACGCACGTCTTCAATATTCTTCTCTCTGTACGTCCACGGACATTTAATTTCGATGGGCACCAACACGCCAGTTTCTAGCACAAAATATGCGTCCGGCGATGCTGAAAACAAACCAAATTGCGACAAAAACATGCCGCACTCAAGGACTTTGTCTTTAATTTTTACTTTTAAAGTATACTCTATTAGATTTTCAATCATTGCAATTAATTCGGAATTTTTTTTCACAACAGTCTCTTGATGACTGCCGTAATTCATCGCCTCGTTTTGTGGAGGATCGCGATTTTGGCAACTCGCCGAAGCGGTTTGTCTATCCAAGCGTAGCATGTTCCATAAAGGATTCTTGGATTGATTGCGCGTGGCGCGCTCTACTCGCATTATTTCTTCCGATGACAATCGCCATTTGTTGCACACCAGTCGTGTTACATAATTGCTATACGCATATGTTTTAAATAATTCCAAGTCCTCGTCGCTCAATACGCGTGCAGCCATTTTGAACACAACTTATCATATGACAAAATTTAGAAACTAACACGACAATTTTTGCCGATCAATAAACGAAAATAACGTTGAATTTTCATCAACAATCATTGCTCATAGAAATTTTCGTCAAGACATGATTAATGTTTGCCAATTTCTTACTAAAACTTCGATATTTTGACAATCTAGTTCAATTAATTTATAAAACTTTGTTGTTTAACAATCCAACCATACAAAAACATTGTGCATTATACATATTTTTTCATTAAATAATCAAGACACTGCACGTTAATGCGGCATTGAATGTTATCGCCATCGCTATGATCGGCTAAAAACGATAGTGCGTAATTTAAAAATTTTCGTTTATGAAAAAGGGTATCTTCTATCAGAATGATGTTATCTATAGCACACTTTAAAGTGTTTAAAGCAGTTTGGCCCGTAACACTTTTGTTTATAAACGACGTGCATAGTGCATAGAACAAGCGTTGGCCGTTGCTTTTAGACGTGTCCACCAAAGTGTTTATATTTAAGATTACATCTAACATTTGAGTAGCGCTTTTCATTTTGACAACATTCAGCATCATCATGGAAGCAATGCTACAACGTTTGTTTGTTCACAAAACTATCCCTTACATTTCAAAAAAATATATTAACGATGAACTTGCCGATCGCGTATTGAAACACACCGCGCAATCGTTTCAACGTAACGTTTTGCAACAATCCATCTTGGCGCTTGACACTATGTGTGTGCTAAAAGGAGGAGCCGCGGTCGCGGCACACATGAATAAACAAACTTGTCACGAAATGCCGTTGTCGGACATTGATATTGAAGTGTACGTCGACGATGATCGGGCCAATGTGAACAATCTACACTCGTTTGTGGCGCTGCGTCGGCTCGAAGAACGATTGAGAAGCGTTTGCGAACAATACTCCGACGAAATCGATTCGCTACTAGGCAACATCGATATGAACTGTTTGATGAACAATAATTATAGCCGCGACAGAATGGTTATATTTAAATCGTACGTAAACGAAGCCGTCGAAGTGGAACCGGACAAGATTATGTTTACGTTAAACAGAAAAATGCCGTTTAAAACGACAGTTTCGGTGGTGAACGAAGATTACTTTTTAGTGCGCCACTCGTTTAATGTGCACATGACGAGTCGATCGCCAATGTGGCTGCACAAAAGCAACGATCGTCAACACACTCTGCAATATTTTCCCTTCGACATTTATTTTTTGGATTTGAGCGTAAAGCGGAGTCCAGCTCCATACACGAATCATTATGTGTTGGCGCGCATGTACAATTTGGATGTGTACGTGGAAGATTTAAAGTATTTGATTGCGGACCAGATTGAATGTCTCATGTTCAATGTATTCAACTATCATTGGCATAAAATTGACACACGCACCGCAAGAATACGTGCTTTAGCGCAGCTTATCACCACAGAACCAACAACTGAAGAACAAACCAGATACGAAACATTAAAAGCGTCCGACGAACGGTTTAGTGTGCGCGACGTCAAACAAATTCTGTACATGCTGGGTCCGTTGGGTCCGCGATCTTTGCTCGAACTGTACTTTGCCAATCGTTTCAACAACGACATCAAATGTGTAACACATCAAGTGAACTTTCCCTATCATCGTTGGGAGAGTAATTACTACTCGAAATGCTGGAAAAGATTCTTGACAATTATTAACTCTGTGTTTGGCTACAACTATACTATACAAAAACAAAAAAATTTTTAATAAACAAATTTATTTCAATAAACGTTTATGATTTTTATTTAATATTCTTCATCTTCGTCGGGTCCAAAGGCTGACTTGAGCTGTTCTGGTATTTCCCACGGTGCACGATCGTGATCAAAATAGCTCATGTTAATGAATACCGCCGCGCTCATTATGTTGGTTGTGCGCGACATGACGGTGAGCTTGAGACGACCGACAGGTTTGTACTCTACCGTGTCAACATCGTAGAAATTTTGATCGAGTCTCACTTTAAATTGTTGCGGCACCAGCAAATTCATCATGCGGTCGTTTTCGCTGTTGAACAAGTATCCCTCGTCCATGTCTCTGATCTCTACAGCTATAACGTAACGCTGCTTGTACTGATCGTAGGCAATCTGCGCAAATCGTAGATCACTAATGTGTTTGTCGAACGACACAACCGCCGGATATCTGCTACTCATTGTCAATATATAAAGCGTGACAGCAAACAATAATTATTATTATATACAATAGTGTTGAAGCGACAACGACGATGTCTGCCGCACGCAAAACCTTGTACCCGATTGTGCACGAAGACTTGTACGAGGCTTATAAACGTGCGGAGGCCTGCTTTTGGCGAATGGAAGAGGTTGATTTATCAAAGGACTATGACGACTTTCAACTTAAATTAAACAATGACCAGCGTCATTTCATCATGCACGTGTTGGGTTTTTTTTCGGCCGCCGATTCGATTGTCAACATCAACGTTCTGGATTACATGTTGCAAACGGTGCCGGAACTCGAGGCCGTGTATTTTTACACATTTCAAGCGGCCATGGAAAATGTTCACACACAAATGTACGGAACGTTAATTATTACATTGATTCCGGACAAAAAGCAACAAGACTTAATACTCAACGCTTTCGATAATATTTCGTGTGTGCGTAAAAAGGACGATTGGGCATTGAAATGGACTAAAAACAAAAAACTTACTTTGGCCGAACGTTTAGTGGCGTTTGCCATAGTTGAAGGTGTGTTTTTTTCCGGTAGCTTTGCAGCCATATTTTACATTAAAACCTTAGGCATAATGCCCGGCCTCACGTTTAGCAACGAGTTGATTTCGCGCGACGAAGGAATGCACACAGACTTTGCGTGTTTGTACTACAATACGCGCGTAAATGAAAAATTATCATACGAAACAATTTTGGACATGTTCAAAGAAGCCGTCGACATCGAAAAAGAGTTTTTCACGGACGCTTTACCCGTGGCATTGTTGGGCATGAACGCAGACATGATGTGCGAGTACATTGAGTTTGTTGCAGACAGATTGTTGTTGCAGCTGGGACAACCGAAATACTATAATGCACGTAACCCCTTTCCGTTTATGAATAACATATCGTTGGAGGGCAAAACAAACTTTTTCGAAAGACGTGTAGGCGAATACAAAATGTTTGGTACGGGCTCGGATAAATTTGAAATTTTAAACGAGTTTTAATAAAACATTATAATAATATTTGTTGCGTTTTATTCATACTACGACTAAGATTATCAGCAAACGTTTGCATCGGTATATCACCATTAAAATATGCACATCTCTCCATTGTACTACAATCAACTAACACAGGTGGCATTCCAGAAATACATGTGCGCAAATCGCTAACATGAAGCCCTCTGCTAAATTCGTTAACACCTCTGCATAATGCAGCCGATTTGCAGGGATGTTGTGGCCATCTATAAGCGATTTCTTCTACCGGACAAGATTGTGCAACGCGAACAGGAGGAGCGGGAATGTCGGCTTGTAAATTGGCAAACAGCGGACTAAGATGTCTGCAACCAGGCAGCATGGAACATGCAATGTTTTGCATCACACCATTGTTGTATGAGAAGCACAAACCTTCTTCGTGTTGACGCTCTGCGTGCATGTTAGAACACGACACTCGAAGCGCGCACGCATTAAAAAAACTCCTACTGTGTAGTTGACCCTCGTCGCAACTAAATTCGCTAGCGTTGGGTACAAAAGGTGTTTGTGTACCAAAGCATCCCGTTTCTGTTATACGAACGCAAGATTGACTACTACTACTGAATTCTGTGTTAACAGGACAAGTGTGTAATCTAATCATAATCATAATCATAATCTTTATTCATATAAAAACAGATTGCAGTGGATACAAGTAACATTTTTACAAAGTGGGTTATTATATTTACCCAAAAAATTTAGTGTTTGTGTGGCTGTCGTGGAGATTGGACGCGCAATGAATTACACTGTAGCGCCATTCGAGCTCGCCGACGTAAAGGCGCCGTGCACGTGGTCCCCCTACGTGGACATGTTCAACGTGTGGCGTGAATGCCTCAGCTTTGACTTGCCCCTTTTGGACGACCTTTTTTCCGAGTACTTGTTTGCAAAATTTCAAAGCTACCGCGACAAAGTGTACCGATCTGGTATAACTTACTTGCATTTCAATCAATATTTTATGACCCGTGGTATGTACAAGCAATATAGTTTCGAAGAGTTTATTCAAACTGGAAAATTGAAGAAATACACATACGAACAATACGTTTCTGCTAATCCTAACATTACATTGTATACGGTGTATAAACATCCAGATTTTGCTTGGGATTACAATCAACTACACTGTTTTTTGGGAGAAAATAACGTACATTATTCAGAGATGAAAGAACGTTTACGACAGTCGAGATTTTGGAAGAGACGCTACGCGGAGTGGTCCCAGTGTCTAAGCGACGGAAGTACTCTATTGGATTTGTGCTATAACAAATATCTGGAGGTAGTCTATTTTATCGAAAACGAACACATATTTCGGCAAATATTAGATTCAAAGTTTTTTAACGTCTTTTGCCAAAATCCAAATGTTACTTGGGACTTTTTAAAAACCCGCGTTACCTATGACAGCAACATTCCTTTGAAGAAACGTATCACTACGTTAATTAATCACTGTGTTCGCTGGCACGATATATTAGAATTTTGTGGCGCCAACGACTTGTTTTTGCAATCGGACTTTTGGGTAGACACCGAAACGATAATTCGACCGAATAGATGGTGGACATTTAAAAAAGGTGATGAATTTACTCACATTTACGCAAACTACCCATATTTACTTGATTACAAAAAATTGAGAAAACATGTTGGCTGCGACATTATTTCAGCGCTGGTTCAAAAACCAGATGTTCCCGAGGAGGTGGTAATGTCTATGAAAAAACAATTTGATGTACAATTTCGTTGCGTTGGCGATGACTTTGATTTGTGCGACACCAAATGTACATTCCGGAAAAAAAATAATATTATGCCTATATACTTAAATGTGAACCTACGTGACGAAATTAAAATGTCAGGTTTTTTAGATGAACACAGATTTAGCTGCGAAAATTCAAAATCTTTGATACACAAACGTAGAAGAGAATATACGTCGTGTTATTTAGACAGGCCGTATTTTGGTTATCGTATAGGTTATTCAAAAAATATTAATTTACGTCTAAAAGACATTGATGACACTAAATTACAACATTTAGATATAATGCTTTTTCAAAATCCTATACCCCTTGAAAAAGTGGCCTTTTTAACCGAAGTACTCGAGCCGGCTGCCATAAAAATACAACGCTGGTACTTAAAACATTTTTATCGGCCAGAAGGTCGATATGTCAATACTGTCTTACGCAACCGGTTCAACGCTAGATTATAAATACCAGGACCGTACATAAAGCGACAGTTGTATCCGCGAGTCCGCAAACAAAACATGAATATAAAATTCTTTGTACTTTTGTTTTGCGTAGATTTAATCGGTTGTAGTTGTGCAGAAATAAAAAATGCGCGAGTAAAAGATTTGATTAAAAAATTAAAAGGGCTCAAGCTTCCCGCACGAGGTAGTTTGCCGCCATATTTAAATCCTATAGAGCAATTCCAAGAGTTTCAAGAGTCTCAAGAACCTTCAACTAGCAGCGCGCCGAAGCTTAAAAGACATCATCTAGTGTCAGGAAACCAATTGAAACAATTATATAAAATTTTACTTGAAAATTCTCCTGAAACCTTGATTGAAATGTTTCATCATATATATTACAACTTACCAGCTGCATGGAGAGACGCAAGTGGAGAATATTTGGAAGCGCTTTGGTGTTTAGACGATAATGTTGCAGACGATGATTTAAAAAATATTGATTGTGAGGAAAGAGTAAAAAATTTATACGATTTACTTTTTTGGCGACCAGACAATATTCAAGTTGCTACTGGGTAACGAACATCCTGAGTTGGCAATAATAAATTATGTGGACCCCTCGTGTTGCCTAATTTTTGAACAATCAAAAAGTTGGTTTAGGCCTTATTGCATGTTTCGAAATGTACAGCCTGTTAATACACCAATACCTTGGCGGCCAAACACATGGTTTATTAACAAAGACGGTATCATTTCGTTGATCAACAATTCTACATTGCCCGTTGCTCACGAATTTAAAAAGTGGTTTTTAGCACAAAGACACGATGAGGCGGAGGTCTTTAAAGGAAAGGGACCATTATTTTCGGGGTCACCCGACCCGTTTCACATCACTGTCGATGAATATGCTTTGATCGACCCGGATGTTGAAAAACAAATTAAACGCGACAAAGCTATAGTGGCGAAGCAACACCAACAACAACAACGACAACAACGACAACAACACCCCATGGTTGTGCAAAACGAGCGACAACGACCTACTCGTAAGGGTACACGAGGCTGCGCAAATTATAAACAATAAATCTAACAGTCAATAGGTACGTGTTAGTACACGATATCTACGCGACACGCTTGACCTGGCCGATAACGACTCGTATAAATTTCCAGTAGCCGAGCAAACAGGAATGATTGTGTCGTGGTTGTCGATATGAAGCGGTTGTGCGTCTTCGCGTTTTGCGCGGCGGTGGTGTCGGCGGTCCAAGATTTGGCTTACAACGGAAAAGTTGGATCTGCTGTATCCAGAGAATGTGTCAACAAGTGCGTCGACGGTCAATGTGTCGTGTACAACACAAACGACATTGAACAATGTTACAATACAGCACACGACGCGCCAATATACCAGCTCACAAAGAAAAAGGGTACTTGTTTAAGTCGTTGCGTTGAGGAGCCTTCGTACTGGTACGCCTGGTGCTACGTCGACAACAATGGTAATTACGAATATTGCAACCGAAACACAACCGTCCAATGGGTGCGAAAGCGAAAATTCACGCTCAGCAACGGACCTTGCAAAGACAAATGCCAATACTATTACACGGACGGCAGCAACAAAAATTGGTACCAGTGCACGCACTATTTTGGTGGCTGGGACTATTGCGACCCAAAATTCAGTTACGATTACATTCAAGCGCAGACAGCCAACGGGTACATGTGCAGCGGCAGATGCAAGGACCACAATCACGACGGAACCAGATGGTGTTATTACGGCAATAGAAATTCAGATACATGCGCTCTACCGGCCTTACCCCGACCACGCGAATGGAGCAGAGACTTGGAAGAACTGTTTGCCATTAATCAAGCCTTCAACGTCAGCTACAGTACCAGATGTAAACGAGAGACGGACGACGAGGAAGACACTCCAGCGCGTCGCGTGCGAATGCGAACAGAAAACCTCAACAATCTTGCCACGGATTTAGAGGAGATGCAAGAGTTTGATTATGTGTACATTGAACCAAGTGCAAGGGACCCAGACCAGCCCATCTACAGTTACACCACCGAACCCGTTGGGTCGTCGATCAAACCGAGAGTGCTACGCGCAGAGCTTTATTCTCGCCACGTGCGACTACCCAGAGCGGAACGCGGAAGAATACCAGAATTTATATACGCCAACCTACGTTTGCTAGGTATGTTGAAGGGTGATCATGCAGGACACTTGATCGCGTTCACTCTACACGGACCCGACGAGCTTTACAATTTTGTGCCGCAAATGGGACGATTGAACCAGGGTGATTACGCTTCGCAGGAGCAGCACATTCGTAGATTTTTACGCGACCCAAACCATCAAGACGCAAAGGTCGACATGCTAGTCATACCGCTGTACAGAGACAACGAGACCAGACCGAGGGGTATCGCTATGCACGTGCGGTATTTTTTGGGTAATACTTTGGTCGATCAATTCTACGAGTATCTGCCCAACTATCCAAATTACGGGATCGTATCGACTGCTAAACCTTTTAGCACAACTCCACCACCTTCTTTTTCACATACCAACATATTATTTAGCTTGGCTGGTTGTTAGCGTCACACTCATTTACAAATAAATACCCAATTAATTGTAAACCTTGTTGTGTTTAATTTTACAATATACAAACCTTCAGATAAAGATAAAAGAGTGACGTCATCGAACGAGACTCAGTTTGTACCAGCAAATTGGCACCCGAACACAGTCTTTATCATTAGGCTGAGATAAAAATAAAAGATAAAGGGGTCAAAGGTGACGGGTTTATATTGATTTGCAAACGCTACAGCGTTTATTTGACGACTTACGTTCATACATATCGCACGCGTATTTAATATTACTACACAAACATGTCTCTCGTCAACCGTAAATGTAACATGGGCGGCATCAACGCCGACATTTGGTTGACGCAAATGGAGATGGACAAGTTTATGTACGCAGGACACGGCGTGGCCGAATCTTTAAGTTATAAAAAGCCTCGAAATGCTATATTGACACACGTAAAACCCGAATGGCGCAAAACTTGGGCAGAAATAAAGGAGGCCTTAAATCAGGGCCCCCTCACGACGTCATCGAACGAGACTCCAGTACCAGCAAATTGGCAGCCGAACACAGTGTTTATCAGTGAAGCGGGTGTGTGGGCCTTGATAATGAGATCAAAGCTTCCTGCTGCCGAGGAGTTTCAGCGCTGGCTGTTCGAGGAGGTGTTGCCAGAGCTGAGAAAGACTGGAAAGTATGATATGCGTAAAGCAGCATCAGAGGTTGTAAACTACGACAAAAAACTGGCTGAGGCTCAAATGGATGCTATGCGGTTAAAATTGGATTTGTCGCAAACGGAAAATAGAATAGCAGAATTGGAGCGAAATTACGAGCGACAGATTGCTGAATATAAAGATCGCGAATATAAAAATGCCATCGCCATGAAAGATTTGTTAATGAAAGCGAATGCGACTATGATACAATTTGGCGTAAATACTTTGCTGGCAGAAGACAACATTAAACAGAATGAGAAACTGCGAGCTAGAATAGGCTCTGTTAGTGGGCGCGTGGTGCCGTGTATCGAGAACCGGCCCGAAAAGGAGCATTACGTGACTTGCTACGATCGCACCGTCAACGGACGTAAACGGATTCGTGTCAGACGTAGCCAGTATGCTGAAATTGAGGTGTGTGACAAAATGTGTGATCAGCTAAAATTGAATCCAACAAAAAAATTCAAGTCTGCCCGTTACGAATGGCTAAAGGATTCGGAAAAGTTTGTGCAAATTAAATGCCCGAACCCTGTAACCTTGTGGGTGAAATTGAAAGACACGTTTCCTCATATTTGTTATGGATTCAAGTTTGTTAATACAACAAAGACAGAGATTGAATTTTTGGACGAGCAAGAGTTATCATATTAAGAATCTATCGATAGAATCATAAAACGTATCGCATGTCGGTCCAGTTCGGACTGGATAAATTATATCAGGAATCTGTTCTTCTTCCTCTTCTTCTTCAATTATTTCTTCCTCTTCTTCAATTGTTTCTTCTTCTTCTTCAATCGTTTCTTCTTCTTCAATTATTTCTTCCTCTTCTTCAATTATTTCTTCCTCTTCTTCTTCAATTATTTCTTCTTCAACAGGTAAATCTTATAGATTATTATTTTTGTACGATAAAATTGCACAATAAATAAATAAAACTAATAATAAAAAAATTATGATGAATACGAAATAAATAACGCTAATTGGAGCTTTTTGTAATTTTGTTGTGGTAAACGATATAGGAGTTACGTACTCGCAATCGTTGCATAGTTGATTAACGTTAACAAACCGACGGGACGACATTTTTACTTATTGTTCATAATCATAATCTACACTAAAGATTGTTGTTTTTTTCCTCCCAAAGGCAACGTGGGGTTGAGTATGCCAAGAATCGTTTCAAGTTGGTTTAGAATTGTGTTAATTGTGTTTGTGAGTTCAGTGATCAAATCGCCAATGTCAAGTCCGTTTATAGCTTGAAGCAGATTGTTTAGTGTTGCATTGATGTTAGTCACGCTCGATGTCAGATTGTTGAGTATAGAATTAATGTTGGTCAGTTCGTTACGAAGTTGATCGGACAATTGCGCGATTGCCGCAGTGAGTGCATTTGTCAAAGCCGTAAAGCGAGCGTCAAGTTCGGCAAGAAGACGTTCAATGTCACCGCCAATTCCGCCTAATTGATTCTCGACTATATCGAGGATTTGAGCGATTTGAGCAGCTATATTGACGTTCTGTAGACGTATGGCGTTCAGCACATTAGACAATTCTAGGTGTTGATTGGCATTGTTTACGGTGAGTTGGTTGAGATTATTGAGTATAGTGTCGTTTTGCCGAGCAATGCGCTCCAACAGTTCTTGGTTTTGATTATGATGATGATGATGGGGACAGCATCGAGGCGAACGTGACCTACGCCTGGGCGATGGTGAACGGCAACGAGAACGCGAACGACGTCTCGGCGACGGTGATCTGCGCCTTGGCGAAGGTGAACGTCTGCATTCGCGGTACTTTTCCAAGTACACTTCGGCGACAAAGAGTGTCATCAAGTAGTCTGAAATTTGAGAGTTGACGCGATTGCACAGATTACCGAGACCGTACAAGTCTATAAAAAGTTTACTAGAGTCGTGCGAACATTGACTCTGGCATCGAAAATCTATCCAGCACTTTTTATGGCGTTGCTGAATTGTCTGTAGAGACGATGAGGGTAGTCGTAATAGACTCAAAACGTCGTCGGCGCTCACCCAGAGTATACACAACTGGTCGAAATACACCGACACGTTCAAATCTTGACATTTTTTAGTAAATAACGACATTATATTGTAGGAAAATCTAGGTTTTTGCCGAATTACTTATTTTAAAATAAAACATAACCACATTTACATGTAAATATTTATTGAAAAATCTTTCACATATAGACTTTACATCTTACAGCTAACACAACACTAATGTTTTAATTTTTATTGAGCTCCTGTTTAGGTAAAACGTTTGAACCATGGGTAACGTTTTGGTACCCTTGCTCAAAAGTAGTTTTGTATCTATCGTCAACTTATTATAATAAATCAGAATATGTTTAATGAAAAACTTTAATATAAAGTTTCGTCAAACTGTTCTGCAATATTGTAAACCCGATCTAGTAACACTTCAACGTTGTCGTGTCTGTCCACTATGTTAATGATGTGCCGTTTGTTACACTTGAAATCAACAAACGAGCGCGGGCGGTCCAAAGAGTCGGCGGCGCTGACGCATACCGCTAAACAATCACCGTTTAAACACATGACAGCGTCGATGACGTCAAAGTGGCGCAGGTAGGTTTCGTAGATGGCTTGCTGGTCGAGATTGTCGCGGTTAAAAATGGCAAGAACGAATGTTATTAGCTTCATCGTTGCTGACCGACTGCATGGCGATCGTTGCGGCACAGGGAACATATCGCTTCGTTGATGTCGAGCGCGGATAGAAGGGCGCCTTTACATCTGACGCATCGTTTGACGCAATCCTTAGTGCGATAATAATGTTTGCTGTCGTTGATCGCTTCGGCCTCGTACAACGACGGACAGCGACGGTGATCATTATTGATTGTGTTCATTTTGGTGGTTTTATTGAAACGATTCAAACAAAAATCTCGTTTCAACGATAATGCCGTGTCTATTTTATGTAAATCACCTTTAATTTCTCGCTCTATAACCCGTTTAATTACGTTACATTTTTGAGCATTGTCCAAACAATCTTTATAGGTTGACATCTTGTATAAATGTAAATAAAATCAATCAAATTTTAATATATATATATATTTTTATAAAGGTTACAGGTTATCAATATTATTAATATTAATTTTAGTATGATTAGATTAATCAAAAGTTTGCTTGTTTTGTGTCGTGTTGTTTGCAAAAATGTTGTCTGAAATCTTGCATTTTTACGCTAACATGCACATTCGATAACTTCTTCTACGTGCACACGTAATCGCTTGTAAACGTCAAAGTGCCAATTGTGCATAAATTCGTTGTCGTCCTTGCTTGCACGGTCCAAAATACATTCATTAGCGACATATTCAAAAATATCTTCATCCAACTTTTTCTTGTTCTCGGCGTACACTGTAGCAATAAACATTTGCAACACTTCGTCCCGACCCAACATGCCGATTAATTCTTGCTTACAGTGCTTCCAATAATTCGTGTTCGTAGGATATTCATAGTGATCAACTAATATATCACTCATGTTTGCACACATAGTATTTACTAGTTTTGTTGTCAGTTGCAAAGCAGAATTTTCAAGAGCAGGCAATTCAGTTATGACTCTATTGATACGTTCAATAACGGCAAGACCACCGTCGAGCATTGTGTTATTTGCGCGTTCTTTGTAAAACTCCATCAATAAAATCATTTTAAGATCGATTCGTTTCAAAGTAATTAATCTTTCAATTGTAGGTGTAACGTATATCGTGTTCGCCAAACCATCCAAATCGGTATTGCTGGGGATAACATTTTGCTCGATGAGCGCTTCGATAGCTTGGGTGATATTTTGACGTAAATCCATAACGTGTTGATTCGTTGCACTGTAACTACCTTATGACTGATGCACAATAATACAATTACATAACTTATATAGTGATGCCAATAATTCCGCAACCAAGTCGGCCGCCCGAGTTGCCGGTAGTTTTGCTCAGCGGATGATCTGTGAGGCCAAGATCGTCGCGATCCGAATGTACCACCAAACTCCTACCGACAATGCTATATTCGCCAAACAACGACATGACATTATCAATCTTGTCGATAGCGGTAAGCGAGTTGGACACTTTTGCTTCAATGTTGCCCAAATCACCGACGTGTCTCACCGCAGCGTTGGGCGCACCATGATTGCTACCCGTCGGATTAAAATGTTCTCCGGCCGAAGTACAGCCGTTGCTGATGTCGCCAAATTCGTGTACGTGAAAACCGTGCAGTCCTTTCGGCAAGTTCATAATGTACCCGGTGATGTGAAGTAAATGAGACGGACCGGCCTGTTCAAAGTAAATTTTTCCGTAAACATCGCCGTCGATGATGCATATGGCTTTCATTATGTAAAAGAGCGTCGCACGATTCAATGTCACCAGTCTTAGTTTAGCAGTACAACATGATTAACCACAACGAAAACAATAACGAAACAATCACAGTGAACGTGTCGCAAATGTTTTGTTGTTACACGTTGCGTTGCGTGCTTCTAGACGGACTGTCTTATTGTATCGCGTGTGCATCTTTGAGGGTAAACGAACTCGACCACGCAGACATTCGTTTCCAGCATCATACGCTAAACGAATTGTCGTCCAGGAACAGCACATTGATGCACGGCGTGTCCAACGAATGTAGCGTTTGCAGTAGAAAACTCGTGACAATCATTGACGCGTCTGACTGCCGAGATTGTTTGTTTATTATAGGTAGTTTATACGGTCGAGCAATTGACGGCGGTTTCGTTAACGTCGTTCGCGAAACGTTGGTGTAACACTGTTTTAAGATGACACATTATCATGTCGCCGACTACCATTTGGGGTATTATAGTGGTGATTATAGCACTTTTAATCGTGTGTTATTATGTGATGAAAGGTGTCAGTGAGTTAAACAGATTGCGGCCGAACACGTCGAGTTCATTGCTAGATTTAGTGTTTGAAAGAAACGGTATCGTGGATTGCACTAGTACGCGTTTGCCGTGCGTGACGGATCGTCAATGTGCCGACAATTGTGCCGTACAAAACGCCACCGGTGCTCTAGTCTGCGAAAATGGATTCTGCATGAACCGAGACGCTTCACTTACCGGCCGACCCAACGATTTCGAGTGCGACATTAGCCTGGGGTTAATAAAAGTATTTGTGGCCAGCGAGTTTGTTGTCGACAATCTGTGCATCAGCACGTATCGCGATATCGTAGACGACTTTGGCGAACCTCGACCGTATTTGTGCGGCGGTGGCGGAACGTTGGACCTCGATCTTGCCAACAGACAATTCAGCCTGGCCGATTGTACCTGTGCCGCGGGCTTTACAAAAATGATATTTAACCAGACCGCATTAGCGCGCACCATACCAGTGTGTATTCCTGATCGAGCCGCAAATGTGTACAGCAAGATCTACACTACGGTCGTGTAATAGCAACACAATGTTTGCGTATTTAGTGATTCGTCGTGCCTGCCTCTTTGTCGATTCCGCCCAACGTCAAGTACTATTTAATTTTGTGAATGATCACAAAAAGGAAGACGTTCAATTGTTGCTCGAGCGATTATTGATTGCATTCGACGTGTCGCTGGTGTACCGGGTGGTTGAGAACATCAAAGCCATTGTGTGGGCGTTGGTAAAGACTGTATATGCACACAATCCTAATGTGCTATCGTTGAATCGCCACAAGCCACATTTGCAGTACGCAAGTCAATTGGTTGGTAAAGTTAACCGTCCTCAACAGTTGTACAAGTTTGCGCGTGACCTGTACAAGCAGTATTGTGTTTACGAATTAGCGGAGGACAGTTTGTCTTGGTGCGACTTGATAAATGTGTTATGTAATTTAGACAATATATGTAATAATAAATAATGTTTATAATAAATAATGTTTATAATAAATTTAAGTTTGTATTTGTAATAAGAGAACCTCAATAATGAATGAAAACGAAGAAAAATCTGTACTAAAAATTTATAATGATTATCAAAGTGATTTGTTTGTTGCCACGCAAGAACTGTTTAACATTGAAACAATAACGAACGAAAAAGACAAAGCGACACGTTTAACGTCCACCATTAACACTTTACACGATTTACAACAAACTTTTAAAATAATGTTTCTCAAGTTAAAAGACATTAAAGAAATACAGATTAAAAGAGATCATGATTACCTAATAAATTGTGCAGAAAGCGATATTGAAGTTATTAGGAAATTTCTAATAATATTAAACAATAAACGAGCCACAATACGCATTGAAAATGTAGCAACTATTGCACAGCCCGATCTAATCAAAGAGTATAATGTGCTCGAGTTATTCAGGCAATGGGGCGATCAGTTGAATGAGTTAGAGTTTAAAAATGTCTCGTATGAAAAAGAATTGCAATATTTGCTCGTCATGGATCAGTTTCAAATAAAATTAAAAAACAAAATATATTTAGATCGCATTGAATGTGCCGCTCTCATAGTACAAGCTTTGATTAGACGCCAAATAAGACATATAGATTTCACCGAAATTGTTAATTATTCAGACGAAGATACAAAACAAAAACTGTCATGTATTTTGCACTACATACTGAATGTGTGCGAAATGATGCAAAACAAAGATGTAACTCTCATTAGTGTTCCCATCACAATAAAACATAATATTATCGACAAATCATTAATCACAATAGCAAAAAATTTCAAGCGCATTAACACAAAAGACATTATAGTCGAAAAGTTTGTGCAATATCATAGGTATCGCTCTAATCCCGAGGCAAAATCTAACGAATACTCGATTTTGTTTGTCGACGGTAAAGTGGGCAACAGTGTCTATGGCGACAGATTTAACTACGAAAGCATTGTGTTCATGCGTTGTCCCGAAATGTATGTGCTACCAAAATTTATCAATCACCAGCTCGGCAATATGGAATCGTATACGGTGCTCGACATTAAACAGTACAATGTGCTAACTTCGACAATTAAAGGCGCTCAACGAGCATTGGACGCGCCGTCGTACAAAACGTTAACATTGCACAATTTTATTATGCATAACGGCTACGCAAACGAATTGCCACGGTTGGACAATGAAATTTCAAAATTGTATTCGGGCGTTTATTTTGAGCAGTTAACATTGCAAAACAACGAACAAGCCATCTTTAAAAATATATCATTTATGATAAAGGGCAATAAAGAATTTCAATTTCTTATAGACGCGCTAGTGTGTTTGCATTTAGAGGGTCGATATGAATTCTGCTCGACCAACGAAGAAGAAATGCTTAGTTTAAAATACGCCATTAAATTTCTGGAAACATACACTATATCAGAGTTGTACAATAAACTGTCCAATTACGATATGCATGTGTCGGCCGCCGTAAACCTGAACAAAACTTTGCCGTTGTACAATGAGTAATAGTAAGTGAGCGCGTGCAGTCATGGAATCAATTAACATTGACGATTTCGCGCGGCAGTTGATCGCCGACAAGTGCAGCGCACTCATAGAAATGCACGACATGTTACCACAAAATAATATGCAAATACTGCGCACCGTTCGTGACGAATATTTCAAAAATCCCAACGCAAAAAATTATGAAAACATTAAAAAACTATTTAGTCAAACTAAATATTTTGACGATTCCATCGACTACAAGGATTTCAGTAGGCGCGTTCTACATATTGCAATTAAATTCGGTCTCAACAAAGGCAAAGAACATTTCAAAGAGTACCGAGCCATTCTCGAGGTGGCCATAAAGCGTCTAGACGCAATCAATCCCGATTTACGTAGTTCAAAGCGCGCTCTACTTCAACATTACAACGAATGTTTTGAGAATCTCGATAGTCCCAAGAATGACGAGCATCATTTAATTACTTTTGCCAAAGAGATTGCTACGAAAATTTTTGTAGAAACTATTGATTTGTACAGCCACAACAATAAAAGTCCTTTAGAATTTGCCACCGGCCAGTCGGAACAAAAAACTCCAGCTCTCACGCCGCTTCTGTCTGCTGCCATCAAGAATAGAAAGCGTAAACATCAAAACGTAGAATACAAAGTGGCCACACCATTGTTTCAATTGTAATAAAAAAAAAATTATTGTAATTTACAAATATTTTATTTAATCAAAAAACTCATGATCATACACAAATTTCATACCACAAGCTTTAGCAAAATCAGAGTCGTTTTTGCACGTACCGCAAACATTGTCACCGCAAAAAAACGATTCGGCAACATTAATATTTGGCTGGCGCGTCAGCAAGTACTGCATAGCGCCAGAGCACGGTTTTCTATATTTATCGGCTTTGGTCGCCGCCATCACTATCATTGGAATCGACAGCAGCTCACACACCGACTCGATTCGCGTACGCATGTCTTTTTCGCTCAACTTGCCCGTCGACACTCCCAACTGGTTAGTAATAATGACAATCGTGTACTCGTCCATAAGCAACTGCAGCAGCATGTGTCCAACGTTGGCGTATTTCCATTGCCAATCGTGCGCGTCGATCGGATAGATGTTACCGCTTTTGGTTTCAATTAACGTTCCGTCCAAATCGAACGCGGCAATTTTGGGTTTAACAATGGGCAAACGACGTTCGTACACGTACAGCGAATCGTCTACAACATGCCATTTGTTAATCAACGACATGATGTAACGTTCAATTTCTTGTTGTTGCTCACCAATGTTGCCGGAACAATCGATATCATACTCGTCGGCACCGACGACTTTGGCGAACACACCAAATCGTGCGTTCTGTTCCGTAACATATGTTTCATCGACACGATCGATTCCGTTGTTGCGTCTGCGCATCATACGAACAATCTGCGATTCAGTATGTGGTTTGATGCGGATCACTAGGCATTTCCAGTGTTGCATGAAGCCCATGTCGACACATTGACGCATAATTGTTTCCGTATCTTCAAGGCTAATGTTTTTGTTGGCCGTTTCGTAAACTAACGCTTCCATAGGGTGACGATCGAACACATGAACCCCACAATTAATGCCGTTCAGCCTCTCGTATTGTTTGAAACGGTGCGCTGCATACAACAGACTGCCGACACGATGGTCAAATTGATATTTGTCATGTAGCTCTTTGTAATCTGTAAAATGTACTGTAATGCCTTCGCATTTCCCCAGTTTTTGAAGAATGGTAGTTTTCGTAGTGCAGGCAACGCCGCCGAGCGCGAGATTATACGACATTTTGCAAAGTTGGCTGTTTACTGATGTGATCCTATTGTTTTAGTTGCATTTTATACACAAAGATAGTTAATTTTATCTCTGACGACAACAATTCGTACACTATAGTTAACACAAACTTGTGTTTAATAAATCATTTTGTTACAAGCAAACATTAATACAATAATAATGAACTTGGATTTGCAAAAACATATTTTTTAAAAGCAAACATTGTTACGATCTTGGCACGGCTAAGATCAATTATTGCAATCGATATTCGCAAATTAAAAGCGTCAATCGATCATTGCCGTGCCAAGTTTGTTTAAATTACGTCATTCCTTCGAAATTTGATTTCGTGAATCATGTTGTTTTAAAGCAAAGATCATTTAAATTACGTCATGCTACAAAGTTGGATTTGGCGAAACATGTTTTTTGAAAGCAAACATTGATTAGACATAGTAACAGATTTAATCAAAGTTGGATTTGGCGAAACATGTTTTTTGAAAGCAAACATTGATTAGACATAGTAACAGATTTAATCAAAATTGGATTTAGTAAAACATAATTTAGTAAAGCAAAGTTCGGTTAAACAAACAACTTACGTCATTTTTAACGATGTTGGATTTGGCTAAACATGTTTTTTGAAAGCAAACATTGATTAGAGGTAATAACACGTCATTTTATCAAAGTTGGATTTGGCCCATCATGTTTTTCAAAAGCAAACATTGATTTGATTTAATAACAGATTTAATGGATGTTGGATTTCGTGTATCATGTTTTTTTAAAGCAAAGATCGATTAAACTTAGTAACAAACAAATTACGTCATTGCATTAAAGTTGGATTTGGCGAAACATGTTTTGTAAAAGCAAAGATCGATTTAATTTAAAAACAACTTACGTCATTGCATTGAAGTTGGATTTGGCGAAACATGTTTTACAAAAGCAAAGATCGATTTAATTTAGTAACAAACAACCTACGTAATGCTTCGAAGTTGGATTTCGTGCATCATGTTTTTTGAAAGCAAGAATTGATTAAACTTAGTAACAAACAACTTACGTCATTTTAACAATGTTGGATTTCGTGCATCATGTTTTACAAAAGCAAAGATCGATTAAACTTAGTAACAAACAACTTACGTCATTCTTTATCGAAGTTGGATTTGGCGAAACATAATTATGCAAAGCAAAGATTGTTAATTTCTTACGCAATAAAAACATAATGTTGCATCATTATTGTGTTTGTCATCTTATCGATGTTGGATTTGGCGAAACATCTTTTTTAAAAGCAAAGTTCATAGTAGGTTAATAACAATTTGCGTCATTTAATCAATGTTTGATTTTGACAATTATGTTTTTTAAAAGCAAAGATCAATTAGATTTAATAACAAATTAATATGAAGTTGGATTTGGCGGAACATGTTTTTGAAAAGCAAACTTCGTTAAATTTAATGTTGCAATAAAAGCAAATTGTTGCATCACTTTATACAACAAAATTGGATTTCAAAGACTATGTTTTTCAAAAGCAAACTTCAATTTAACAAACAATTTACATATTACAATGAAGTTGGTTTTTGTAAATGATGTTTTTTGAAAGCAGAGTTCGGTGTAGGTTAGTAGAGTTTAATGAAACCTAATAAATAGTTAAACAGTAAAGAGTGTTTGACATTTCATGTATAAGCACAGTCAACAAACCAAGTATACTTTAAAATGGCTAACAAATTATTAATCAATCAGTTTGCAGACGACAAAGCCTATCAATACATAGATTATGTACGTCCCGATTTGGAGTCGTTGCTACAATTGCGCACCGAAATAGAAAAAGACATTACTGCAAGTCATTTGTTACAATTTGATTGCTCCGACATTGAACGATTGCTGGGCGTGATTATGAATCGAATTGTATACACGCATTTGCGTAACGAAACAATCAATATTAACGATGAACCTTTCAGTGTTTATTTTGCGTTGTGCCTGAATTGCGAGAAAACTTCGTTGCAAAATATGGATGGTGTCAACGTTAACAGCGTGTGTAATTACATATGTGCTAATTGCGGTTGGTGTTTAGCAGTTGTCGACCCCTACGAAGTGCTGGACGAGGAAGAAGCCAACGCAGAATTTGAATATATAAACACAATTAACAATAGCGTCAGTCGTTTCAATCATATAATAAACAATGTTGACTAGGTAAACAATCGTTTTATTTTGAAGAATTCTGTTTTTGTTACATTAAAATTGATTTTTGCCATGGCCGGACGTGTTATTAAATTTAAAAAATCAGTAGAAGCTTTTGTGCCGCAAATGGCAACGGCGGGTTCGGCGGGTTACGATTTGCGCACGCCCGTCGATTTTGTCATCAAGGCTCGCGACAAGCACATCGTCGACATCGGTGTCGCCATCGAGCTACCCTACGACACGTACGCTCAAGTGAAAAGTCGGTCTGGATTGGCGTTTCATCATCAAATCGTCGTTGGTGCTGGAGTGATCGATAATGATTATCGGGGCACGATCAATGTGTTGCTGTTCAATCACGGCAAAAAGAGTCGAACGTTTAAGCGCGGCGACAAAATTGCACAAATGATTGTGCACCAGTACTGCAAGTTGCCGCTGATCGAAACTAACCAATTGTCGACGACGCAGCGCGACACTAACGGCTTCGGATCCACCGGCAGATGATGACACAAGCGATTACATACTTGAACGCTACAAACGCATACTGTATCTAATTGTTTATTTAAACAAATAAATTATTTAAATAAAATAATTTTATTTTAATTTTTGAAATGGCCGTTGTAAAAGTTAATTTTGGTAATCAAGAATTTGAAGTTGTGAGTGTCAAAGATTGTAATAATCAATTGTGGTTGCTTGCAAATCCTTTTGCAAGAATTTTGCAGTATGCAAATTCAAGAAACGCAATTGCTAAATTTGTGAGTGTAAACAATCAATTACAATTACATGATTTGAAAGCGCCTCGAATCGAAGCGCTTGCATCATCAATACATCCACAATCAAAATTTATTAATCGTGCAGGATTGTTTGAGTTGATTCAGGGGTCAAAAATGCCAAAAGCTAAAGAATTTCGCAATTGGGTTAACTCTGATTTGTTAATAAAGTTGTCTGATACAGGCGAATATCGTATGCAAACCGATGCGCCCACTTCTGCTTCTGAAGCAATGAACGTGATACATAAAATTTGTAACAACGGTCAAGAACCTTCTTGGCGAGAAGAACTCAATGAATTCAAACATATTATCAATACAAAAGACAATAAAATTAATGAGTTGACAGTGTCGCTCACCGAAGCTAATGAGGCATTGATATCGCTTTCGCAAAACTTGTCATCAGCGTTAAATATGGTTAACGAGGCACGTCAAGACATGACTCAATTAGCCAATCGCGTGGTAGACGTTGCTCAAGACGTGGTAGTTAAACCCGCCGATCCCCAGCTACGGCATTCTTTAGCCGTGTGTGATCTGGGTAACGACCAGTTCGCTTTTATTCGACCTCAAAAACGAAGTTTAAAGCGCAGTCTAGATCGTTTGCTTGTCGACGAGCAAAACATTGTGTTCCACAGTGATTATGTACCGAATGCAATGAATGTGCTAAACAAAGTTAAAGAGGCTATACCGAAGGAAAAATTTACTGCTCGTCACAATAAAATAAAACTTTTAAACAATTTTAGTAGGGATGAGCTAGTGGATGTGGTGTCGTCGGCGTTGAAACAGCGACAATTGGCGTTATTAAACGATAAAACTTACAAATAATTATAGATTATATTTTAAGGTTAAGGGTAATCGATAATGTTTGCGTATGTAACTTTGGTTATGCTCGGCGACGAGTATGTGGAAGGCGCAAAGGTTTTAGCAAAAAGTATATTGTACACGGGTACAAAACGCGATTTGGTATGCATGGTGACGCCTGATGTCAGCGAAGAGGCGCGCAACGAACTTGCCAAACTGTACACGCATGTCGTTGTCGTAGACTATATTTACTACGAATGTCCTCCAATGCTAACGAAACGGCAAAACGAAGTATACGGAAAATGGATTTCGTACGCTTTTACGAAATGGCAGTGTCTGACGCTATTGCAATACAAGAAAATACTGTATTTGGACGCTGATCATCTCGTGGTTAAAAACATTGAACATTTGTTTCATCTAAAAGCACCGGCGCTGTGCTTCACCGACGACAACAACAGTTACTACGAAAAGTTAATGTTCGGTGACGTCGTGTCGTTCAACAATTTGGCCGGATTTATGCGTTACAACAAAATTTTGTGCAAGGGTGGTACAGTATTGTTCGAGCCAAGCTTGCAGCTTTATTACACAATTCTCGAACTATTACGACCGACAAATAATTGTTTAGTGAAATGTTACTATCACAATGGTTTCGACGAACAAGTGCTGTTGCAGGCGTTTATTGAGATGCGCATGAACGTTACCCAGCTATCGTTGTTGTACACGTGGAACGCCGGCGCTTATCACCGATTGCGCAAAGGCGGCGGTAATCCGTACGTAATCAATTATTACGGAGACGCAAAGCCTTGGCACTTGTCTAAATTGCGCAACATTGAGTATACAGACGTGTATATTTGGAAATGGTTTCAAGATTCTAATATTGGCACGGAGTGTGTATAAAACCCGTAGTTACAGGATTGTAACGTTAGTGAAACTTGAGCAATTCACGTTAACATGTCACCGAATAAAACTTATCACATATTGGAGCCCGATACGTTTATGAAAATGCGTGGCGATCTGGCGTTCGATCTTTTCGATGACATTAACAAGAGTGTTTTTAATGACAAACTGCGCGATGTGGAGATTGTGTGGTCGAACCGGTTGCGTCGCGTCGCCGGCCGTTGGGAGAAAAAAAAGAACAACACACCGTGCAAAATTGTGCTGTCGAGCGTTATGCTGACGGACAAATCGCGCCTCGTCGACACGTTAGCGCACGAAATGTGTCACGTGGCCGTGTACATAATTGACAACAAAGCCAGCGTAGCTCACAACGAAAATTGGCTGTACTGGGTACGAAAAGTGATTCGGGAATATGAAAATATTGACATTAAACGCCAACACTGCTACACCATTGACACCGACGCGTGCTACGTGTGCTCAGATTGTAATCATATGCACAGATTAACTGAAGACCTAAATTTTAAACTATGTAAATGTATGTGTGGAGGTGTTTTGTTATGTACCAATAAAAAAGATTAAATATATAATTTGTCAGTTTTTATTATAAATACCAAATATAAATAACAATTATTACACATTTGTGATGTGATAAGAAGGCATTATAACTTTGATACAATAGCAGTAGTTAGAATGTGGTTGTACATTTTTATTGTTGTGGCGTTTATAATATTTGTTTTAATTTTAATATGGCAAACCGATGTGTTTTTAGCTACAAACGCTATAAATCCGTTAATCATAAACGTAGATTTGGCCGATGACAGTAATTACAAAAATGACTTGGCAGTTTTTGAAAAATACTATCTGGACACGTTACAAACCAAGTTTTTGCAAAAAGCCGAAAAAGTAGCGCACGCCACTCGGCAGTTTAGCGATGACGGTAACATTTTTGTCAACATGAACACGTGGTCGAGCGCCGTTGACTTTGGCATTGTTTTGCACACTCTGATAGGATACGGTGTTAGATTTAACAATCGCAACGACGAATTGTACGAAAACGAAGAGCTAGCGTATCGTTTGTACGAGGCAATGCATTTGATTTACGAACACCTTCCGATTCCGGCGCCAACTCATTCGGCTCCATGGGGCGATCGTACCGATTGGTATCACTTTAGCATCACCATGCCCGAATGTTTCCAAAACACATGTATAGTTTTGCGCAATCACTATGATTTGCGCGAATTAACAGAATCGCTGCTGCATTATTATTTGCCGTTGCCGACACTTTCGATGGGTTGGTGGCGTACGGCCGGCAACGCCATGCGCATGTGTTTGCCATATTGTTACGGACAATTGTTGCGCGGCTATACGTTTGCCGAGATTGGTGAGGAAACGCAGGTACAATATGTATTAGACTTGATCAAGTTTCCCCTTGTAAAATCCGGCAACGGTATTCATTACGATTACGCGTATTTCGACCACACTGATGTGCGCGCATACGGTTATCTAGTCAATAGTTACTTTACGTTTAGTTATTATAACTTTTTGTTTGGCGAAGAAACGGTGAACATGCAAAACGTATACAATTCATTATCGCTCATCGGCAGTAATCAAGGAATAGTGAATCCGGCACTCTTGTCGCGCAACGGTTCCAATTATTCTGCGGTCCTGGCACATTTGATAGAATTTGTCGACGGTGTCTTTAGCGGCGACTTTAGTAAAATTTTAACTGTGCGCAACAATCGTTACTTTGGTTCGGTTGTCGGTCAGTCGCCGGACATTGCCTATTACGAGGCGGATCCTAATAACAGTTTGCATGCACCGCTATGGGCCATGACTCGGCGCATCTGGTCAAACACGGGCCGTGTTCTTTCATACCGATCGGTCGGCTTGGAATCTGGCATTTTGCTCACGACGAATCTCAACGGAGTGGTTAACGTCCCAACGACGGGCCCTAGTACGAGCAGTTTCCATCCAACGCTAGCGTATACGGCTTTGGCCGCTACAGAAAACGCAGGCGTGATGGCAATGCACGTGCGGTTCGCGGAGTTGAATCTCGAATTTCATAGTTATACACTTTATCATCGCTACGGCATGTTTCATTTGTACGATAAAATTAGGACGTTGCGCCACATCACAAACAACGCGCGATGCGTCGTGCTGGTGCGCGACAACAATAATGAATCTCGCTGGACGTCGGCTTCGAATCTCATCAGTGCCAACGGCATTACTGCCAAGCATCATAACATTATTAACAATAGTAGTCTTTCAAACTTCGATGTGCGCACATTTGACGCGTTAAATTTACAAACGGCCGAACAGATTATCAGCGCAGAGTTGATGAACCGTGGCGGAGGTGTTACTTGTTTCAGTTTGTTAGCGCAGGACGTAGCGGGCAACGACAATACTACTATAACCCGTATACCCGAAAGTAATATACTAGTAATTGCCACCAATTCAAACAGTATTCAATGTGTTATAGATTTTCCCGTGGTGGTGTTAAAGGACGAGGAAACTCGCCAGATTACCATTAACGACGCCACCAACATTTCGCGCAATCTCCATCAATTGTCAATCGACAAGATCGTTAACGTGCTGTCGGTGGTGTCGTTGTCCGTCGACAGTTTGATTCTGCCCGCGAACATAACTCGTTCCGCCAACAGTTTTTACTTGCAAAACGATCACGGCAATCAATTCAAGTTTATGTATTAGATTGTTGAGGGAACGGCGGCTATGGCTATGGGTTTATTTAAATCTATTACGCGAGCGGGTTCGCGTGCTCTCAAGTCCAAATTAGACACATAAGTTTTTTGTCTTTCCCTTTTCCGAGCTTCAACTATTTCAACGGATTTATTAATGTTTAGCATGAGCACAATAAACATGATGACTACAATAAACACCACTACACAACATATTACAAGTAAAAAGTCACGCAGAAAGGCTTGATTTCGTGTTACGATTTGTTCAAGTTGATCGTGATTAAGCACGGACACGGTGTTCGTCCGATTGTTTCGTCTCATTGCAGTGTCTTAAAAAAAGTAATTGTACCGAGCCGCTGACACGATGAGATTGTCGATGCGTGTCGCCTCGTACAACTTGTCGCGCATCGTGTTCAAATGGTACGGAGTGTTAACGTCGGCATAATCGAACGAAACTGGATTGTCCTCGACCATATTGTTGGGCACGGCACCGAAAGACGTGATGGCCAAACTGTCGTTTTTACAGTACAATCGAACGTTGCGTTTGCGGTCAATGCTGTTTAGCTTGATGATAATCTCGGGTACAATCTGGTATGGCAGCACGAGCATTTGGAACATATTAATAAAAGTAACGACTGTTTGCGACGAATCGGGAATGAGCAGCAGTTGTTGGGCTCGTTTTATAAAATTTAAGTTGGGTATGTTGAGATACGGACAATGGACGTTTGTGTCGCCTTTGATCAGTCTACGAACGAGTTCATTTTTTAGTTCAATGTATATATCTTGCACGTCTGCGTCGGACATTTCAAAAGCAAATTTTGCTGGTATTTTTCTGTACTCCAATATGGTGAGGATGCGTTTGACGTTTAATTGACGAATTTTTCGCGGAGTTTCGCGTAAAAAACATATTAGAAAATTGTTTTTACTGTCATCGGTGAGTGTGTTAAAGTGATCGAGGGGAGATTCGCCTGCGATTGGAATGTAATCGCGTAAGGTTCTTGTCAAATATTGAATGGGACAAACTGGATTGTTAGAGTCGACCACCATAGTTTTACAATAGAACAAACTGTCCGTTAACATCATGCTGAACACTAATGTATTGCCCGCGCCAATTTCGACAATGGGATAAATGGGATTCCAATAGACAATACTAAAATTAGGATTTTTTTTGGGACTATGACTCTCGAGCCCTTCATTGTAATCTTGTCGCTGCACCGATATGTAATCAAAATTTTTAAAGTATGTCGTGTTGACAAACTTGACATCTTCTTCTGTGGGCACGTACACGATCAGTTTGCGAACTAACGCTCCGCCCACATCATGCTGCGCTTCGACGCGATCGTAGGGAAACGCAAAAAAACGGTCACTAATGTATACCGCAATGTTAAACGAGCATGTCATTTTTTAAGCTGTGCACTTTTACTACGCTTAATAGAGGCTCGGGTATGTAATTGTATTGATAATACAGCAACTCTTTTAACTGAAATTTATTTAGTCTTAGTGTTAACAATACTACGGTGCACACTATAAAAATTACAACCAACAGTGTAGCATAGATAATCATGCTAGAATGTCAGAGTACGATGCCACCATCAGTTTGACCACGTTGTCTACCGGTCCCACGTAGACACGATTTGAGACTTGATAATTTATAGAGTTGTATTTTTTTTGCACTATACTGTCGTATACGTACAGTACATTCATAATCTTTTGATTGGGAAACGATGTGGTCGGTAGATTGACTAATTTGCTGGCAAACTGTCGATAGAACCATAGAAAGTTGTATCTTATCATGAAGAGGGCAACACGATCGGGATCGTCGATCACGCCCTGCAATTGTTTGCGAAGTGCGTCAAAGTTGCGAGCGTTATTCACAAAATAATTGGATGACTTTACAATAAACCATATCATTTTGCTAGTTTCATTTTCGCCAGTGCCGTACATTGTTAGCGGTTCTAGTAATTTGTAAAAATAGATTGTGTTTGTTAATATGGTCAAATTTAACTTTTTTATTTTGTTTATTGTGCTGTTGTAGTTTGAGATGGTTATTAAATTTGTACCGAATCCCTCACTGGGACACGTCAACATTGATGCTCCAATAGTTGTAGGCATCACGGCAAGCAAATGTACTAACAACGGCGGCATTATAACTGTATTTTTGTGTAGCTGTTTAACATTGGCGATGAACGTTTCGTTAGCGGACAATGTTGGTGCAATGTCTGCCGCTGTGGCGCGACGTTTGGCAACATTTGCTCTTCTAAGTCGTCTAGTGTTTGAGTCGTCGGTGATTGTTTGCTCTTCGTCCGTAGACAAATCGGCCGAACGATCAATTTGCCGCTTTTTTGAAAAATTAATTAGTTTATATTTGTTTAGTAGTAATTTTATTAGCTCATTGTCTAAATTTTTATATTCGGCAGCGTCAATGTTCAAATAGGTTTCGTAGGCTTTTTTATTGGTTACTTTATCGAGTATCGACACTACTGCCGCTCTGATTGTAGGCGGTAGTGTATCCAATAATTGGGAGTTTGCCTGCACCAACTTTGCGTAATAGTTTACGTCAATGTCAACACATTCGACCACTCCACCATTTTTCTTGTATAACTCGACAAATTCACTAATTTGCGTGTATAGAGTACAATCAATGTTGTCTAATACTAATTTTTGTTTGTAAAGATCTGCCAACGATGAGGTTGGATTCTCTAATAGCTGTTTTAAGTCCTGTAATGTATGTTTAGAAATCGATTGCAATGAAGTATTTTCGAGCAAATCACTGACTATTCTATATAAATCTTCAGTGGGGGCAACCTGTACAAAAGGCATTTGTGCTTCGTTATTGTTAATTTCAATTAAAGGCATTAGGGTGTCGTTATCGATTGGTGTTTCTACCAAAGCTACTGAAGTTTCATCATTTTGTGGTGGTTCTATTTGAATTTGGTATGATTGCGATGGGCCGGCGACAGATTGTGACATATCAGACGTTGGTTCTTTATTAAACATTATTCGGTCGAGGCTGGCCACGACTGAATCTATTAGGCTTCTAGCGTAGACATAATCGTTTTGACTATCGCTTGTTTTAATGTTTTGCGTTATAAATTCAATTGAATCGACATCGTCGGGATACCGGTTTAACAGGTATTTTTTTAGATAGAGAGCGTATGATCTTTTAATATGATAACTGTTTCGTGTAATATCTTTTAGAATAGCCATTATTTAATATAAGTGACTAAATATATAATGAGCACAATGACTGTAGTCGAGTACACGTTGCGTTTCAACAAGTTTGATACTTTTCAAAATGTCAACTTTAGAGTTAACCTCACTGTAGACGAAATTGATTCTCTGGCATTCTTATACTCCAAATACTATAATCAGAGCGATAATGTAAACATAAAAGGTCTCACATTTTTCAATGAGTTTAACAAATGCGTCGATTTTGTAAAACGCAATTTTGAGAGCAAACAAGACAACAGCGATGTAAAGAAAATATTTTATGTTTTTTTGAAAGACGAATTTATGGGGCAAGTGCCCAAGTTTCGTACAATCATGCAGTATTTACAAAAGTACTATAAGCCAACACCTACGCCTTCTATACCAGAGCTGAGTGCGCACTGTAACGAATGCTCAGTGAACACAATCAAATGTTTGAAATGCAAAATCAACTATTTGTCGGCCAGCATCAGTACTTTTGACTCCAGCATTCAAGACGGCTGGGATATTTTCTTGCGACCAATGTTCGGTTTGCCTTTAATTTTGTTTGTGCTTTTAAAAACTGAATTTGTCGAAGATGGCATGTTTAATGCCGACGACCTAATCACAAATTCGTTTGCGCAATTCTTTTATAATTTATTGTGCGACAAAGCGGCTACTAATTTTGTCGATCACAAGGCTTGTTTGCCCCTAATCAAAGAATGTCGACGCGTGACTGTAGCGCTTCGCGATCCAGAACTCGAACGATTGCTTTGCATGTTGCGCAGCAACAGTTCGTGCGATTCCAAACTGTTTACACCCTTTAAACAATTTATAATAGAGCTAGCGCGTAAAACCAAGATAAAAGCACTGAAAGTAAATAAAATTGCGGCAGTGGTGTTTACTAGTTTCTTTTTAAGACAATACCTTGAAGCAGCACCAAATAAAACAAAAAGTGCTGCCGAATTAGAGGTGCGAAACGTGTGTCGTTTCATTTTGAACAAATACAATGATGAACAATTGGAAACATTTATGGTCAAACTGGCCAATATCAAAGCTGATCTGTTTCGTGAAACTATGCAACAGTATATTGTCTCTGAAAGTTTTATAAGACATTTGGTGTTACAATATAATCTCGACGAAGAACTGTGTATGCTATTGAACGAAAATGGCGAGCCATGATGGACCACGACCGCCGCGGCAACGACGTGAGAGTAGCGAACCTAGCATTTACGCAGACGACTTGCTGCGCAGTCTAAACTCGAACAATACCGTGGCAGATTTAATATTAAACGATGAAACCGAAAGAAAGCGTTATTCGTTAGAGAAAATTAGTCATCATTCTGGCATAGCTAAAACAATTTTAGAGGCTACCGAAGACGACGATTCATTCCGGCTCGGGTCGATCACTTCGATCAACGCGCTCAAATTAATGTCTGACATATTCGATAATAAAATTGTTATTTTCAATCAATAAGTGAATATCAGTGTACTGTGTCAAAATGAGTTCTGTTATGCTATTTTTGGAGATTGAAAGGATTAAAAATAAAGTTGATCCCAACATGAATTGGACAATTTGGACTAAATTTTTTCCTTTACTCGCCGATCCCGACGGTTCGATTAGTTTGACTTATGAAGAATTTCAAATGTTTTTAGTTAGTGTGGCAGAAATGTCCAGAGTTGCACAATCCGAGGACAATGCCGCGTTGGCGAGTGCACACAGCGCACCAAACATGCCCATTGCGCCAGCGTCGACAACGACCGCGCCGCGACCATTATTAAATATTTTTTCGCAAACGCCTAGTCGCAATAATGAAAATTCCGCCAACGCTGTAATGTTCCGAAAAAACTGTCAAAAGTTACTGAAACACTACACCTTGAGCAACACGTCAACGTCAGATTTCAAAGTGTCCGATATTGTGTCGTGCATGATTTATTTGGCCAAAGCGCCCAGGTACAAACCGTTGTATGCTCTGTTAGAAACGTCGATGAACGACGATTACGAATGTACTCCCAACTATACGGCGGATCAAATGCATCATTTGATCGATCTACTCAAATCGTTGTTGGATTTGCCAACTTCATTAATAGATTTTGGCAACATTAAACTGCTCAAGAGCACATTTAATAAAGCAATGAACTATCCAATTTCACGATTTGCACGCATCATGATGCTGCCAACGGCCACTTTGGCGCGCGACAAACAATGCACCATCGAAGAGCTTATCTTGGAGCGAGGCAACGAAATTAGCAAAATTGAGCCCGAACAATGCATTAATGCTGGCGAAGGCGGCACAAAAATACCGTACTGTGATGACGAACATTTCATCAACGATTTGCTCAAGCTGATCGACGATTTTAGCCTACACCGTATGTTCTATAATGCTGCAAATTCAATATTTTACACCACAATGGAAAATTATGCTGTGGCCAATTGCAAGTTTGACGTTAACGATTATAACAATATATTTAGAGTGATGGACAATTTGCGCGAGTACGATACAAAGTGCGGCCTGGTCGTCAAACGTGCCGAAACATCGGATTCGTTAAACATATTCTTGGGCAACGCGTCCGGCAGCAAACGTAAAAAATACTAATTCGGAATTTATAAGGTAGAAATATAAAAACTTGTGCGGTCAAAGCTTTATTGGAAAAATGGTGTATCGCCGATCGAGTAGCAGTGGCAGGAGAAGGCGTCGCAGCAGCAGCAGCGGACGTCGCAGGAGCAGCGGTGGTTACAGACGTCGCAGCAGCAGCGGACGCAGACGTTCAAGCGGAGGTCGTAGGCGTTCCAGTGGATACCGTCGTCGTCCGGGCAGGCCTCGTGGCAGGCGTAATTCTCGCAGGGGCTCTTCGAATCCGTACGGTTACAGAAAGCGGAATTACTAGTCGCCCAGTTTGCTACAACGCTGACAGTACCTGATGAATGAAACGGCTTCGTCGCCTGCGCGCATTTGTTTCTCCATTGTGACAAACTGATGGGCACACTCTTTCAATGACATACCATTCACCGGTGGCAAACCTAATGTATAACATAATTCGTTTAAATAAATAATGTCGTCTGTTAAAATGGTTCTTTTTTTTAACTTGCGTTTTTTTTTCATGTTTTTGCTATTAGTTTCGGCAATTTTTTTCTTCAACAACAAACTTTTCCAGTTTATCGAGTACTTAAACAAAATATAATCGATGGGCTCCTTTTTAAGTTTGGGCGGCTTGCTGTCGAATTTTTTACATTTAATTGTTTTGACGTACTCTTTGATCTGATTTAAACGTCTCACTAAAAGTTCGCAAGGACATTTTTCCGGCAAGCGTTCCCTGCGAATGTACTCAAATATCTCAGCGTACAATTTAAAATCGTTGATGGTGTTTACGAATAGTTTATGTACACACTCCTCGGACAAACGAATCTGCTTTCGTTCGCGCTCAACATTGCTTACGGCCGGTATATAAGCGTACAACGAATGAAATAGGTGTCCAGTGTTGACAAAGTTGAATGTTTTATTTTTTACATTGGCCGCGTAGTTGTTAACAAGAAAATCAATAAGCTCTTTGTATGATTCGTTATCGCGAAATTCCTTGAAAATCACAAAAAGGTCGTAACAATCATGGCGTGGACGTTCTTGCAAAGGCGCGACGCCTTTTTCCTCCGCCGTCATGTGCTTGTGCTGGCCGACAGTGCTCACCTGCTTCGCATTAGTTTTCGTCATTTGAAAATGTTTGAGTTTGTCGTGTTTGCGTTCAGCAAAAGGCAACAAATAGACGAAAGCGAATACAAAATTCAACTCGTCAAATGCAACGACAACATGATAGACATTCGAAAAAACTTGAAACTAGCGTTCAGGACGTCTGCCCTGGGACACGTGTACGTCATTAATGAAAAGATGCCTATGTACGCATTCCTAAAAGAATGGTACGTTCAAAACTACCTGGAAGTGTATCAGATGCACTACGACAAATTTGTGTGGGAGATACCGCACGTCGTAGTGTTCGATCTCGATAACACACTGATTAGCGACGAAGATCGAGTTCGCATTCGCACGCCAAATGTTTACGAAAGTCTGTATGATTTAAAACAAAAAGGTTGTGTTCTTGTATTGTGGTCGTACGGAAACCGAGAGCATGTGACACACTCTATGAACTTGACAAACTTAAATGATATTTTTGACGTTACCATATGCGGCGGACAACGACTCGGCCGCGGCGCGAGCAGTCGCGTTATAGTAGACAACAAATCCAAGATGGTGTTTGTGGAAAAACCGTTTTACTTGGACATTGACTTACAGACAGACCGTTTGCCCAAGTCGCCACGTGTGGTGTTATGGTATTTGCGCAAGATTGGCATCAACTACATCAAAACTATAACACTCGTCGACGATCTTAAAGATAACGACTACGCATACGACTATTTCGTGAACGTGACTCGCTGTTTCGAGCCCACCAACGATTGGGACAAATATCATAATGTTATAGTTGATAATATAGTGCAGTATGAATTGGAATTTATGTAATAAATTGTATAATTGTGAAATAAGATATTAATAACGCTATGTCTAATTTAACTATTCCTATTCCGGTTCTCAAAGCACCGAGTTATATAAATTCTGGCAATTCATATTATGCTTTGCACCATTACAAAGAGCCTATACCGTTTTTAATTAAATCTGGAAGTGTAGTGAAATTGAGCACTAATCATCAGTGTACAATATTAGTTTACAACAACAATAGATTGACGGAAAGAACTATAGAAAATATGAACAGCAATACAACATTAAACATTGAAGTGGATAGCGTAGTGTTTATTAACAACATGATAGTCAGCAATCCAGATGACAAGTATCGTGTCACATACTCTATAGACGGTGATCACGAACCTTTGACACGTATCAACATGGGTAATAATGAGTATAGCGACGGTGTTGACGAAACCTTGAGTTATGTCTTTGTGGAAGGTAAATGGATTCAATTGTTGGTACCGCAAACCGATTTAAAACATTTAAACGGCATGATTGCAAACGACAAGAATCTTGATGAACTAAACGATTACTATTCAAGCATAATAGAATTTTATAACGACTTGACCAGTACAGATTTTGTGAGAAAATATTTTGCCAAAGCCGATAACAGTGGCGTCGGTGGCGCTTACTACGGCAAATATACAATGGCCGAAAGTTCGCCATCTATGCGCAGGTTTTATTTAACTCCTTCCAAGTTTAATTGGGGCTGCTTGCACGAAATTGCTCATTCGTTTGATGCGCATTTTACCTCGAATTACATTCATGCAGATATACGCGAAGTATGGACAAACATTATGCCAGATTATTATCAATATCTCAACTACACAGAGGAAGAGTATTTGACTAGAGGTTGGAAGTATGATGGACGACGAGACGCTGTTTTAATAGAAATAAAACGCATATTTGATGTTATTCCTTTTAATAAATGGAGCTTGCGACAAAGATTAGTGTTTTTAACGTCATTTTTCTTTAAACTTGGTCATAAGAAATTAATGAGTGCCCTGTTCATGGATATGCGCCAACAAATCAACAATGGCACTTTTGATTCGTGTTCATTTAAAACTATGGAACGAATCATGACAATATACGATCGCAATAATATGGACATTGTACACATCAATCGTTTAGTGGGAATTAACGAACTTGACGCTTTGTTAACTTTAAACATAAAACATAATATGCAAAATTCGGTGTTTGTGTTTGATTTTATGATTAGACCTAGCATCGTAAACTTTGAACTAATCGACTCCGATTTGGGCGTTCAACGCGACGTGAACTTGACGTTTAAAAACGCCAACCCTATAGACTTGATTGGTGCTCATTATAGTTTAGTAAAGAACACTAAAAATATACTAGAATCCACATTCACCAATGTCACATCACAAATCTTCACTAACGTTAGGCTAGGCGCATATAAATTTTTTTACGTGACCGGCAATTCTACACGTCGCTACTATTGCGATACAGAGTATGTTGTGTTTGGTGAAACGGAACCGACTCGCGCCCTGACAATAATGCCATTGCTAAAGCCTGTATTGTATAATGAAACATTTAACTTTCGCGGTTTAGGAGATCACTTGGCGGGCACTCTAGAAATTAACTACCAAAACGAATATGTTTATTTTACACCGATCAGCTATGACCCTCACGTTTATTTTCCAAATGATATCTATTACAGTGTAAACATTAAAAATCACAAATTGTTTGAATATTTCGGCGTTGACAATGATATTGACACTTTGGAATACAAATTTCCGTTGGTCAACGGTCAAGAAATAGTGTTGTATCATAGGGAAATTGGACGTTTGATATCAGCTTTTAACACTACAAACCGTACAAACACGTTTACAATCACTCGAATGGGAGTACGACAAGGCGACACCAATCAGTCGTCGCGAATTGTTGAAAAAATTCTACATTTTTGCTTGTTTGTAACGGAAAGATATCCCAACTTGATTGCTAGCCCGTACGTGCAGAACGAAGTGTATCTTTCCGCATTCTACCTGTTGCCGCAAGATCAAAACAATTTGATACCATTAATAGCTCATTTTTTACCGGACACTCGAGTGACATCCATAACCCTGATGGGCATAAATTACACAAATCTAGTAACAATAAATGAAAAAAATGGGGTTTTACAATTGCGTACGTTTAATAATAACGCACCGGGCCTCGAAGTCATTTTAAATTTGGTACGCAACCAAGGGCTCATATACAATTTATTAATAGACATTGATTCTATTGTCGAAGAGTCTGAGTATACAGTTGCTTTAGAAGCCAACGACGTGCTTCATATAGTGATGAACAACATGGCAAATACACGTTTTATCGTTATTAACGGTGTGCTTGAACAGTCCAACAATACAGCGGTTTCCTACCGTTGGAACAATAATACGTTTAATAAAATTTCTGACGATTCAAACGTTAACTTTATTCCTACACCACTTTTGTGGGCTCTGGGTATATTATTTTCTATTATTATAATTCTTTTAATAATTATCATTAAAATAACTTTGCCTAACGCAATAGAAACTATAATTAAAGAAAAACCAAAAACAAATATTAAATCTATAAAATAATAATTTATTTTAATAAAACAGTTTGATTATTATTAATTAACATTTGCTGTAGCATATTTTTAAATTTATCAGCGTCCGCGGGCACATCGAAATACACAGATCGCTTAAAACGTTTCACATTGTCTTTGTTAAACGTCAAGCTAGCTTCGTGCATAGCGTTATTCCAATCAACAACGGGATTTGGTCGTTTTTCTTCTACAATAATGTTGGCTTCGTCGAAAGATCGTTTGTGTTTTTGTTGCTCCACGTACGGTCGCTGACCGGTAATGGCTTCAAAAGTAGTTCCATTTTTAGCTATACATATCATGGGTAGCTTTTTCTCGTTGGCGGGATACTGCACTGCTCGATCGGACAAATCGACCATTTTGTCAATCATTTTCGACACTTGTTCGTCTTTAAGAGCCATCATCAGATCCTTTTGCGCCATCATTTTGTCCTTCTTTTGCATAGTTTCTTGAAAGCCGGTGTACATACGATTCATATCGTTCATGATGCGGTGAATCGCTTGATCCTTTTGTTCAGCCATTTTCTGTATCTGTACAGTGAGTTGTTGCAGCTGTTCGTCTTTTTTTTGCACTATTACTTGAAAATCTTTGTATAGGCGTACTGCATCATTTTCGTCGTTGGTTATAGCAGGACTGTACTTGCCCGTACACAACACTTGCGGAATAACTTCTTCAAGCAGCCATTCTTGTAACTCTACGGCATAAGGCAGTTTACTTTTCATAATTAACTGAATCACTCCGGCTTTAGTTATCATCCAAGTTGCGGGGTGTAAATACAATGGACTATTTCGTCCCACAATCTTTGCCCCGCCAACTTTGAGAAGGGAGCCGTTTTGGCTCCCTTCAATCTTTGCCAAACCAACATCAAAGTTGGTTTGGCCATTTGGTTGATATGTACTTTTGTATTTGGTATCGACATGTTTTTGCACAGCACCTTTGGTATCTTCGTATTTTAACATTAATGCAATGTCTTTAGCAACAAATTTAACATTTTTGTTATCCTCGACGACATAGCGCAATTCAAACTCCTCTTCGCCAAATTTAAACAATCCAACTTTGACAAGACTCATTTTTAATCGGTGTGTACTATCTTCGATTATTGATATTAAACTAACAATTTTCTTGTTATATATATATATCTATATAAATATATAGATTAGGCTATTTTGCGATAAATTTTAAGGGTTCTGATCGTGTTGAAGGTTTTTCGTTGACTAAATTTATATTCGTTGTTAATAACAGCAAATACGTCGAGAAAGTTTGTAACAAAATGCAGAAAATCCATTCGCGCACAGCTCACACCATTAACGTAGGGTACGATACGTAGCCCGTTGTCGGAATCACTTTGCGAGTAAATTGGACGAAACTGACGAAACCGGAATCGTTGACGGTCACACAATTGATAATTTTTCTGTTCGTCCATTAAATCTTCGCCGTCGGCACACACGACAAACGTGTTAAATCCACGATCGCCAAAACAACGACGAAAGATGCGTGTCGGTACACTGAACACAACCAAATCGTCATCGATGCAATGATAATTATATTTGCGCTTAAAAGCTTGAGCCGCTAATTTATTGTCCATATTTGATCTTGTTGCTAGCCAAGTGATAATGCCTACGTTACTAACACATAACCGGTATATATGAGCAAATTGATAATGTCTAAAATGCTATAGTGAATCTCGTCGACCGTCAACAGTATTCGTTCGTCGCTGACGTTATTTTTTAGTGTCAAAAAATGTTCAAGTACCACAAGACTGTTGACATTTGTGCAAACAGTGTTATAAAGTCCGCTTTCGTTGACCGAACGTATTTCATCACGACTGAATCGGATTAAGGAAAATTCTCGAGGACAAAACACGCTCGACGACTCCAAGTAATAGAACAGCGCCCCGTCGAGATTGTACAGTATAACGTTTTCGGGTTTTATTACAAACAAACGCTCGACGCGAGCGGGCGTGCTCAAATCGTATATTTCTATATACGCGCCAAACTGCAAAGTATGAGCGTGGTCGTGTACCAATTTTTTAGCATCGTTTCGATAAGGATTTAAATAGAGCAGCGCGACCAAAAATACTAGTAGACATAAAATGGCGATTGCCGCGATTAGAACTGACGAAATTTTCGACAACATCTATGAAAGTTGCGATGAGCGCAAGCCGATCGAGCCGGCCAACGCTTTTGATAACGCGGACAATGTAATATTGCGGAATTGCGTAACGGGCGCTGCAAAAGTGATTGATTCCTACGATAATTTTACAAAGCTTCTCACCTTAATGACAAACGCGCACACTGACACCAACGAACCAGTGGCTTGTGCCCAGTTGCACAGCACCACAAAAATTGAGCCGCACGACTGGTTTGCCGAACAAAATATTTTTCGCATGTTTGTGTGTCCGTTTGTGCACGCAGATCAATATGAACGCATCAAGGACCATGTGGATTTTAACAAATTTATCGTGAGTAACGAACCCGATTACGCAAACAAATGTGTGCGCTCTGGAAACTATTATTATTGGCCAAATATGGCAATCATCTATTGTGGCTGGAGTATATATTTGAAGAAAAAGTTTAACATTGATGTCGGCGCCAGCATACCAATTGTACACAATCGTGCACTGGGAAACGTCAATCTGTTTATCTACAATCCTGAAGATTTTTTGAACGTCGAATTAAGCTTGATGAGTGGCGATAAAACATTGTTTGTGAACGGCCGTACCAAGTTTAATGAAATAGACGACGATGATTTGTTTATATTGACAATGGCCGACAACAGTGTGAGCAAGTGTAAAATAATTCCCGATCTAGTGTATAGCAACAAAAACTTTTTTGATTACATCAAAGACGATATTAATCTAAAGAGTTGCATCACCGCAGACGGTTACAAGGATTTGTTGCACGTAGATTTGAACAGTCTTCGTGTGTTTGAAGATAAAGTCATGCCTACGACAGCATTGGTGACTAAAGATCGTTTGAAGGTGTTTCGCAATATCACACCTTCGAGCGAAAACATTGATTTGATGCAGCGGCACATTACTGAATGTTTACAATTAATTAAAGAGAAAATGATTGAAGTAATGGCACAAACCGATCAAGCAGATCACAGAGTATTGCAGAATTACTTTAAAATGAGCAATTTTGTTAATTTTGATTACATTATTGTGGTGTTATGGCGGGTGATATCAAAGAATGAAGTGCTCAACTTGACTAAAACCGACATAAAGTTGTTTTTTGAGCTGTTGTGCGAAACGATATTCGGCGATAAGGGTACAGATTACGAAAGGGCAAAGTTGAGATGCGAACCTTATTGCAAGTTGACACCCAAAGTGTTTATGCGATTCTGCAATCATTGGTCGCTGTTTATCAATGAAAATCCTTGTGTAACGTTGGCCTATTATTACGGTATTCATTTTTTAATTTATTGCAAACACGATACGTGGGATTATACATACGAAAACGCCAAAACATGCGGAGCCACACAGGAGGTTTTGTGTGCGGGATTTTTCAAGAAAATCGTTTCGTCCGGTAACATGGCTTTCGTGTACAACGGCAAACATTACGTGTTAGTGCGCAAAGATGATGACCTGTTCAAGTTGACTGAAAACTGCAGCGGCATAGCAATGCCCAGTATTAAGTTTAACAATTGGAAATACATGTATTTCACAGAGGAAGGTGTCTACAATTTGTTTATCAACGACTACCATCACGGCTGTCCATTCATTATGGGTAACACGCTATTGAAGGCGTTAACGAAAAAGAATGAAAAAACGTATTTGCCCGAACGAGTCATTCAATTTATGTTGGACAATGGAAAAAGCGAGAATGAAATATATAAAATATATCATATGGCAAAAATATGTCGTGAAATTAAATCCATTAAAAACAATATGTCGGCAATATTGGCTTTTAACAATTGTAGCACATGCCGTAACTGTGAACAGAATACGTTAAACGATTTGTTTCGCGAGGTTTGGAGCTATTCACACAACGAACTAATCATAATGGGTGTTTATTTGAACGATAAAAAAATGTCTGACCTTATTATGAACTTGAAATGCTACGAATGTAAACAGAATCAACACAAAAAATCTTGCAAATGCACGTGCCTCAACAATTTGGAGATTGACGTTAAGGCTTTTAAAATAGTGTTGATAATGGAATTGTTTTCACATTGCAAAGGATTATTAGAGCTAGCATGGTCATTATTGTACACGTCACAGCTATATAGCACTGTGTTAAAGGCAAGTGTGGAAGGGAGTTCGTGCAAGTTTACACAACAGTTTGTGTTGGATCATGTCGATTATTTTTACGCACATCGCTATAAAATTGTAAAATATTTGTATGGCAAACTGGACCGCATCGATTTTATCGATAACTTTGTAACGGCATTAACTTTGCCGGCGCGATTTGTCGAAGAACTAAAAGATGCCACTAACGGAGATTTAGACAGTGCCTACGAGGACGACGACGACGGTTATGATAACCAAAATGATTTGGCGGTACCGTTGGAAAAATCGTCGTTTATTCAAAACTTTTATGCCAACTATTACAATACGCTCATGATGCTAAAGAAATGGAACGTATGGTGGGACAAGTTGATAGTGAGACGACACAATGACGATCTTAATACATGGCTGACGCGATTCTATATGCGAATCGTTATGACAAAATTGAATTTACAAGACTATTGTTCGTCGTTTGTCAAACAGATTGTACAGGGCTACCTGTACTTTCGACAGTTTACTAATTTCAATTATGTCAATAGTTTAGTTACTATACACTTTGGTGCTGGCACCGGCATTCCGACCGATTATGAAAAATGCTGTTTATATCTGAACGGCAAGCCAGGATCGGGCAAATCTAGTTTCTTTGCCGTGTTCGACCACTTTGTAGTGGTGCACAAACATGACAGCGCCAAGTATACGCTCACCAAAAAAGATACCAACGAAATGGAAGCGGACAAGATGATATCGCAATTGTACGTAATTAACGAAATGAAGGTGTGTGATGATTCTTTCTTTAAAAGCACCGCGGATTCCACAAAGAGCAACACCGTGTGTCGTAAATACGAAGGCAGTCAAAAGTATGAGGGTAATTTTAAACTAATGATTGTCAACAACAAACCCTTGCACATATCAGATTACGACAAGGGTGTACGCAACAGATTTGCTGTAATATACACGGATCATTTGTTTGAAGAAAACATGCCATTTAACGGTTCTATTTATTGGCACATTAAAAACAAAACGTTTCCCATGGAAAAGAGCTACATTGACGAATTGGCAAAACCGGTTCGGCTGTTTTTGTCGCACATTCTCATGTACAAAAGAAACGCACGCGACGGCTACGTGTCGTACAAAATGTTTTTGGACAAGGATCCCGTACATCAACACAATCTTATGTGTTTAGACGTCAACAATAGTCCATTGAACGCACTGTTGTACGTGCTGAAAGTGCAAGTGAAACCAGGCGCCAGAGTCGTTGATGAGGGTAAAATTGAAAAAATGATTGATTTGGCTGTGCCCTTTGTAGAAACCATGTTGCACGACATGCTGGTTAGTAAACGCAGCAATGCCAGTCAACGAACAGCTATGCTTTTCGATGCGTTCAAGCGTAAATACAAGAAATACTACAGGGAACATGAAAAGATATTTTTTAACATAGACATGGCCTGGAACAAGGCAGACTTTAATATTAATCAACCAGAATTTAAATGTTAAAATAATAAAAAAAATATAATAAATGTATTTATTAAATTTAAATATACGACTGATTAATTAATAAAATGTTTATAAAAAAATGTTGTTGTTTGTATTCTATTATTGAAGCCTAAATGATTTTTCATTTTTGATGAACAAAGTACCGGAGTCGTTTATCTGCGTGTAGTCCCATTCCTTTAGTTTAAGCTGTACATTAGCGTTTGTAGTGTACACAGTGATGGGGTACGAAGTGTCTCTGAGATCGGGCACCGACGTGGTCGACGCGTCAATCAGACAATACACCATGCCGTCGGCTTCGAAGCGTGTCATGTTCACAGACTCTTTAATCTTGTTTGAGTCGAGATTTTTGAACACTATAAACATGTTTTTGAATTGTTTAATGTCAAAGTTGCCCGTTAACCTATTTGCGGAGCTACTCTGTGCGGTCTCGAGCAGTGTACCGACAAACACGCAATTGTTGCCCACCGATTTGTTGCCTTCGGTGATTATGTCGTTGTAGGTTAACGGTCGTTCTGCAACGTAGATTTTACTAATTTTATTATCACCATGGAGAACACGCAGCGATTTTATTTTGGGACTATTAAATTTTATAGTCGCAGAGCCACTATCTTCGTCCGTTTTGATGGAATCGCTGCTCTCTCCAAAACTGGGCGATGATTCATTGATTGAGTTGAAATTGAGCTTGTTGTTTGTGTACAAAAAGTACAGCAACGCAAGCACAATGATTATAAATACAATCGTTCCGATCATTTTGAAGCAATTTCAATGATTGAGTTGTTTAGTAAATGTTTTAAAAGTGCACTTAAACTATCTTGTTGCCAGTCCACGTGAGACGGTACCACAATCACAATGCGGCTCTGCAATCGAAACAACTTGAAAAGATACGTTAAATACTCTACGCACGAGTTTAGCGTGTTCACACCAAATGCAGATTCGTCCACCAATTCAACATACGTCTTATACATAATGAGCGCGTCGATTAGTACATGATTCTTGCAATAGTTGCCATTGTTGTGTTCCAGCAAATCGGTAAAAGTTTTTTTCATAAATAAGGCTTCCTCTTTTTTCAATTCCGAAAAAAAGCTTGTTTTGTGGCACGATTCGTCGTCGATACACTCTATAATACCCTCGAAATAAATTACATCATTGTCGTCGGGCTTGTCGTTTTGCACGCCTTCGGGCATATCGGACAGATACAGACAAATTGTACGTTCTTGACACTCGGCCGCCATGATTCCCGATTCGTCGTTGCTCAGACAGTACAAGGATAGTTTTTTTCTGTACACGTTCCGGCACCTGGACCGGATACGTTCGTCCAAGTCGAAACAATTGGCACAAATACTGGCCACCGAATTAACTTATCTATACGAAATTGCTTGTCTCATTGCGTATAAAGATGTGCAAACCAATGAGATTGAACAGCTCAAAACTTGGGCGACCCAGCTGGCTCACGATTTCGACATTGAGCAAATGAAACTGATGTTTAATGAGAAAATGCAAGAATTGAACTTGCGCAGCACACAACCCAAAGACTACTCGTACAGCTTTCGTACAATCTGGGATACCATACATTTTTTGGCATTGATGATCGACGACATGGTGGCGAACCGAGACAAAATGACATACGAATTCGTAACGAATCAACTGGCGCAAATGAAAACTCTCTATTATAATCTATTTTTTAAACTCGACTGTGCCATGTGTCGCGATCACTACATGAGCGTTAAGGGTTATCTCATTCAAGCCATTGAACGTATCCAAGTGTGCCTGAATAACGAACGGTTTGGCGAAAAAATTGCCATGGTCGACGAAATAAACATGACCAATGTCAACGGTAACGTGCTCATGAAACACGGCATGTTGTACGCCAGTATGGTGTTTCACAATCACATTAATAGCTATAGATACATACAACAAAATATGAAGCCGCCCCCTAACTATAAACCAATGGAATGGTCATCCTATAAATCATTACTAGAACTAAAATAGTTTTTTACGTATATGGTGACAATATTTTAAAGACGGCGGACGTGTCTAATGCCGTGTTGTTGTCGTATAAAAGTATAAGTTTGATTAGTGATTGTTATCATTTGTCGCCATGAATAGTGCACACGACGACGTGTCCATGCAGGCAAACACCGTGTTCAATATTACATACGAAGAGCAAGACGATCAAGACGATCAAGACGATCATGACGATCACGACAATTTTATATTCAACGTTACGGAGTACATTAATTTTTTACGTTTGCTCAGCGGTCAGTTGACACTGGAAGACGTTAACTATGAATTTACCATGGACAGCGGCAATGAAGATTTCGAATATGACGACGGTTTGTTGGATATTCGACAATACATCACGGTGACGGCAACGGCGGCGGTAGACACGTTTCAACCTAGAAATTTCGTAATGCGCGCCGATTGCTCGCGGACAGATACACCGATAATTAACGACACTTGCTGCATCTGCCTCGACGCGCTGGTCGAAACAGACAAGCAGATTGCTCAACTTGACGCTTGTCAACACGGGTTTTGTGCAGAATGTTTGTTTATGTGGTTAAAAACCCACTGTGTGTGTCCTGTGTGTAGAACGTTATGTATTAAAATTAATCTCATAAAATAAAACATAATTATACAAATTATTTGAATTTTTATTAATTAGGCACCAGCCTGTCGGGTCGATGTTTTAAAATTAATATAGAGTTATTGGTGACAATGGCTTCGTATATACTTTGATGAGTTAATTGACCAACAGTAGGAGCCACCTGTATTTGTCTGTTGTTTAAAGGTCCGCTGAGTGATTTAAACACACATTCGTCAGCGTCGTATTCTACTTCTACAGTTTTAGATTGTTTGTATTTGACATATTGCATAGTATCGTTGAGAACCACAAATCCGTCTGTGGGCATGGTAGCATAACCTCCGTGCACAATAGGCGCATCAAAGAAACGTTGAAATTTTATTTGTATCGTTTGTCCATCGTAATTTGTTAGCGTTAATTGTTCACAATCATTGTATTTGGTAGCGAAATAATTAATGCAATTGATTGCGCAAGTCGGTGCAATGTTGTACGGGTCCAGCGATACTTCGTATTGGGTGCGATTGTTGTAGCTGTACTTGAATATGTGCAACAAATCAGTAACGTACATCACGTTATTGACGAGTTCACATTGGAACGCCACTACGTTGTTGATGGCGAATAGTTTGTGGTCAAATTGACTTGAAAATATTTGCATGTCGTCCATGAACACGATCATAAATGTTTTTGTGAAAAAACCTTTGCCTCTGATTCCGTCCAATTTTAAAGCCCATTTGTAAATGTTTTTCATGTTGTCCACGTCGTGGATTAGCTGTTCGTCTTCAAATTTTCTATAAATAATGTTGTTTTGAAGCGTCGTATAGGGCAGTAATGGACTAATGTTTTGATGAGCCGTTATCGAATCAATGTCACGTATTACTTTAGCCATAAAAGCTAAAACTTTATAATCAATCCGGTCATCGTACTCGTATTCCAAGCGAATAGAAGCCATTATCTCGTCCGATCCCAAGTGGCTTTCCTTAACAAGATTTTCGTTAGTGTTTTTCAGTGTATTATAAAGTTGAATTTGTTTAGCGGCAGTTTGAGCGTCACATTTGTCGATTAGACTTTGATTTTTGTAAATATGTTCAAATTTTATTTCACACTCTGGACACTCGACACTTTTAAACACTTTGCATTTGACTATACGTCGTAAAAAATGATGTGGACATTGAACAGGCTGCTCGACGCTTTGACGATTTACAAAAGGCACCAATGTGTCTTCGTGAGCGTACACCATTTTGTCGATACTGATGCATGATTTTTGGACACTGCTAAATTTATTGCTGTTGATAAGGCGTGTACGTATGTTATTTTTGTCCGTAAAATCGCAATACTCTTCAAACTCTTGAAACTTTTTAGAAATATAAGAATCTAAAATAATATACAGCAAATCTTGGCTCAAATTTATAGAGTAAGAGATTTCATTTTCTATCGCCATGGCACTAACACCTCTCGGTTCGAATCAACCACAGCGCAACAACTGTATTTTTGGCGCGATACGGCCTTTTGACACGTGTCGCACCTACGGCAATCCGTGTTCAAGTGACGCGTCACAAGACGACGGTTGGTTCATTTGTGAGTATCATTTGTCGATTCGATTTAGAATGGAAAAAATGGTGCTGCCCATACCAGACGGCGAAGGCACTATTTACAATCGATCCGTAGGAAAAAGTTTGGTGTCTGAGTCGGACGAAAACCGCATTTTAATACCTACTGCGACTAATTATGAAGAAGTGTTGAAACTTCCTTCAATGTCTTTACCAGAACAGCTCATTTTCCACATGATATACGACCAACCAGACAAACAAAATAATATCTGTAAATTATTACAATACAATGAAAATTTTCATTCTGACCTGTACCAAGTCGTGGAACAAGTGTACAACAAAACTGCTGGAGTGTTGGCGAAAACCAATCCCGAGCGGTTTTGTGCACGCGTAAATACAAACAACTATCGAACCTACGGTTCGGCCGACGATACTAATGTATCGAACATAACGTACAACGCTCTGCCGGGATTTCTTAAAAATTTAATATTTAAAAGTGTCGCTCCGTGTACCATGGACTATACAAGCGGCTCGTTACAATTGAGAAACGCTCCAACATGCGCTATCACTGAACAAGGACTAGTAGCCTCTGCAGATATATATAATCCGGTTGTACCCAAGTATGTTTCGGGATATCAAGAAAATATTCTGAAAGTCGATAACGTTTTACGTTTTAAAGGCAATGCTGTAGCGCTTCAAACGTCTTTGTCGCGTTACGAACACTATCCGTTGGTTGTACCATTAATGTTGGGCAGTGAAACACTCATTACCAGAGACACATACAAAAAACCGATATATCCAAATATTGTGTTAACACCGACCGTCAGTGTATCTACTAACGCAGCGACGCCCGTTGTTGTTCCTGCTAATGCTTAAAAGACAACACTACAATAAACACATTGACAAAATGAGTATAAATATACGAACTTGATCTAATGTTGCTCAGTTGAGTTGAAACCATGAAGTCGGTCACAATTCAGTGTAATATTTGTTTGGAACAAGTCGTGGTGAAGAAACCCGACGATGAAGACTTTATGTATATTGTGCCGTTGTTGACGTTAACAGCGTGCAATCATCATTATTGTGTGGATTGTTTGAAAAAACTGCAAATTCATACCGCAGAAAAATTAAAAATAACTGAAGAGAAAAACAATCGAATCCATTGCGCTACATGTCGCAAGTACAGCAACCGTTTACACGCCACATGCATTATGAACAACAATATGTTTATGATAAACATCAGCCCGGCCAATATAAAACTATATTCGACGAGCTCTGTCAACCTACATCTCGTCGAATACATCAACACCTACTACAACACATGTGTTATGCCTAATGAATCATTAAAAAATGAAGACCAAATTAAATCAGCAACGCAATCACAATTAAACAAATTGAATAAAAATTATATTGAAACTTTAAAAATTTTTGAAAAGCTCAAAGATGACGTAAGAACGTTGGAAAACAATTTGACATTATTGACAGATTCAATTGAAAGCAAGAAGAGCACACGAGATGCTATAAATTACAATATTTTTGACAAACGACAAGAATTGGACAAATTGAAATGGGAAATAACACAAGCTAGTGTAAAATTGGCAAAGATTAAACAAAACGTTCATAAAACTGCCGAAATGTCGCAGACGACATCCATTGAAAAGTTTACAAAACCAATTAACAAACGTCAATTACGAGAAGGAAAAGAAGAAACAACTATTGAAGTAATAGATTTAACAGACGATTCCCAAGATAATGTACCCAACACGAAAAAAATGCGAATATAACAATTTTATTGTAATATTTATTGTGATAATAAAATGTATCTAATGTATATTGTGTTTACACTTGTAAATCCTCCATATAATATAGTTTGTTGTCTTCTAAATTACACGTAAAATTGGCTCCTAAAGCGTGGTCCGGACAAGCCATAAACAAGCCGTCTTCGGAGACATGAACCCATTTATTGTACTGAACTCCGTCGTTAGATTGGGTATTAATGTTCAAAAATGTTTTTCCGAGAAACTGCCGAACAGTAATGATGTTATTATCAAAAACGGATAAACAGCCCACGCCGTCGCCGAGGTACGCGTAGGCGTTTATTACATTGGCTAGTCCCTCGGCGCTTTCGCAACCAGATTCAACTTTGACGTTAGCGCGCAATTCTTTAATTGCATCTTTAATGTGTTCGTCTGCAACGTCGCACGCTGACAACTTAAAAGTGGGCACCGAGTAAAAACAAGTATAATCTAAAAGTTTGTCTGTTAATGTCAAAGATGGCGGAGGCGGTGGCGGTGGTGATGGTGGTGCTGGAACTTCATCGTTGCCTCCGCCACCGCCCAGATTGTCGTCGGGCAAATGTTCATATTCGTCTCGCGTCCACGGATTAAATGACGGTTGCATTATGTCATAATACTCAAACGGATCAAACAGCGGGCTAACATAATTCTCGTCGACCGGTACAAAAATATTTTTCGTAATGTCAGATTTTTGTATATTTGACCCATATTGTTCAATATATTTAGTGGTTTTTACACCACTGTCGTTATATTTGAATGTAATCGTAGTATATTTGTTCATAATCGTAGTATATTTCTCATGAATTTCGTGTAAAATTTGACCGCAAACGTCGGATTGTAGTATATTGGCCAATATACGCGTCGTAAAGTGGTCCAACGATATATAGTTGTCGGTTTCGTTTAATCGCCTCGCGCACAATGCCTGATAGTCATTGTCTGAATTGCGCAACGTCCCAGTAGCCGGCACAAAGTATTCGTGTTTTTCCAATGTCACGTTTTGCAACAATTCATTTTCGCTGCACAGGTTTAATTGAGTGCCTTCAAACGGATCGTACAAATATTCTCCGTAGCAGTCGAGCGACGAACCGTCCACAAAATTGATGCCTAACTCGTCTATGTCGCGCGCATACTCAACTTTACCATCTAAACGATCCGTTTCTAAAAGTTCGTGGACACGATCAGTTTGCCCGACAAACGCAGACATAAATTCTAATTTCAAATCGTTTGGTACATTTTCGATACCGTATATCGGATTGATTACGGTGATTGCGTTTATGGAAAACGGTACACATTGACCGCTGCCGGCGTCGTACACTTGGCGCGGCAGATTCACGTTTACTATGAACTTGCCGTTGAACAGTTTGTCGTCGAGAAGATCGCTATTGTCGCAATTTATTTCTCTGACCACATCGAAATTGTCGCATACCAAAACAGCATAATCGTATTTGATGACGTCATCGTCAAAATTGCTAACGCGTGTACCGGAACCGTTTTCGAACGTAGAGCATCTTGCGTCGCCCGAACATTGATATTGATCGTTGACGAAAACGCGATTGATGCACGTGACAAGTTCGACACTGTCGGCCGACGTGCATCTATAGTATTGGCTCGAGCCAATATCGTCGGTGATGTAGGTGTAGCCGGCACCGTGAATCGCGCACGGCTCCGCGTCGACGCACATCATAAGGCGACGATCGAAATTTTTGCCAAACGGACACGACACAACGGTGGGTTCGCCGCCTTTGCACACCATGTATTCGTTAATATTTAACGATTCCGGGAACACGGGCAAAATGTAGTCGTCGGGTCGATCGGCACAATCGTTGCGCAAAACGCACACGCCGTCGACGAACATGTGATTGTTTGGGCATTCGTCGACGACGTGCGAACCACCTTCGAGGCAACGCAAATACATGGTGGGATGAATGTCATGTTCGTTTGGTTCGGGTTTAGGGACGCGATGATGCAACACCAACGCGTCGATTAACCGTTCAGTCAAACCATAATTGCCGGGGGCACGACCGAAACATGGCGCGACAGGTTCGCATCGCATAGTGTTTTCGTTAAAATGTTCGTCGGCGGGACAATCCATCGTCATCCATCCGTCGTCGCCGCGAATGTCATATTTGCTCGGATCGGTAGCGTGTGCTTTGACGCGAACTTGGCTCGATGGTGTCGATTCAAATTGTTGGTTCAAGAAATCAAACGTTTCAATTCGATCGTCATGCGTTTCGACGTTAATCTGGCTAAGATCGTTGGTACTGATTGTGCGCACGACATACTCGTGTTGGTCCACTTCAAACACATAACTCAATGTGTCGGGCAACGGATGTAGCGCATTCGTGCGTCGAGAGTATTCGGTCAACACTTTGAGTTTATTATTGAAGTCGTTTTCGTCAAACTCAAATTGTATTATTAAGTATAATATTGAAAAGATTATTATCAACACAATGGCCACCAACAACAGCAACACTGTCGACATTTCTGTTCACGTAACTCTGGACAAAGAGGCAAACAAAAATATCCTCTCGTTTATAGTTAGGGAAGAATATCACTTAAAAAAACTAGCCGTCGGCGCCTACAGCCTCAACATACTCGACACGCAGCTGTTAAACGATTTAGCGCAACGCGCGGGCACCACTGTGGCTTGCGGCGATTACGTAATTTGTTATAATTTTACAGAAAATAGCAACAAAATTAATGTCATCCTATTCAATATTAAACCGACAGTGCTAAAGAAAGGCGGCTGCATTTTTAAAATTGTATACGACGACAAATCGTCTACAAACGTTAATAATAATAAAAATATTGTTACATCTGATAAGATGTTAGTCGAGCCGCTTAAAGACTTGAACTCTCACCATGCCGACAGCCAACACTCTCATACCGCCTATGTACCAGAATCCGACGGATCCAGCAGCAGCAGCAGTTCATCTTCCTCCGACACCGACGACAACGACACAGACACCAACGAATTGTCTGAACCGGTCCCAATTAAACGACAAAAACTTGACGAATCTGACCAGGGTCAAGTATGACGACAATTTGCTAATACATTACATATTTGACGGCTTGACGAACAGCGAAAACACCAATGTCATTAAAGTGTGCAAAGTTAGGGTGAAGAAAACATGCGGCACTTTGCTAGCGCATTACTATGCGCAGGTGGACGTGTCGAATGGTTTCTCGTTTGAGTTTCATCCGGGCAGTCAGCCGCGCACGTTTCAAAACGTTCACACAGACGGCAATACAATTATGATTATGATAATGTGCGACAACTGTTGCAAGGAAGAATTGCGAACGTTTGTTAGAGGTGAAAACAGTTTTAATGTGGCCTTTAAAAATTGCGAAAGCATATTATGTAAACGTAAAAGTTTGCAAACGATTCTGATTACAGCGGCTCTGGTAGCCATTTTTGCTAATATGTTTAGGTTTTCCTGGTATTATATTTTTTTTGTAGTATTTATGTTAATACTGTTGTATATTAACAACAATTATATGATAAGTGTTCCTCAAATTGTATTTTGTCCTCACAAACAAACACTGAGTCAACATGGCGCATTTACGAGGAACTACCAGTGCTAAAACGCACAATGGCAACGGTAACGTTCGAGCCATCGAAAATGAACCTTGGATGGAGAAGTGTGTTGATTATGTCAACACCATCGTTCGTTACTACAAAACCAATGATATGTCGCAATTAACACCGCACATGCTAGGCCTCATCAACACCATTCGCAGCGTTTTTATCGACACGTACCCGGTGGACGTGAACGTCACTAAACGTTTTGACAGCGACGCAAGTCTCATATCGAACTACAAACGTTTGCAGAAAGAGCTCGGCGACAAACCGTTGACTAGTGATATTTTCAAAGCTTCCTTTCTATACAACACTGTACCGTCGTACGCTCAAAAGTTTTACAATAAAGGTGCTGACCGCATGAGCGCCGGCAGTGTAGAAGAGGCCGCTCGCCAACTTGGCTATGCAGTACAATATATGATTGCGCAAGCGGTCAGCACAAACACGCCAATACCGTTGCCATTCGAACAGCAACTTGCCAACGATTATTTGACTTTGCTGTTGCAGCGGGCAAACATTCCTATAAACATTCAAGACGTTATCAACAGCGGTAATACGAAACACGCCAACTCTAAAGTGCATATGATCAATCAGCTCGTGAACAATGTTATTGACGATCTGTTTGCCGGCGGTAGCGATTATTACCTTTATGTTTTAAACGAAACTAACCGAGCGCGCGTCATTAGTTTAAAAGAAAACATTGGTTTTATGGCACCTCTGTCGTCAACGGCAAACATATTCGAGTTTATCGCCTCGTTGGCCACTAATTCTGGCAAAAAACCTAGCGTGTTCCAAAGTGCCGCAATGTTAACCATGCCCACATCTAAACCCATTGTGAACGCAACTAAAAACACATGTCAGCAACAATTGACGGAGTTGGCGTTCGAGAACGAAGCGTTGCGTCGTTTCATACTGCAACAGTTAAGTTACAAAAACGATCTACCATCAACATTACAATTGCAGCAGCAACGATGAGTTTGGACATTCCCTATGAAAGATTGAGCCCGACATTGACGGTCAAGTACATTCCATTAAAATTGGCCCTTAACGACATTCCGGACACTAGCAATGGCGAAACTGCCAACAACAAAAATTCAAACGATTCCGCGACAGCACCAAAAGTGAACATAACCGTGCCCGAAAAGAGAAACTACGATACGAATGTTGCTAGTCCAAAGCAAATGTACGATGTGTTAGTTTTGGGTATGTTGACGGTTTTTTGTATTCTTGTGTTGTTGTACGCCATCTATTACTTTGTTATATTAAGAGATAGACAAAAACCTACCGAACCAAGAATTTTAATGTATTAGCATGACTGACACTATTTTTAATAAAACAAACAATGTAAGAAACGAGTACTCTTTTAATTGCTGGAAATCCAAAATTCAAAGCCATTTCAGATTTGAAACAATCTTTCAAATAGCCACGGACCGTCAACGATGTACACCCGACAAGGTGCGCAACGGTCGGTGGTCCAAGTTTATTTTTAACAAACCATTTGCGCCCACCACATTAAAAAGTTACAAATCGCGTTTCATTAAAATTATCTACTGTCTCATCGACGAATCGCATCTCGATGAATTTGACACGCACGATCTTAACGTAGAGTTCGACATGATTGAACAGCAAAAACTTGCCGTCGATCCTGAAGAGTTGAGCATCCGCATGCACGAGCTGCGTTCCGTCACCAAAGAAACGTTGCAGCTCACCGTTAATTTTTACGTCAATTGTATGGGCATAGAAGAGTATCGTATACCAAAAGAAGTGATGCTTCCGCGCGACACCGAAATCAAAAACATTCGAAACAAGGAAAAAAATATTGTTCTTAAAAACATTCTAGACACTGTAATAGATTGCATCAAACGACGTATTAAATATTTGAACAGCGACTACGTTCACGATCGTGGCCTGTTGCGCGGCGCTATAATTTTTTGCATAATGCTGGGCACCGGCACTCGCATAAATGAAGCGCGTCAAATTACTCTCGAAAATCTTGACGCCATCATCAAAGATGGCAAGGTTCGCAGCAAAATTAACCTTAAACGAAAACGCAATCGTTTGAATCCACTGCATCGACTCGAACTTGCCCCGCTGATACTGGCTCGCGAAATCTATTCGAAACATCCTACGATTCTGCAAATATCAAAAAATACATCGACGCCTTTTAAAGATTTTAAACGTCTTTTTGAAGAGGCCGGCGTCGAAATGGACAGACCGCGCTCAAACATGATTAGGCATTATTTATGCAGTAATCAATACAACAAGGGAATTCCTCTGCAACGCGTAGCAAAACTAATGAACCATTCGTCGTACAAAAGCACTCAACATTACCTAAACAAGTTTGATGTGGACATTGACGACACCGACGACGACGACGGTGAAGAATCTACAGAAACGACGAGTACAAACGAAGACAACGACATCAGCGGTCCAAGTTCGAGTAACGATTCTTAGCGGTGTAAACAAAATCCAAAAGCCGCAGAACAGGCCCCGCTACAACATTCATAGCTGTACTTGCAATTGCGTCCGGTTTCGGTACACGCCAACGCGCCATAATTGGCTGCCGTCAAAATGACAAATAATAATATAGCCTTGATATGCATTACAAAAACACAAGTTAGCTTAATTAATAGCGGGGATATGGTAAAAAAAACAAAAGATTTTTATAAACAAATTATTTATTAAAACCCTTGCCACATTCACAATAATTATTTTTTTTATTACACACATTATTAATATATCCTACTTTTAAATTGTCTACATCATGATTGTCAAATATTACATCGGTTACCATGTAATTTCCCGAATCGTCGTAATATGTTGAAACAAACTTCATATTAATTAATCCATACATGTATTCTAAAAACTTGGTATTATAAAGCACACTGCCTGAGTCACTATTTAAACATACATGAAAAACATTTGATATTTGCAATATAAATTTGTCTTTGTACATTTGAAACGGGGTCGTCAAACAAACTTTACAATAGTGCACATTAATCCATTGCATACATATTTTTAAAACGGGATCTAACGATTCTACAGGCCAATAATCGACATTTAAAACATTTTTACAAAATTGAAACACATTTAGTTTCGCATCTTCGTAGTCGCCATCACTATCGTCATGAGGTACTGTATGTAATAATCCTAACAAAAATTGTGCCAATACTTTAACACACACGTAACGATCAATGTGACTCACTATATTTTTTGCCAATAATTGTATTACAGTATCCCAAAGATAAATTGTTTGTAATTTAATTAAATGAATTATTAACTCTAACAGCACCACGTCAATTAATAATTTAGCAAACGCAGTATTCGCTACACACTTGTCATAGATATCTTCAATGAAACTAAACCGCGAAAAAGATACATATTTTAAATGTCGTACGTCACAATAATAAACATGCCCAGGTTCAATAGAATTATGTTTAATTTTATAGTATTTTCGTATTTCTTGACTATGTTCATCGGTTCCGTAAAAATTTTTATACGCCCTCAGTGTTATTAGCTTGTCCGCTAATGGTAACTTTTGAAATTCAAGCACATTAAAACGTTTAATAAAACTATAAACTTCTTGCTCACCATCTGCATCGGTTATGTCTGCAATTTTGTTATACAACAAAAAATCATCTTGTTCTTCTCGAGTAAGCAAATTCAAATGCTCGGGAACAGTAATTTTTGCGTCGGGCGTAAATCTTCGTAGTCCATTGTAATAATCGTATTTGTACGACATCAAATCTGACGATTTACTGAGAGACATGGTGAATTACACGTTCGTTTGCCTGGAGTACTACAACGTTATAATGCAAACACTCTTTCAATTTTCAAATTTATATACGGTGCGCGGGGTGCGTAGCGGGGTGCGCGGACGCCGAGTACTGCTACAATATTAATACATTGGCAGCAAATTGGGTTCTAATGCGCAATTTACTCAATGTAACACCATTATACAACAAATTAATAAAAACGTTTTTTTTGTCGAACGTCACGTACACATCGATGCGCGGCACAATTTGTATAATGTGCCGTGTTAAAAAGTCTTCGGGATCGGTGACATAGACAAACCCGTCGATGGAAAACGTACCTTGAACACCATTACCCTCGCCCGTTATCGGTAGCACGCATTGATTGTTGTTGTCGACATAGTAATCGGACACCACCGACACCAAATGTCCGGCGTCGTCGAATATGGGCGCGCTCACATAAAGCTGTTGCATAAACTCAGATATGTCTGTTTTTTGCAGTACCGCAGGCACTTGACCGTACACATAATACTTGGCGTAGTGATGATGCACGTAATACAATTTGTCCTGTAATTTCATTCGTCTCAAATAGGCCTTGTGCATAGAATTGAATAATAACACATTGATGTACGTGTTCCGTTGCAATCTTGGAAATTTCCAATCACTTGCCACATTCGGATAGTGGTATTTGATGGTTTCAAACTCGGGCGCCACGTCGTGCTGTCCAAACACGTGTACTCGTACATCGCGATCGGCGCTGCTAATGATGTTGACACGACGCACCAAATGGTTCACCGAATATGTTACATGTTTCATCTGTTCCACGACATTGGCCCGGCCACTTTCGTCGTCCGTTTTAATTGAGCTTGACATTGATAATGAAATACAATATACAAACTTCAAGGTTTTTATATGTCGCAATCATTGTAAATATATTGGCATGCGTTCCTTTATTTTAGCTCGACAAACACAACAATCTTTGCATCGTTTGGCACACACCGAACACGTGACGAGATGAGCGCACGGCAAAAAACATGTGTCGCGAGGCAAATCCATACATACTTTACATATTGTGTCATCGTTTATTGGCGCAGCAACTGTCGCGGATTTATCCTCAACGACTTTATCTTGCACAAGACTGTCTAGTTGTGGATAAATATTCACATACGTTTTTTCTACAGGTTTTGGCGAAGGCAACGTATTAAAGTGACACTCTGGCGACCAGGTGCGATGTATAATTGAAACATTGTCGCTCTTGTTCAATTTCACAATTACAATTTGACAGCACGAACATCTAATTTCTACCTTTTTGCCGTAATAATAGAATCCATTTTGCGCCAATTGTTCGTAATTATCTTTAAAATGAGCGCGAGCAATTTTGAATTTTCGAAACGATTCTTTGCGCAGCGTGACGTTTTTGTAAAGCTGTATAGTCGCTTTCGGGCACACCGAGAACGTATGATATTTCAATTGATGGGCATCGAGTCGCTTTAAATAAAGCGAACAATACGCACATTTGTAGCCATCCGCCCCGTTGTAGTAGATGCCAGTATTGACGAGATTGTTTATGTAATCGTTGGACAAAAACACACCATCAAAACTGGCGCGACGATTATCGGAATTTTTGAAATGGCTCGGCGGAGCTAGATGAGCGTGCATGACGTTCATTCTTGAGAATGTTCAACAGTTGTTTGAGTGCACGTTTTTGTTTGATACCAAACTGTCGCGTGCAAGCATCAATGTGTCGTTTAGAAACAGTCCCGACGGGTGTTTCGAGTCTGCCCTTGCACACCAAATATTTTTCAGAATTGGCGGCACGCGAATGTGTAGGTTTGTAAAAGTAGAACTCGTTAAAGTTGGCGATGAATGATTGTAACAGACTTATTGTTGCCCGATTAAATGTATCGAAAATTTTTAAGACACAATTGCCGCCTGTACGCAACACCTCTAAAATGATGTAGCACTCTTTGCGCAACAAAGATAATGTTAGAGTTTCTTGATCGTTTTCTCTGCCCGACACGTCGAAAGCGCCATCGGCCACCACAAGATTGCATTGTTTGCGACAAAAATACATTAGTTCAAACATGACGTTGGCATCGAAGATGTCGCCTGAATCAAAGCAGCCGTAAATTTTTCGAAAATGTTCGTGGTCAAATGTATAGTCACAATCGTTGCGCAGGCTGACACCGTAGCCGACACAATCAGGATTCATCATGAAAACGTACTTGGCAAACTGGCCCGGTCCGCCGCACAGATCAACGAACGTGTCCACGTCGCGACACACGTTAAACTTTTCGTCAATTTCTTTGAGTTTGTAGTAGCATCGGCGCGGAGTTTTGTCGATCAAGTCGCGAGCATATCTAATTTCGTCAAGACTATAATTGTTTAGGGCGTTTTTTAGTTTGTCAATGGTAAATTTTAATTTAGCGTTCGATGTCATTTTGTATGTTGAATTGAAATGCGACCACCACAGTCAGCAAAACTGCGCAAATAAAAGCGAACACAACGTGTATAGACATTATATTCATCGCAGAGAGCGTACCGACAGGTCGATTCAGTGCTTTGGCTAAACAATCGTTAGTAACGAGCAAAGTTTTATCTTTCGTCTGATATATCAACGGTCGGTGATAATCAAAGTGTTCAAAGTTTGCTTTATTGATCATCGTACGATACGTGCTATCTTGCGGAGCGTCAAGCAGCGTGTCAATAATTAAATCCTTCCAAGCGTGTTCCCGACCCTCGGGCGACACTTCGATTCTGTCCGAATTGAGCATCCGCCATCGCACCATGTCCGACGTAGAGCAACAAATGGAGCAGATTATGCAGGAAGAAGAAGAAAAAGAATCTCGCAGGCCTGCTAAACGCACTAACAACGAAAGTGCTATTATCGATAGTGTGTCTGCGAAACGTTTGAAAAACAGTCCGCAAAAACGCGTTTCGTCCGGATCGACGGGTAGCGAAAAAGCAAACCCGAGAAAACTAGATGCGGTGACTGGCCAATTAACATCCAAGAATTATTATTGCGTGAACAATAAAGCCTATTACTTTTTTAATTTATTGGTCGACAATGTTTCGAAGACTTACTATGGTGACGCGAGTCATTTCCAGCAGTTGCGCGTCGATGCCACGTACACTATCGAACCGGTGTGCGATAAAAGCGATAACAAAATTGATAATCACATTTACATATCAAAAGTAACCGAATGTAAGAACGTGGAAAAGATTGTTGTGATTAAACGATTCGTTGAACAAAACGAGTTTGATTGTGAAGAAACTGTTTCGGTGGTGGCAAAGTTTAAGTACGGTTTTAAGCTGCTCGATTCAGATTTGTACAAGTGTGTGTACGTTATTAATTATGGCGACAGCTACGAGAACGCAGCGTCTGTGCAAGTAGAATGCCAGGCAAATTTTAGAAAATGGGCGGCTTGTATCAAGGATGAAACAATTATGGACGAACATATGCTGTTGGAGTATTTTAGCAATGTTCAAGATCAAATGGTAAATTTATATCGTGTAAAATGTCAACAGAGCAACGGTAACTACAAGAATTTTGCTCTTCAAAATATGACGCAAATGTCTATTGCCGAGAAGCCGGTGTGTAAAATTAGCGAGGACGACGACAACATTATAAGTATTAGCCGCTCTAACAAGCGCGTTATTGCGGGGGTAATTGAAAAATTAACCGTCGAGCGTCAAAGTAACGAACGGTTCACGTTTAATTACGTGCTCGAAAAAGAAACCGAACCCGTGCGAGCTTATTTCTACGTGAAACAACAAAACGACAAGAAAAATGATAAGCTTTTGCAAATGGAAACTGATTTAAATCAACTGAACGACTTGATTGTTAACAACGTGGTACGAGTTTACATATACGTAGTGGCCGGCCTCAATACGTCCGGAACTACAAATTATAATGTTTTAGGATTGACTAAACAAGATCTAGACGATTACAAATATTCAACATTGTAAATAAAGCATTATACAAATATTGTAAATAAAGTATTATATACCAAATTATTTGTACATTTTATTTAGACATGTTCCTTGCCAATTGTTCATATTGAACTTGAAAGTTATTGATTTGCCCGATTGTTTCCTGTACACGAGTTTGTAAAGGCTCAATTTCTACTGCAAGAGACGATATTTCACTTTCGATGCGTTCCTTGTCACCTATTAGGGTTTCTTTTAAATTGCTACTAGCTTTTTCAAGTTCTATATTGCAGTAATCCCTTACGCTTTGATTTTCCGCTTGTAGTCGTACAATTTTATCACGCAAATCTTGTGTGTTTTTATTGTTTAACATTTTGAGATCGTTGGGACTTAACGCCGCTTGATTGTTTGACAGTGTTTCAATATTAGTCTTGGTGCTTTCTAATTCTTGAGATAAACGACTCACGGTTAATTTAACCGATTGCAATAATTCTGAAATATTACGATTTTTGTTTGATAATTGTGCATTTATTGCTCTTTTTTGATCGATCACAGCTCTTTGATTTTTAACAACCTTGCTCAAGTTTGAATTGCGTCTTTCTCTGCCGAGATTAGATTGTCTTTGACTAGGCGGGATCGAAGATCGTCGTGCTAATGATGGTGAAGGCATAACGGCTGCGGCTGTCGTCAAATTAGGCAAATTGATTGGTCGACCAGTACTCAAAGCAGTTTGATTGGGTGTGCTAATCAAAGTATTCAGAGGCTCTGTTATTTCAGACGGACCAGGTTCTGTTATTTGATTTGAGGCTAATGCAGCAGGTACATTGGTGGAATCGGGCAATATTATACTCGTAGGTCGCGTGGGCACTACGTTGCTTACGGGTTTGGGACGCAATTCGTTTATTGTAAATAGTAACACTTCTTTTTCTTTTTGTAATTCACCAAGTTTGTTTTCTAATGCTGTATTTTTAGCTCTAAGATCGTCATAGTCTTGATATTTCAATTTCAACGATGTCAATTGTATGTCGGTGTCTATTAATTTTTCGTTTAAATTTTTCACCGTGTCGTCGTTAGTTAATTCTGCCGCTGTTATTCGTTGTTTTAAAACTTTGTTTTCTTGAATAGTGTTGTCTAAAATTTTTATAGCTTCTGTAGAAGTATCTTCAAACGTATTCAATTCGACGGCTATATTGTTTGTTTCTAAATATGTTTTAATATTATTAAACGCGTTAGTCATTAATTGCACTTGTGTTTGCAGTGCGTTATTATTGGATTGCAGCTCGTTATGCTGTAATGTCAATTGATTATATGTCTGATAAATGTTGTTATATTCGGCAACTTTTTCATTGTGTTGAATTTCTAGCTGTTGTATACGCTCTTGTAATGGTTGTTGAGCTGCTTGCATTTGGGACTGAAACGTGGTGTTTGTATAGGTTGTTAAAGTTTGTTCGATTTGTGTCGTAATTGCGGTTAAATTTTGAACAGTGATGTAACCGGTCAATACAAATTGTTGCCCCATAACAAAGCTAGCCATTTTACAATAGGAATTAATCACAATTGATATACAATCGCAGATTTCCGTGTTGTTGGTTAATGTCCATTGCGTGTTGCGTGCTAAACAACTCAGCAAATCAGCAATGTTTTTATTCAAGTACTGCTCGAAATCTTTAAAATACTTTAAACTGTTTATGATGATGTCATAATTGAAATAATTTGTAATTATTATTGTTACACGGCTAAGTAACGCTTGAAAATGTTCGATGGTGGGCGAGCGCACAGCAGTAAGATACGATTCGTTTAATGCAATCAATTCTTCGGGTTGAGGAACAGCAACAGTTTGAGATGATGGCGGAGGTGGAGGCGGTGGTTGTTGTTGTTGTTGCGGCATGTAATTCGGAGTCGTAATAATAGGTGTGTTACTTGGATTTGGGTGAATATTGATTGTCTGTGTAGGCATAGTACTTGTGTTTTCATTTGTTGGTTGTATTATATGCGGTGCCATCATCGCCGCCTGTTGTTGCTGGTGTTGTTGTAGCAGAGGGTTATAGCCGTTGGGCATGTTAGTATTATAATCGTATTTGTAGTTAAAATTGTGCGTGATAGCATGGGGCATAGAGTTTGCGCTGTCGGGTTTTAGGGCTTCCATTACAAGCTCAGGTACTTGCAAATCACTTCGATTAATCAGATGAGGCCGATAAACGAGTATAATAGACCGAACTCTATCGAGAATCTCATCAGTGTACGCTTGATTTTTGGAACGTTGACTCATATTGTTGATTGTTTGCAATAGATTGTGAACAGTATTTGCGCTCACGTCGGTATTCTTGTATCGAGGAGTGCGATAGCGATCGCTCATGATGTTTGCTCTGTTAGAATACGAAGCGCTATTGCGAAAATTAAAAAACAACGGTCTGCGACGCGGCACAGTAACGATCGGCACGAACGATGTGTTCAGAATCACCAGAATGGTGTACAAAGACGGTTACTTAATTGTGTTTTTCACGGGATACTTGAGTAACGGAGACATGTATCAATTTTTCATGGAAACCAAATGCCCGTTGTACTCTTATCGAAAATGTTTTGGCACGCACGTTGGAAACACGTGTCACCAGGGCTGCGTTAGCTACAAGACTATGGTTATGCCGGGCTTGCGCGGAGTGCACAGCGACCGTATTAATGTCGTCAAGTATAAACGCGAAACGGCAAATGCTCGCCACGATAAGTTTTGTTTGGACGCTTTTTTTAACGATATCAATCGTGTACACACACAGACAAACATTAAAGAAGGGCAATACGTCAAATTTAACAGTGTACAAAAGTGTTTCGAGAATCGTTTGATGTGTACGTTTACCGACTTTGAGGCTATACGAAACTTGTTCAACACTGTTGATCCCGATTCTTTGTCGCGCGAAATTGTTCCTGTGATTGCGAGCTACGATATTGAAACCCATTCAAACGGACAGCGCTTTTCGAATGCAGCCATCGATCACATTATTTCAATAGCAATCGTGGTGAGACGTGACGGCAAAACCACCAAGATATGTTTGTACTACATGAAACCGGGTGTGCACGACGACATGCTTCAATTTGCCGAAATTAATCATGCGGACGTGCTGGTGACACGGTTTGACAACGAAATCGACATGATAGCCGCTTTCTTTGATCTGCTGCCTGTCATAAACATGGATTGTTTAATCGATTACAACGGAGACAAGTTTGATTTGCCGTTTTTGTTAGAACGCGCCAAAAAGGCTAGCGCTGCGACCAAGCAGAAATACGCAAAACTTGGCAATATATGCAACATTCGTCGCTACGATTTAGAGCCAGTCGAGATTAAAACAAAATCTTTGTTTGACAAGTTTCAGAATAAAGTAAACACTCATTATTTTGGCTATTATATACATTTGGACTTATATCGATTTTTGAGCATTGACTCTGAACAGAATGATGTGGAAAACTTTCAATTGAACACTGTTTCGCAGCACTATCTGAAGAGTAACAAAGTGGATTTGCCCATAAGCGAAATGTTGCGCTTGTACAATGACGCTAAAATGCAGCGCATCGTCGAGTATAACGTGCAGGATTGCGTCTTGCCCATAGATATTCTATTGAAGATTGAAATTCTTGATTTTATGTACACTCAATGTGCTTTGCTTTATTTGAGCACTGACGATCTACTCAGCAATATATCACACAAAGTGAATGTGGTGTTTTTTTACAATGCCATCACTAATACACGTGTGGACGATGTCACTAAACAAACATTGCCGGACCCATATTTTTTTAATAAATACGATTTGAGCGTGACATCAGGTCGCAAGCGGAATTACGATGGCGATTCTGTTGATTCGCAAAATGTCGATCTCACGCAACTGCATAGAAAGCCGATTCCCATGAGTCAAGTGCCCATCGATGCGGTCAAGCTGTGTCATCAAAATCAAAAATGTGTGTACACAGGAGGCAAAGTACTTTCGCCTATACCCGGCTACAAAAAATGGGTTGTAACGCTTGATTTTAACTCGCTATATTTATCGATTATGATGCAGGAAGGCATATGTCTATCGAACGTGTTCGTGGCCGACGATTGTAACGTCTATTTGGTAAAGTATCGTGAAGCCATTAATCCGAAGCTGCTCAAAACATTGCTCGACCTGAGGACTTTTTATAAAAACAAACGCGACAAGTTTGAGCCGGGTTCGTTTCAATACAATCTATACGACAAGACACAGAATGCGGTCAAGCGAATCGCCAACAGTATCTACGGCTATTTTGGGATATTCTTTAAACCGCTCGCCAACTATGTCACAAAGATTGGTCGAGACAAATTAATGGAAGCCATCGAAAAGATTGAGGCCACTAGCGATGATGCCGACATACTGCAAGACTTTAATTTGAGTTCGATTAAATTCAAAGTGATATACGGCGACACGGATTCGTCGTTTATACAAGTCGTGTTTAATGAAAACGAAATATGCGGCAACGTTGAAAGCGTAATTCGCACAATCATTAACGATTACGTTTTGAAAAAGTTAAATTCTGGATGGGTTGGTTACAAAATGGCCCTGGAAAACGTAATGTCCAGTTTGATTTTGTTGAAGAAAAAAAAATATTGCTATTTAAACAGTGAGAATCGTTTAAAATACAAAGGTTGGCTCGTCAAAAAGGATATGCCAATTTTTATGCGCAAAACTTTTCGACAAGTCGTGGATTCGTATTTGCTCGGCCACAGCGTTGCGTGCGGACTGAAATTGCTCTACGATCTAATGGTCGGACACTACAACAATTTTGGCGTAGACAACAACTACAGCGAGTACAGTATGAGTATGGGCTATCACGAAACGTCCACTAGCAAAAACACCAAAGTCGTCACTTCAACCGGAGCGCCCAGAAAGAAACCCATAACAATTGCGAAGCATTGTCGCGAGCTGCTCGCTAACTCGGGAACAGACTTTTTGCCGGGCAACGGCGATCGCATACCCTATTTGCTTCTCGACATAAACGGTAGCATTACTGAAAAAACGTTTCCATTAAAATTGTTCGACTCGAACATGCATCGTGTGAGCTGGCTAAAGCACGTCGACATTATGAATACTTTTTTCAACGAACTCATTCAGATTTTTGGTGAACGTGCAGAATTTAAGCACTACTACGAAAACATTTGTAGTGTGTACATGAGTGAACAGCTACACGACGTCAAGTATCCCGTATTGAAAGAAGTGGCAATTAAGAACACTGACAATAGTGGCGAATTGCCGACACGCATCAAACAATTTTCGTTGTATAAAACTAAACCAAAAAAATTAAACCACAATGATTATATTCAGCAAATGTGCAATAAATGTGGCGTTCAGTGTTAAATACACAACACAACTTTGTATTTTTAAATAAATTTATTTATCTACAATAATGGCATTATCAATTTCCTTCACCAAGAATTGTGACAAATCGTTGATTTCATCGTCGTTGAGATGTTTATAGTTGATGAATGATCTTAGTATTTGCAATATATGACTGTTGTAGTAGACCTGGTTGCAGAAGTAATCAATCTGCCCGTGCGACAGTTTGATGCCGTCGGCCGCATCCATAATGTCGCACATATCTTGAACGGTGATCTCGCGTCTAATAAACATTTTAATGATCTCGGTAAATTTGTGACAGAATGTTTCGTCACGCTCCAAATCTTTCATGTACTGTTTTAAATGTAGATTAACCATGGTGACTTTGGCCGCTACCGGCATCGAACTAAACACTTGGTTGACGAAGTTTTTAAAGAAATCCATGTTGCTGCAACTAGTCAATAGAGCTTTTGTTCTTATTTAATATTGCGTCAAAGGCCTTTTCGAGATCCCGTTTCTTTTTTATACTCTTAGCTTTACCGGTTGGCAGGTTGAGCGTTGTGGATTCGTCTTTAATATAGTACATTTGTAACAAAAGAATGAATATTACAAACATTAGTAACAAGAATAGCAATAGATTAGAGAACCCTTCATTTTTGTCGAAAATGAATCCGATTACAATTAATACGAGAAACGTAAAGTATATTAACATTTCAATTGTTTCAAGAAACCTCTTATTGTGTGCTCAAAGTTTATAATAATTGCTAGCTTCATTAAGACTTACTTTGTAATGTACAGATTTCATGTCAAAACGACTACTCAAAAACATTCTATGGCTGATAGTGTTAGTGATGGTGGCGATATGGGTAGCCGTATCCCTGTGGAACACACGCAGAAACAATCCGTACCGTCCGGGCATTACGTGCAACTCGTACTATTCGCGAAACGATTTACTAACATGCCCGGAAAAGTACGAATTTGATAATGATTTACAAAAATGCGTGCCCATCAACGAGACGGGTTGCACAGCGTTGGCGGTACCTAGCACCATAACCGCGGCAGAGTTTACGTGCACACCGAAACGCCTGCATAAACGAAATCGAGATCGACCCTGTCAATCTATAGTGGATTGTGCGACCGGCGTGCCCACATATTCCGCCGAAGGCATGTGCTTTAAACTTACAGAGGGCGACACGTTTGTCGAGGTGGAATGTATGCAGGTGCCCGGGTGTCGATATTTGGACATGGTACACGTTCCGCTTGAACTTACGTTTAACGAATTTGATTATGACACTTTTACTTGTCCCACGTCTTTGGACCAACAGTTTGTGCGCACAACCAAGCAACCCTGTTTCATTGGAATGACATGTTCAAACGGCAACAATAATAAAACGTTATTGTCGTGTCCGTACCATTGGCAATGTCTCGACGATCATGAAGATGCCTCTACGGAAATATTATGTGTACCCTGCTGGTATTATGATCGATGTCAATACATGAACGCCTATACGCCGGTGCAAACGATTGCCGCAGCATTAACCTAATGGTCGTAAAATGTTTGTGATCGCATTGATCTTGCTCAATACATTATCAATGTTGGCTTTACTGTCTTTTTGAAAAGCGTTCAATTGATTCGTAATGGTTGTATTTAACGTGTCAATTTTAAGGTTATTGTCTTTTTGAAAAGCATTCAGTTGTGATGTAAACGCTGTTATGTTAGTGCTGACGGCACTTATACGAGTGTCCAAAGCTTGCAAACGAGCGACAGTGTCTTTGATTTGAGAGCCTAGAGTTTCAAATTGTTTGTCCGTGGCCACGTTCACCTGTTGCACAATTCCAGCTAAATTAGTGTTAATGTTGTCCACGGAGGTTTTCAATGTGTCTTTCATGTTGGTGACAATAGTTAACAAAGAAGTCGTGTCGTCGGCTAACTGACCGATGGGCAGATTGTCGACCGAGTTTTCAATGATTTTAAGCGTAGAATTAGTTATCTTGTCACTTTCCTGAATGGCTTTGATATCGTTTCGCACGTCGGAAATGTCATTTCGAATGACAACAAATATATTTTTAGAATCGGCCATAATGACGTAATCTTCTTAGTATATAATACGGTCAATGTCAGTTTCATCTCACAGTCATCTCGTTATGATGGAATCGACCGACAACAATGATAGCACGGTCACGAAACTGACCGATGTACTATTCAAAAAAATCGCCACTATACTCTACGAGAAAATTAACGAAATGCAACTGCAAGAATTACCCGAGATTACGCGACAAAACAACCTATCCATGCACGCGTTCAATATGTGGCGCGGCACGTTCATTCATCGAACCAGCGTCGTCGCTAAGGAAATACGATCGTTGATTACAAACTATAAACACGACAAAAAATATAAAGCGTGGCTTCTGGAAAACTACGCTCGCAACGAAACCGAAGAATTCGACAAGCTAGTCGAGTGTGCCGTCAACGATGTTGTGCCGCAGGTGAACTTTGCCAACGACATGACCTGGCGGCGAGCGTTAAGAGCAAACATCGACAAGCATGTTCACCAAGATTCGTGCAATTGCAATTAAAATGTTTCATATATAACGTGTCGTTTCAATTGCTTACACACAAACACACTCATCATGTCGCCCACTGTACATCAACCTTATTCGTTAAGCCTACTGGCCTTCAAACAGACGTTACACTGTGGCACACCGACAAACGGCTACATCGCTACGCGCACACGCAAACATCTTTGGCAACAATTGCTGTCACTCGAACCAAGCTACGAATGGTTAAAAATTTTTTTGCGAGAAACAAAAAATTTGGGGAATGTGCTTAAATTTTTGTTTGCAAACAAATGCGTCGAAGTTAGTGTATGTAGCGAAGCCAACGCCCTGACAAAATTGTATACTTTAATCAACAAATACATTACAAATTTGACGACAAAGCAGACGTTGAAATTTATTGTGTTGTATTTGTATTTGAACGATTTGGAAATATCGTTTATGCCCGAAAAGTTTGCAGTGTTCTGGTGTAAGAGCAAAAACAATTTGTGTAAATGGTGCGCAGATGTGTATGTGAGCAGCGAAAACGGCAGATACATGACCGAATGTTGCGGCAACTTAAAATTTTCATATTACGATCACTACGATGTTCGAAACTTTACAAATATTGTGACAAACATTGACAACTACTGTAGTCATTGCTATAGATCCCTTTACACAATCATGGATGTCACCAATCAACGATTTCCCTACAATATGTATTTTTGTACGCTATGTGATTGACTTGAAATAAAAACTATTATATTAATAAAATCTTTTATTATCATTTTTTTACAATCAGTTTAGAATTTAACATGTGTTTTATTCTTTGTTCAAACTGCGCTGCGTCCTCGGCCGAATCAAAACTGAGCGATCGCTTTGACTTCTTTACGGGCACCTTTTGTTCGGACACTTGATGCGTAGCATTGTTCCAATCGACTTGAGGATTGGGTCGTTTACTTTCGTGCACAATGTTTGTTTCGTTTATGCCACGTTTGTTTTTCTGTTGTTCTACGTACGGTCTTTGTCCTGCAATAGCAGTAAATGTCGTGCCCGTTTGATCTTTAGCTATACACAAAATTGGTTGTTTCTTCTCGCTGACAGGATACTCGACGGCTCGATCGGACAAATCAATAACTTTTTCCACCAAACTAGTCACTTGTTCGTCCTTCTTTTGCATAGTTTCTTGGAAGCCGGTGTACATTCTGTTCATATCGTTCATTACCCGATTAATCTGTTGATCTTTGTGCACAACAATCTTTTGAATCATTTCGTCCTTTTCCGCGCATATTTTCTGCATCATTTTTTGGTTTTCATGCAGTTGCTCATCCTTTCTCACTATAGCATTACGCAAATAATCATTATCTTCTTTGAGACAAACAATATTCTGCGAGATTGTTTGCAACAAAGCCACCGTATTAACATCATTATTGGAAGTCGGCACCACGGCAGTGTCGATCTTGTATTGTCCGGTTTTTCTGATGGTAGGCAGCACTTCTTCAAACACCCATTTCTTGAACGGCTCCACGCGATTATTTTTCAGCTTTGAACTTAAGATCATTTGATACAAGCCAGGTTCGTTGACGAAAACTGTATGCGGATGGGTTGATGACGTAATACCTGTTAATCGCAGGTCATAGAATTGTTCGTATTTTTTTTGATAATTTTTATCAACTTTTGATATAACAAGATCAGGCCGTTCGTAACCCATACAGCTAGCAAATTCTTTAGCGGCAAACCAAAACTGAACTTTGTCATCGTCAATTGTTTCTATAATAAACTTGACCTCGACAGGTTCGTTGTTTAAATAAAACGTTTGTTTAGACAGAGCCATGTTGATGACACGTTATTGACAGTCGAAAGGTTAAAAACAAATGATACACGTTGTCATGTTTGAGAGTATTTATTAATAATCTGACGAAGGTTATCAAAAATGACCTGTAAAGGAACACAATAAACTTCGCCGTTGTCTTGATACTCGTGCAGCGCCAACTTCATGTCGCGTTCGATTTTCGCATAATGTATGCTGGGTGGCGAATGAAACAACAATTTGAGCACATCGTACTTGGCCCGTCCACAATTGAGTTGATTGATCCTTTTCAATATGTTGACGGTTTTACCAATTTTATACAAGTTTCGTTCATGATATTGTTCGTTGGAAACAACATAAAACACTCCAATTTCGGTATTAGGACAATTGTTTAATCGCTCAGCAGCATCTTCTATGAACGAGCCGTCAATTTTAGGAAAAACTTCTTCATACAGCCATTTTTGTAGTTTATCAGCATTTTTTAACTTGCATTTTGTAATCATTTGTACCAATCCAGCTTTATTCACAAATACTGTGTGCGGATGCGTTGAAGTATGTAATAAAATATTAAATTCTTCAAATTTTTTACGATAAATTAAATCAATTTTTTGTAATATTATGTTGTCCGGTCGTTGATACCCCATACAACGAGCAAACTCTGATGCGGCAAACCAAAATTGAACTTTGTCTTTGTCTAGGTTTTCTTTAATAAACTTGACTTCGACAGGTTTGTTATTCAAATAAAACGTTTGTTTACAAAGAGCCATGGTAAATGTTTATTTGACCACAAACTTGACCGTATTATGACAATTTCAGACACAAAGCAGTATTTATATACTAAATTTTCTACTACTCTAAAAACATGTCAAGTAAATGTTCGGGAAACAGAAATTCTGACGGCAAAGCACACACGTCCGCCAAGATCAACGTGTCGTTTTTGTAGCATATATTGTCGTTTTTAATGTAAACATTCTGTAGAACGGTGGTGTTGTGATAAATGTCCCCGCCGCCCACTTTGACGCGATTGTGCGACGAAATGTAATTATTTAGGCTTTTGATTGCGCGATTGGCGATCAGGTCAATATCGGTGCTGCTAGTTTTTTTGTAGTTGCGCGTGCTTTGCACCAAATCTTTGCTTCCCTTGGCGCCGCATTTTATGATGTCTCGAAACTGACCGTCGAGCGTGAATAACTCTCGATCGCCACACACCATCTCCTCGTCACCGATTATTTCACATAATCGCTCAAAAAGCAAATAGCTCGTGTTCGAACTGAGCACCAAGGCACAATCGCGCAACATTAAATCTAGTCGAGCGGCAAAAATAACATTTTTATGCGTGTCCCATATGGTTTTGAGTAGAGGCAAACTTCTGAAAACATTTTCGACTTTTTGCCTGTTCTTGTACAAATAGTATATTTGTTGGGACACAAACGCCAAGCGATTTTTGTCGAAACACACGAAATTGTAACGTGGATCGCCATACAGCAGACATTCCAAATCAATCAACGAATTTGGCTGCGGCAGGAACGTGATAACTTTTTTGTCACCATCGCAATCGGTGTTGGCGCCCGTGAAAATGCCAAGGCCAACTTTGACGTTCCAATCGGTATAAGTGGCGGGTTGACGCACGTCGGATACTTGCGTGCTCAGTTGCGAAATGTTGGGGTGACGGGTGGTCCAAGCACGAACATTGCTCACATCCCGACCGTAGTAGCGATGTATGCTCGTTTTCGGTGGAACAACTACGTTGGCTCCGTTCAAACATTGCACGTTTGCGTAAAACGATGCCGTGTTCAAAAAAGTCGAGTACAGAAACTGTCCGGCGTAGCCGTTCTTGCTTTGAAATTGATCTTTGATAATGCCGTGATTGAATTTGATCTTTTGTAGTTGTCCACTTATGTCGATTAGACCGGCGTCATGTTTGCTGTTGAACGATTTATTTAGGAATATGATAACATTATGGTCCCACAGTATAAAGTTTGGTATGATCAAGTAGTTTATGTTGTCGGTGAACTTGTTTCGCTTGAGTTTTTTCAAGTAAACATTGGAAGGCAGATCGCGCACCACGATCGTGGTGGCCATTAATATGCGGCTCAACATCTCGGTGTGTTCGTTTCGCTCGTCTCGTTCTTGGTACACTGAAATTAATTGTTCAATGAGGCTGTTGAAAAAATTAATTTTAATTCTTTTCACGTCTGCAATAATGTTTCTAAGAAACGTTTTAAATTGATCGATGTTGCAGAAAAAGACATTATCAATGTCGGCGGGGTCGAATAAAATATCAAAGGTTGTTGAACTTTTAGGCACAAACTCGATACACGTGCGTTGTGTTGCGTTAGCCATGGCGGAATGACCGCTAAAGGTCAACGATTTAATAAGAGGGTATTTTATTTAAATTTTTGAGTTTTACGTAAACTAACATGACGACTCCGACTGAATTAATTAATGTGCCGATACTTAAAAGTCTCATTAAAACCGAAATTGATCGAAACGTCTCGGGCAACATCACTATTTTGAACGGCAAACTAAAAAAATTGGAAGACGATCATCTCAATACATGGGTGGAAGTGTACGGCGTACACAACTCTAGGCTGCTCAACAAAAAGATTCGTAACAATTATGTAAAGAAAATTTGCACACTGCTCGATCTCGACTACAAGGCAATCGTTGAAAGCGACTACGACAAGAATCACATTAAACTAAAACTCAACGATGCTGCCACGGCACGCGACTGGCAGAATCGATCGCGCGAAGTTCGTTTGAAAAATTTCGACCTCGACATTGATTTTGACGGGCCTATTAAAATATTTGTGGCAGCTTCTGCTGAGCATAAGCAATTATTGAAAAAAACTCGCGACGCTCTGTTGCCGCACTACAAGTATGTGTCGTTGTGTAAGAAAGGCGTGATGGTGCGCGAAAACGAGCGTAGTAAAATTTATATAGTAAAGAACGAAAACGACATTTACGATTTGCTCAGCAAAATGTCGAGCGCCGTCCATCCCATATGACTAACCGATCCTGTGTGGCCAATCAAATGGCTATAGATTATAATTTAGATTAGTTATCAAGTTGAATCTCTAGCGTATGTATATAAAGCGATGGTCGATTGCAGTTGTCACCATTATCGTGGATCGTTATTTACCATTCGCAATGGAATTCGTTAAGCATCTGTTCGGGTTTGGTACAGCCGCCGACGATGGTACCGATTATTTTATTTACGCCACCGACGATTCGGGCTCGACTACATACACGGATCATTATAACGCCAACGCGCCTCAAACATTAACGTTGTTTGAAGATGAAGTTAAACGATTTAATTCGAAAAATGCCGTAGTGAAATATTTGCATTGGAGTACTAGTTGTCGCGAGCAAACTCGCCAACAAGTAATTCAACGCTACGAAAACAGTGAGTACGCCGAGGGAGGTGGAACGTGGCCCGCAACGATTATTGAATGGATTCAAACTGAAATATGCTCGAAGACATCAGCAAACTTGAGATTGTTGTACATTGTTACGGACGGTCAAATAAATTCCAATGCAGTATCGATATGCCAACGTTACATGGAGCGTAGTCCATTTGTGTTTGATCGTGTAGTGTTTCATGCAATCAGTGCCGACATTGATGATGTCGATCTGTCGGTGGCGTCAACGTTTTTGGGCAAATCCGATTGCACCATACTGTACAATACGTCGGTTATTGATCAAATGAATCTTGCCGAACCCTACAATTACGAAGCAGTGACACCTGAAAATTTTGATGAAAAAACACAAGAAATGTTGTCGTATATTAAATTGCAATTCATAAACACGAATTCTACCGATGCCGCGGCACTGCAGGAAATTGAAAAGCTGAAAAAGATGCGTAATCGATTATTGATGCACGAAGAACCAAAAACTGACATGGCTAGCATTTTTGAAACTAAAAATCGTGAAACATTTGTGGCCGCTTTTAAAAATAGCAGTTATTATAAAACATTTGACAACACGTATTCGTTCAAATCTCGAGTGGAAAAAAATGTGTGTACAATGATTAACTATTTGCACAACGATTATAAATCGTATTCCTTTAACGCTTTACGTGTCAAAAAGTATTGCAACACAGTTGATTCTGTAATGGAAGAGGATGTCGACCAAGTGAATTACGACAACGCGCAAACTATTGAGTTTCCCGATTGCATTTTAGACGACGAAAGTGGAGTGCCCGCCATATTGTTGACGCATTGCAATCTATTGGCCGACATTAACGATACAGTTACTTTGACAAAATTTAAGAAAACCATAACGTGTCCATTGCATTATATGCGCAACAAAGACGTTAAAGAATCTATTGAATACTTCTATAATGTTAACACACTAAAATCGCTCTTAGAACATGATGTGACCATTAGTCCTCGATCGCGCAGACCATTTACGGGGGCATTGGTGCCTAGTGCCGAGTTTGATGCTTACAATGATTACGTATTGTTGAGTACATACTTCAACGGAAAAAAAGTGCCTGTAAACAAAGGCCTAATGTACTACGTGCTGTACAAACACATGACTAATGCTGAATACATAAATTCCGAGGTTTGTGAATATTTTCGCAAATACGTGATACATCGCATATCTACAACATTATGTCCAATTTCGTTAAGCCTTCAACCTCTGGAACCTCAAATAATGGTGTCGTTACCCGCCGCCCTGTGGTATTGCGTCGATATCTCGACAGAGTTGTTTGCAAACGACTTGATACATTTTGGCAAAGAACGTTTACGCGAATATGCCTATTACGCAAACGATATGATAACAATGTTAAAATGGTGTTCGTATACATTGGACGAGGAGCCCATTAAATCGCGCGCCGACATCCTCTTGACGATTAACGCGTTGAAACGTATTCAAGGATACACTAATAAATTGCAGTTTATTTTCAAACAAATCTTCCAGGAGGAACAAGGATTTTTCGTAAATGTTATTAAAAATAAAAATAACATTATTAAATTAAATTTGATTGATGTCGATCATACTAAAATGGTGGACACAAAAATGCTTGATCGTGCTGTTGATTTAAATGAATTTGCATATTTTTACAACAAAACAGCAAACGTGGCTTTGAACAGTAGCGTTATTGACCCGCGAACTATGCGACCTCGATTTGTCTGCGCGAGCAACGTAAGTTTTTATGAGGATTTGCTGAAATTGAGTTGTAATGTGTCTGCCGACAATAACTATAACGTTCAAATTGAGCCCGCAACAAAATTGAGTCTCCGCAAAACGGTTTCATTGTACAAAATGTATATTAAATACGTCGAAGAGTACCAATGTTACCCTTCATTGTTGGACTACCAAGAATATGTTTGTGAACATTATCGTGTTCGTGACAACAAAATAGGAGTATTCAATACAAACATATTGAATAATATTGCTGCCGTCTACCTGGAATACAGTACGTTGACAACAAATATGAGCGTTGATGAGTTTTTGATGAAAGCCAAATTGTCTGTTAATAGAGAACAACGCATTGTAACTGAAACAGACAATACGTGGAAAACGGACGATATTAAGCAATTTATTACAGACGCGGAGCAACGTGTAGGTCTGATGTGTTAATTTTTTCTATTGCATAATAAACAATGTTTGTCAAAGACTGGTTTTTTTGTTATTACTAAGTATTTCGTTGATATGGAGACTCATATTGAAACCCAACAATATCTAATAAAGTCGATAGCCGACAAAGATGTTATAATACAGCATAAAGATGCTCAAATTGCTGAATTATTGAATGCAATTTTACTAGCCAACTCGCAATGTATGAGTTTGTCTAAGCGGTTGGTGGACATTGTGCAGGATGTTGTAGTAAAACCACAAAACTGTCAATTGTTGCACGCTTTAGCTGTGTGCGAGCTGTCTTGCAATAAATTTGCCTTTCTCAGAACCCAATTACGTTCTTTAAAGCGCAGCATTAAACGTTTGCAACGAGCCGAACAGCACGAGCCCACTATAATTTATCAAAGCGAGTACGTGCCCAATTCTATTAACATTTTGAATAAGATCAAAGAGCGATTACCTAAAGATAAGTTTACGGCTCGTCACAACAAAATACAACTGGTCGACGACTGTGGTAAGGATACGTTGGTCAAGTTGTTGAGTGAATTAAAAACAATACCATAAATTATAATCAATTTATTATAAATAAACAGACATGTATACAAGTATTTCAGGATTACCGACGTCCACTCAAAAGTTGCCGTACAACGGCAAAATAATATACATGAAATTCTTTAATCGTGCCTACGAAAAATATCATTCGGACGCCACCGCCGACAAGCTGGCATGGCAGGCGGTTCGACGAAAGTACGTTAAACACAATCATACATGGGTGCCGCGTGTTGACGCAAACTCGTACGACACCACCACTACGGACGAAACCACCGACACCGACGACGACGACGACGATGACACTTTCTACGTGTACTAATATAAGCGTAAAAATGTTTCACTTGAACGAGTCTTTTTACAAGCAAGAGATGCCCGCGCGGGCTAAACGGCTATTCGTTAGAACATTTAATAAGTATCACAAACTCGACGGCGGCGATGAAGAAGTGGCTTTACACATGGCGCGGCAGGCGGTCGACCGCGAGTATGTTATGCTTAACAATCACTGGATTCCAAAAACTGCTGCCGAAGAAATTGTCCGTCACGACATTGACGAGGATAGCTTGAGCGAATCTGAAGGGTCACCCGTCACCGTTGTTGCACCACCAAAACAAAAGCAGCGTCGTCAGCAACAGAAACAAACGGCTTCTCACAAAACGGCTTCTCACAAAACGGTTTCTCACAAACGCTCCGTGTATCGGCAACTTTCTGAATCATCCGAGAATGATAATGATGATGATGGCGATATTAGCACAGACGACGAAGACGCTACCAGCGAAAGTGACGCAGACGACGTCGGTTCTCAGTCACACATGAAAAGTAAATTATTGTTCAAGTGAATTCTAGCATTTTAATTTCCCACTCCCTGTCAATGACGGCACGTTTGTTTTCATCCGGCTTTACATAATGTTTGTTGTGGCGATTTTCAAAGTCAATAAATCCGCTTATTCGTTTATGGTATGTTTCATTAAAATACATGGTCTTCGCCACCACCATACGCGCCTCCTTGTGCAATGTTATCATCATAGACTTGTTGCGATCAGCTTCGATGTACGCTACGCAATCGCCCAGCTCGCCCGGTCTGTTTACTAACACGTTCCCCACGCTACATTTTGTCTCAGTAAATAAATATTCGGCCAATGTTTCAAGAGACAAATCACTGAATATTTTAAAATTTGTAAATATACCTCCGCGAACATTTAAAAATATTATGTATTCAATATCATTTAGACCGTCTGCACTAAACGACACATGTCTCAAGTCAATTATTGTTCCGTCGAACTCGAGATATCTGCTGCTTATCGAGGACATTGCGCTCAACTGATAAATGTAAACGTACTAACGGCGCGCCGCCGCCAACTTTGCTTTTATATAGAGAGGAGAGTCGGGTCTATTTGTAAATAATTTGTATAGAGTGGCGTATGGCCGCTTGCGGTGGTGACAAACATCTTGTTAAAACTGTAACCTAATACCTCCAGTTAAGGTCGCTTATAACATAAACAGGGTAAAGTAATAAAATTCAATAGTAAACGTAATAATGTTTAATAAATAAATTCTAGTTTATACAGTAGAGTCAGAATCGTTTAATTTAATTAAATCAGGCACAACAATTTCACGCTCAACATCACACACGCGTTCCAAAATAAAATTAAAACGCCTATGTAAACGTGTGTACTCTTCAAAACTCACGGACATAGGCGAAACAAAACCACATTCTTCGCAGTACACAATCTGGTCGTAAGTGTCGACGCGTCGACCTCCGCTGTCTTTATTACCACTTGTACTTTTTCTCGTCGAACAGCGTTTTGTAGTTGCGTTTTCCGACGACATCGTACGTTGTGCTGCATCCAACTCGCGCCGTGTCGTTTTTGTGCTTCTCGTAAAACGTTGCGACGTTGTCGTGCTGCTGCTTGCTTTTGAGTTTAGTGTCGACTGTGCCGTTGATGACCTCCTTAAGTTTGAAATTCATTTTGTCGCCCATTTTATTATCAAAAAAATGCTGATAACGCCTCGAGATAAGCGTACTGTTGACTAGGTGACACACTTTGGTAGATTGTGACCTCAATTCCAGAAGCTGCCGATTAAATACTCGCGCCGGATCGGGCGTCACGCCAGAACAATACCAAAATATGTACGAAAATCATCTATAAAATTATACCAATCCATTACAACAAGATTGTTTGATGAATTGATAGCAGCCGGAGTGTTTGCGTCGTATACACGATTCGTGACTGGTGGTGTTACGATTAATTGAAAATACCGACTGTAATTTGTTGGGTTGCGTGCCCATTTCGCGTAATGAAATATCCTCTTGACCATTTCTCGAGGCGGGCACATTACGTGGCCGGGCGCGTTACCACCGTACCGCAAATCACAACATTTGACACGTTCTTTGTTGTTGGGACACTTGCCTAACGTACGAAATATCACTGATATATTTTTTTTGTTATCGTTAAACGGATTACTTTGCTGAAGTAGCATTGTTAGCACAGTGTTATATATCAAAAACGTCCTGTAAATCACTTGGCTTTGAAATGCTTCGTCTGAAAACGGCACGCTAAAGACTCGTAAACCGTCTTTAATTGGTTCATTTTCGTTGTTATACAAATGATACATGCGTTGCGGTAGCACAATACAGCGAAATATCGAATAGATCACATCGATCTGCAGTTCGTCTATCATCAAAATAAAATTGTCCTGGCAAACTTGAAAAGCGTCTATAATTGTTTTGATCACGGTTCGAATGGTGCTCATGTTTTTCTCTCCCGCTTCGTCTATGCCAAAGAATTTTTCATCGTCGTCCAGCTCTTGCAGCATAACGTAGGCAAACATTTCGTTTGCGTTAACGTAAACGCCGCGTATCTCCAAATCATTTTCACTATTAACCAAACACATATAGTACGGTTGACGATCGTAGTTTTGATATATTGCATCCAAAACCGTGACATGATTGTCTATAGTCGTGTCGGTGGTTTCGTCATAGTGTTTGATCACTTTGCAGTTCGCTCGCAACGGATGTATCCGACACTGGGTACCCTGTAGTTTTATTGGTTTGAAAGGAATTAATTTCTCCAAGACACACCGGTTTAAGCGCACCACAGGTTTGATCGACGACATTTAAAATTATATAAGAGTTGTCAATCAATTCGAGGTTATGTTTTAGAATGTTGGCCACCACGTCAGTTGTCGCCGGAACCTCAGACATATTTGAGCAAAATAAAATAAAAATATTGTCTTATGACAAATATGCACAGCTAACTCGCTATAAATTTGCTCACAAAGATAATCGAAATTACTATTACAAAGATACGTACACTGATAAGACAGTAAAATTTCTAACACCTTTGTCTACTCTAGACAAATATAAGGATTTTGTAATATTTGTATATTGATCACTATTACACAATGAGCAGAAATAGTAGAGGCCTTAGCAACAAATTGACCGAAATAATTAGATCTAAAAGACCCAGACAGGATGATTTGATTAGTACGCCCTCAAAAAATCCAAAAACCAACACAGCCGACAATGTGATTAGTGAATTGAGTTTACCATTACATGGTCCCGTTTCGCCGATGATGGAAACAGACGTCGACGAAAGCGACACGGAAGAAACTGTCGACAAACCCCAAGTAACTGTCGACAAACCCGAAGAAACTTTTAAATTAACGTGTGTTAGGCCACAAGCTTTGAAAGCTGGAAACGTTATCTTTGTAGCTGCGCCTATACTTAACTGCGTCTATATGACTCCGCAGAATATTAGACAAATCCAATGTGTCATAGACAATCTACAACGGTATATGGACCAGTTACGCGTCAATATTTCGCAGAATTCCATGACTTTAAAACAACACTTTTCCGATACTCAGCATAAAGTCATTAAACTGTACTATGCCGACATCATATCGGCAATCGTGCAGAACAACACTGTACACGTGCACAATTTTCATAGTGTATCAGATATGTTTTACAATTATTACATGGGCATGTTTCATGTTATCGAACCGATTACGCACGCGATAGTCAACGTTAACTATACCGTCGGCAAAACAAACATTTCGCAAGCTGTAACCCATTTCATGAACGTGTGTGCCCACCATATTATATTTTTGCTTCAAGAATTGATTAACAAGAAGATTACTCTGAAAAACAGTATTCCTACAAAATATATAGACCAGATAAAAAAACGACAAAATGTCTTGACAAACATATTTAATGCGCATTTATTAAATTTACAAAGTTGCGTATTCTACAAACATACAGCAAACAACGATGACACCGTCAATGTGGGTGTCCAACCGACAAATTATCGCGATCGCATCATACCGGTTCGTTTACGCGTGCACAGGGATGATTTTAAATTAAAGTTTTAACATTTCACTTGTATCGCAACAAAGACGAAAAATCTAATTCTAAATCGAGCTCGGTCGCATCGTGCACTCTGCGATATTCGTTACCATACAAACGGTCGGCATGTTCGTCTCCGATGAAACCTATTGTTTGATCGAGCAGCGAAGAACATTCATTTTCGCTTTTTGGTGGAAAATTAAAGTAGTACTTTACGTTGCGATTGAATGGATCGCGATTGCGTTCGCGCTGCCATCGACGCAGGCATCCGGAATGAAACATTTTTTCAATGTTTAAAGTTTTGTAATCTGTTACGGCTACCACGCCGTCATCGATAATTCTATCCAAGCATATTCCACATTCTATAGTGCACTCGGACCAAAGTTTATTGAACAATCTGTACAGATAACCTTTCTTGTCCTGTACATGCAGCGTAATTAACATACTGCTGAAGCAATATAAAGGCGAAACTTGCCCTGATACTGCCAGAATAACATGAGTCATGGAGCTTATAAAACCTTTTATCAAGTACTCGCAATTGTATCGACACACCAAAGACGACAATGCTCGACGGCTAATCTACAAGAATTGGTGCAGCGAAATTGGCGAAACGCGCGTGCAATCTACGCTCATGGTGTCGCGCAACAACGCCAAATGTGACTATTGCTACAATGTTAACGATCAACAGCAGCAGTTTTGCACGCAATGTTTTTTTCCATTGTCTGGCAATGATACAGAGTTTATGACGTACTGTTTGCTAAGCGTGTGTTACTTCGAAACAAATTGCGAATCGCTGTGTCATCGCACCGTCTATCGCCAGCGATTGAAAATGATATGGTACGAATACGAGCGCAGCGATAAAGTGTACGAAATTGTACATTCAAAATGTTATCAGTGTCAGCGAATCAACGAGAATGTTAATGCTAAATATACCTATTTTAACGATGAAATGTTCTGTATCACATGTATGTTTCCCCTGTTTGTCATTCAAATACAATCATTATAACCCATCAATTGTATCTGTTTTTTTTCCTATACAATGAAGTTGGATTTGGCGAAACATGTTTTTCAAAAGCAAGAATTGATTAAACTACATTACGTCATTTTATTGAAGTTGGATTTGGCAAAACATGTTTTTTAAAAGCAAGAATTGATTCATTTATATGACAAACAACTTACGTCATTTAATCGAAGTTAGATTTGGCGAAACATGATTATGCAAAGCAAACATCAATTTGACATAGTAACAAATTTAATCGAAGTTGGATTTGGCGAAACATGTTTTTTGAAAGCAAGAATTGATTAAACTTAGTAACAAACAACTTACGTCATTCTTAATCAATGTAGCAAAGATCGATTAGAGTTAGTAACAGATTAATCGAAGTTAGATTTAGTGAAACATGATTTTTAAAAGCAAAGTTCGGTTGAACAAACAACTTACGTCATTTTTAATCGAAGTTGGATTTAGTGAAACATGATTTTTGAAAGCAAAGTTCGGTTGAACAAACAACTTACGTCATTCCTAATCAATGTTGGATTTGGTAAAACATGTTTTAGCAAAGCAAAGATCGATTGGTTAGTAACAGATTTAATCAATGTTGGATTTGGTAAAACATGTTTTAGCAAAGCAAAGATCGATTGGTTAGTAACAGATTTAATCAATGTTGGATTTGGTAAAACATGTTTTTTAAAAGCAAAGATTGATTAAATTACGTCATCTTTAATCAAAGTTACGTCAACACAAACAACTTACGTCATTGCATTGAAGTTGGATTTCGTGCATCATGCTTTTTGTAAGCAAAGATCGATTAGACTTAGTAACAAACAACTTACGTCATTCTTTATCGAAGTTGGATTTCGTGCATCATGTTTTTTGAAAGCAAGAATTGATTAAACTTAGTAACAAACAACTTACGTCATTGCATTGAAGTTGGATTTGGCGAAACATGTTTTACAAAAGCAAAGATCGATTTAATTTAAAAACAACTTACGTCATTGCATTGAAGTTGGATTTCGTGCATCATGTTTTTTAAAAGCAAAGATTGATTAAACTTAATAACAAACAACTTACGTCATTGCATTGAAGTTGGATTTGGCGAAACATGTTTTACAAAAGCAAAGATTGATTAGACTTAGTAACAAACAACCTACGTCATTCTTTATCGAAGTTGGATTTGGCGAAACATGATTATGCAAAGCAAAGATTGTTAATTTTTACGCAATAAAAACATAATGTTGCATCATTTTTTTTATCGAACTTGGATTTGGCGAAACATGTTTTTCGAAAGCAAAGTTTGTATGAGAAGTAGCAACAACACCATAAGTATATGCGATAACTTTATCAACCAACAAACAATTATTGCGTCATATTTGATCAAAGTTGGATTTGGCGAAACATGTTTTTTGAAAGCAAAGATTGATTAAATTAAATTACGTCATGCTACAAAGTTGGATTTGGTAGAACATGTTTTTTAAAAGCAAAGATCGATTAGACTTGGTAACAGATTTAAACAATGTTGGATTTGGCGAAACATATTTTTTCAAATCAAAGATCGATTGCACTAAATTACGTCATGCTACGAAGTTGGATTTGTCCGATCATGTTTTTTCAAAGCAAAGATCGATTTGACTTGGTAACAGATTTAAACAATGTTGGATTTCGTGCATCATGCTTTTTGAAAGCAAAGATCGATTAAATTAAATTACGTCATGCTACGAAGTTGGATTTGGTAGAACATGTTTTTTAAAAGCAAACTTCATGTATATGTGGACAACAATATTTTTTTTACAGACATTCAATCAATGTTTGAGTTTAACAATAATGATTATTAAAATCAAACATTGTTAATATGACATTTTACGCAATTTGATTAGCTTATCTGCAATCTTTATCGGTCGGTACAGCCGCATGGTTCGCTTGCGTTTTCGTTTAGTATAGTCGCGTTTATTATTAGATGTAAATGTAAGATAAAGTATTATCATTATGTTATTTAAATTTAAAGATTAATTAACAAACTGGCAGTGATACGATGGAATCGGGTAACGATACAATGAAACTATATGCCAATCGCCTTATGAGTTTTGATAAATGGCCGCCCAATCATCCTATATCTCCGCATTGTTTGGCAATTAACGGGTTTTACCACTTTCAAAGCTCTGTATATTCTGATAATGTGAGATGTGCATTTTGCAAAGTGGAAATATGTAAATGGCAGGCGAATGATGACGTCGAAAGAGACCACGAACGGTGGGCGCCGCAGTGCAAATTGGTACGTAAACTCGTCGACGTTGATGGAGGCTATAACACTTCAAACGGCACTGTTGACGAACCTTCAGTCGACGAATGTGGCGCCAGGCCTTATTATGCACATCCTCAATATCGCACATATCAATCTCGCTTTAGAACATTCAAAAATAAAGACTGGCCCGTCACAATACCTGTATCGCCGCACGAACTAGCCACGGCAGGATTTTTCTACACGGGACAAAGCGACAAAGTTAAATGTTTCGCCTGCGACGGAGGCCTAAAAGAATGGACGGAAGGCGACGATGCTTTTGAATTGCACGCCCGTTGGTTTGATCGGTGTTCGTACGTAATGAAAATCAAAGGAGAAAAGTACATCAGGAATGCAATGAACAAAGGCCGTAATTGTACACCCTCAGCACCGCCTCAGGAACCATTGCCGTCGTCATCTCAGCCTACGGCGCCTCGTCTAGAAAATGACGACGACAAGTCCGCATGCAAGATTTGTTTTGAAAACCAGTGTAATGCAACTTTTGTACCTTGCGGACACGTTGTGGCTTGCTACACTTGCGCTCTGTCCGTAGATTCTTGTCCCATGTGCAGACACGCCATAACCACGATTGTAAAGCTGTTTTTTTCATAACAATAAAACTAGCATGTTAAAACTATTTGTATTTTATTTCATAAACTCTCGTCGTCCCATTCGTAATCGTCTTGTTCCATTGTGTCTTGCATTTCATAATCGTCATCGGTCAAACTCTCAAGCACCAACATGTCAAGCGCGGCTTCGTCGTTTGCGTTTACAGGTTCAACTTTGTCCAGTTCCAAGTTAATTTTATCTTGCAACTCTTTTAACTCATTCTCGATTGCTATCAATTTATCTTTTTGTACAGTAAAGTCCGTGCTGTTTGCAGTAAATTCGGCCTCGGTGTAATCTCGTACTGACGTAAACACCGTACCCTTTGCCTCACGTTCAATAATGCTTTTAACGCTTTTCTGTGTCAACAGCTCGATCACAGCACAACCAGGGCGATTGCTACAAAGCACTAATCCTACTACACCATCGTCCTGAAAATATTGCTTTAGATATTGCTCGTCAATGTCGTTATAAATATTCCATTCTACCAGTATACGATTAGTTTTGGTAGTTTTAAAATATTTATTTCGAGTGTTGTTGTCGATTTCCGTTAAAACTTTTTGTTTTAGTCGTTGTCCAATATCTGAGTCGTAGAAATCTTTTAAATTGTTATTGATGCGCAATACATTATTATAAAAAGCAGTAATATCGTTTTCTAGCGGCTTCAAAACTGTTCTTTTGTAATTTTTAACTACTTGTTTTTTGTCTAAAACAGAATTGTAAACGTCGCGTAGTTTTTTTCTGGTAAGCGTGTGATTTGCATCGTTTAAAACCTTTAATATGTCGTCCAAACTATTTTGTGTCGGATTTTGTACATCACCACCATGTTGATAAGGTTCGTTTTGCTTGTAGACGCGCGTCAGTTTGTTAATGGTCTTTTTAATCTCATGGAATGTGGTTGTGCGTGAAATACCCAGTATTCTATAATAGTCAACATACTTTAAATTAAGTGTGTACAAGCTTGTAACGTACTTGAGCTTTGACGTGACACGCGTGTCGCTTTTCAAAGACGAGTCGTCGTATTCCTGATCGGAAGTCCGCCTAGAGGGCGGCTCGCTGTTTGGCGGGGTGTCAGGCTTGAGTCGTTTACGAGCGTTTACGATGCCAACTTTTGGAATGTTTTTAGACGGTGACACGACAACAACGCTGGGTTGAAGTTTTTTCGCTTGACTACGTGTGACAGGTTTATTGGTGCTCATTGTCGAGCGACGTAGGCACGATGACGGACGTGATTGACGATTTTAACAAACTCTACGATAAATTAACTAAAAAATACAATTTAAAATTTTACTTGAATTGTAGCACTAAAAACATCAACAGTTGCACCATTAAATTTTTGCAAGAGCGACGGTCTTACTTCTGCTGTGCTGTTGATCCGCTCGACAGATGTGTGCTGCACAAATGCGTTCTTATCATTTTTGGTACGTGGCTCGACAAGCAGTTTCGCGCAGACGATCCCAACACTGCCTGCAACTTGAACGGCACGTTCATGATCGATGGACGCAATCTCAGCTTTCCCAACATCATGATGAACAACAACATACTCATTCACAATTTTTACGATAAACTATACTCGAAGAGTTGCAAGCGAATGTTTCTTTACGGCAACGTCGACGAAGAAAAAAACATCAATCGCGCTATACAATTGGTCTACGACAAACATGAAAATGTCTTGTTCGCCAGAGACGTTTACGCGAGCGATTACGTTGTGACTGAAGACTTGAACGCTATCCTGAGTATGTACCTTAAAGACAGCGGCAAATGGGAACCTATAAACTTTATTTTCGACTTTGACAAACAACAAAGCGGCAAATTAGTGGAACAAATTAAATTGATCATGGCAACAGACATTAATTACTCTATTGACAATCTTGCCAACAAGATTATATACAAACACGATTATTTGCTGTCGCTCATTTACAAGCCCATTCTGAAGAATTATTGTGCGATTCGCGCCAATGACAAAACAATCGTGCCAATGCGGAAAAAAAAATTGCAGAGTATTTTGTTTCCAAAGGATTGCAAGAAAATCATCGACACCATTGTCAATGGCAAACTCATTTATTCTGTTTCAAAAACGTTTAGCAAACAAAAAAAGAACTTTATCAATTACCAGGACAACAGCAGCAACAACAACATTGAAATCAATTCGCCCTCCCTAAAATATCGCATCGGCAATGAAGTGGTACGCATCACGAACGACACGATGCGGCAGGACATGCTCATGCAAAAATACGATTTTGTACAGTTTATCGATAGTTTTTTCCATGGCGAAATGACGGTGGCGGGCAAAAAGTTTTTCCTGTGCCGTGATGTTCGTTTGCCCAGCGTTGATTATGGCCTAGTAGCTGAAAAATTTACCGCTTTGCAAAACTCTGGCCTTATTGTGCGAAACGGCGGAGACGATCAAGACGGCGAACTCATCGTAGCTTTCAATAATCGTCCTACAGTGTACACGTGTCGCAGAGATCAACTAGTCTACATAATCTACGAACTAAAACGAAATCGCTTTCCCATTGAATTGAAACTCACCGACAAAATACTGTTTATCAACCATCACGAAGGAATGATTTGTATAAAGAAAAAACTTTTAATACACGACATGCAATCGAACACGACGGCAACAATAGCTGCCCTACTAACTCCGTACGAATATCATAATAGCGATTCGATACTGAACAAAGTAGCCGGTTTGCAGATTGTTCAAGATCGTCACGTATCTCAACTCATGTCCAAACTGCTTCAATACTACTACGTGGGTTACATGGACATGTTTGCAATAACGCCGGTTCCCAAACTAATCGTTTCGGTGACGAACCTCAAAAACGCAATGCCCGTCGTCGAATATTCAAGTTTGGCGGACCGAGAAGTGTTTTTGGACAATTTGCCGTCCGGCAATGCGGTGGTGGTGGCGCCCGAGATTATGCGCAACGACAAAATGTTCTATCTGTGGACGATTGTGCGCGACAACAAGCTACAAACCGCCGAGGATCCGTACATTCCCGACATCAAGCTACCAATTCGTCTATACAATAATAAAATAAACAAACTCAAGGGTAAACTGAGCTATAGTAAAAACGAAACACCCGTTGTCAAATACAACAAGAGCCATAACAACAATTGTGTGTTTGTCGAGGGTGGCAATATGCTACATATGGCCGGCGTGGTAGTGTCCAACGTCAAAATTGGCTGGATTTACGACGGCAAACGATACAAAATCGAGGCGTGTCGAAACAAAAACTTTTACGTATCAAAAATTTACATTTACTTTCGACAGATTGATCAGCAAAAAGTCGAACGACTCGATTCGACGCTAACCGTTAACAACAACACTGTGTACCTCAAAATGACCATGATCACTTCAACTAGCAATTTAGAAGGTGTAAAAATATGCGGCATCCACGGTCAAAAAGGTGTCATGAACGGTTCCGAAGATTTGACACAATGGATGGCCGAGGACGGCACGTGCGCGCAAATCTGCCTGTCGCCCATATCGTATCTGTCGCGACAATCCTGTTTTAAAAACATTGAAAACAAGATTGTAGTGCGCGGCGGAGATTTTAGTAATGCACAGAAAAACGACAACAATCCCATTCGCATTTTTCGTATACCGTACATGTTCTTCAATAACACTCCGGACAACATTTTCAAAGAGTTTATTAAAGGCAACTATACGGGACACGAAAAAGTCGAAGGCACTCGTTTGGATCCGTGGACAATCAACCAATCGATGGCGGGCAACCGTCTAGCCGAAAGCTTGCAATGTGTAAGAAACGGTTCAAATTTGCCCGAGTGCAGCGGCGAATATAACGTTTTGCAGAGCTTGCTTCATTGCCACAACACTGTGGTTAGATAGACGACAAATAAAATACTTTATAATTTTATTATTTAATAAATTTTAATTTATTTTCTAAATGAATTATACCATAATTTTTATACTCTTTATATTTACGACTGTTTTTAACAATAAACGCTTTAACAACTTTGTACTTGTTTTGTGGTAACGCTTCTTCAAGTTGTCTGTTCATCCTGACCAGTAATGTAGTTGTAGCTTGTATCAAAAATTCTCGTGCTTCATTCATATCTTCAAATTTCCACTCGTTCCAACCTACTAGTTTTAAAGGTTTCAATTGACGCACTAATTGTATTTGATCGGGACCGACCGTAATAATCGACGGCACTGTCAACATATTCACATCAGGATGGGTTTCCATTTGAAATATTAAATGGCTCGTTTCTAGTATTTCTTTTCTTCTATTCATTAACAACATTTCAAAGTTGGTTGTCACCGTATCACCTGTTGTGATGGAACATTGAGGATAGGCTAAAACTGTATACGACGAACCCATTGCTTGAATTGTATAACGAGTAAAAAAAATGCAATTATTTATACTAGGAAAAATTAGTATTATTATTCATTTTTATGTATTTATTTATGTAAACTTCTCGGTAGCACGTGATACAAAGCACTCTATTGTGTTTGAGAACGGCTCGAAAACGATTGAAAAATTGATCCGATCCTTTATTGCTGTACCGTTTATTAATGTATACAATTTGTTCGCACAACAAACAGCTGCCGTAGCGGTTTGTCATTGAAAACACGGTCCACTTGCCGGTAGCTAATTGCAAAAGTTTTAGCTTTAGTATACAAAATTGAATTGGTTCGATTGGCCACTTTTAAACATAAAAGCGAATTCCGTTCGTGAAATTTTGTCGGAACGTAAATTGTCCACGCTCAATGAAATGTGCTCTAATAACCGTCGAATTTCGTCAAAATGTATTGTGTGAACCTCTTTAGTCACACTATAGGCATTATTGATGGTGACCTGGCGAACTTTGCTATTTTTCACAACTACAAACGGAAAATCGAATACACATTCTATTTCATCCACTACAACCTTAAACAAGTGTCGAGCGTTGTCGGCTTTGGTTACGATCGTTGTGCTCGTGTCGTTTTGCGTACACAAACTGTAACATGCGATACCTACGCCAGAATTAATTTCGTTTTTGTTTATCACTTGACGCACATACGAAACATTATTGCCCACGTTTAAAGTGTCAAAATCTACCATTTTTTTGTAGTTTAAAACGTTGTGATGTTTCGCGATCATGCCGTCGTACATTAATATATTGCTATTGGTGTCGCGGGAATCTCGCACTAACACCACGCATGCCGCGTTTCGATCGATGGCTTGTAAAGTTTTAATTCTGTCGTACAATTGAAACATGCCCGTACGATAAAACACAGTGTACGAATAGTATTCGACATTCAATGCGTCAAATTTGCTGTATGACGTTATAGCGGCACAATCATCGGTAGCCGCAATGGCCGTGAATCCAGGATTGGGCAAAAACGACATGGACGTGTTGGGCGACAGCAACACATCATCGGCGGGCACTCGTTCACCGCCTTGATCGCTAACTAAAAGTAAAACGCCACTTTCGACACCACTGTCATTGCTATTAATAAAATTTATCGAATTGTTAGGCCATATTCGTTTGGTCATAGTCCAAACGAGGGCATGTTGGCGATAATCAAAGTTGGCCTGATAGTACGCTACTCCGTTCACGGGACACACGAGTGTCGCACAATAATTTTCATTGCGCACCGTCACAATCTTGCTAAAGTCGGCACAATAGATGCCAGGGGCGTACGCCATGATGGTGGTGAGTGCCGGCATAATTGTGCTTGAATTTTTGTAACCGATCGCAGGGTGCACGATACCCATGTGGTTGCCTATGAGATTGATGCTGGCGTGAATGTTGTCGAAACGAACCAAGCCAGCGCCGAACAAAGCGTTGTAATAGTCTAGAACAAAATAATTATCGACTAAAAACGAATAGTTGCGCACGTTAATGTCGACAAAATTGACATAATCGCCGCGAATGCCTGTGCCGCTTTCTCGCAGCTCGTAAGCAACTTCGGCTAGCACACTGGCGACAGAACGACGGCGCATCAGCGACGATGGCGACGAACCTTTCAGCATTTGCGCGTACACATACGGCACGCACATTCGAATCGTATAATTTGTTTCGCGACGCCAACCCATCGAAAAATTCGCCTCCACCAGGTACTGATCGATGATGCGTACGACTATATCGTCAATGTCGCAATAAGAACGCAAAACTATGCACAGCTGCATCGCGCATTCGGTCAAAGTTACGCTAAACACATACCAATATTTTTCATCAAAATTCCACGGTAACCGTTGCGTCGGTTGCGTGCTAGGCAATTTAGAACCGATTATTTCTAAAGCCGTGACCAATCTTTGCGCCAGTGCTGCGTTTCTATTCTCTACCAACAGTGCCGAGTATGCTATCAATGTGTGTAACAATACACTAAAATCTTCGGCGCTAACAAACGGTCGCAAACCTTCAATAATGGCGTCGTAATCATCAATAAAAGAGCCAAGTTCATGATCGTTAATTCGCGAATTTCGCTGTTTAAATTTTACGGGCAGGCTATTAATGTAGTAGCGTTCAAACGTTTTTAATTCATCGATTCTATAATCGTAATCGTCCTCGTCTTCGTTGGTTTCGATACCAATATAATTATTTTGATTGTTGATTGGTCGAATGAACAAAGCAACAATTATCAATACGGCAATTATCACCAGAGCGTGCACAAGCATTTTAGTAAACTTAATACTTTCAACGCAATAGTTGTGACCGATCGGTCATGGCGTTTGCACGCTATCACGTAACGCGCACGCAGCCATTGCCTCAATGCTGTAAATATTTGAGCGATCCCTTAGCGCTGTATCTGTTGTATATCAATCAGGTTGACGTCACGCACACGCGTTATGTACTTAATAAAACTATTCAAGTAGACGACGACGGTTTCGTTGTGCTTCAACAAGTATCGGTGTATTTCGACCTCGAGTTTTTAGAGACAACATCGAGTCCGCGCGATCTTGACCAATACGCCCAAGTCACTAGACCCAATATGACGGAACACGACATGCGCGTGTACAAGTTGCTGTTGCGCGATCGTTGGTACAAAGGCGATTTTGTGCGATTGAAAAAAATGATGTTACAACAAGACGTTTCGGCCCTTTTAACGTTTGCCTGCAACGTATTGTGGGAACGAGGATACGAGGACAATTACACGCTGGGCCAACAACTGAGCATTCGCATCACTACAAAACTCATACAGAGCGGTCTCGATTTTAAACATCAACAAGATTCAGACAACACCGATGCCGTCACTGTGCCCGGCCGGGGCTGGAACAGCAAAGTGCTCGAAAAATTTATTGGTTCGATCACATCAATTTCCGACGTAATAAAACGCCACAAGTGCTCTCTAAAATATATTGTCATCGAGATTGATCTGGCAAATTGTGCCAGAGTCAAAGTGTGCCTGAACGAACACTTTACGGTTATTGATAATGCGCACACTGAAAACATTTGCGCTATACAGCTCGACGACGACAAAAATTCTTTGCAATATCTCGTAAAACTGTCCAAATTAATTGCGGACAAAATAATAAATGTGCTCTTTGTAACCGATGTGGAATTTTACGTTAAACAAAACGACTACCTATTCTATTTGTACAATTCTTTGAAGCTCTACTACTATTGTTTGTGCAACAAATTTGTTTTTGAATTTAAAGATTATGAAATAATTTTCTTGTTAAACCTAATTGTATCTTTAGAATGGCACAACAGAGGGCATTTGAATTCATTTACTCTGGAAAAATCCCAGATTTACAACCCACTCGAATTGTCTACGCGAAGATTAAATTCGATCAAACGCGCTGCCACGCAGTCGCGCGTGATCTGCAATGATAATGAGATAAAAATAGATTTTATCAAGGGTAAACGCATGAAAATGGGCACACATTACGGCCCACGACTTTTACAACTCGAATAAAACTACATTTTTATCTAGACAGAGTTTTATTAAATTTATTATTATTCGTACAGATATGACGCAATATGTTTGATTGTGCCTGTGTGGCGTCGGAGAATGTTACATTAAACGATATCTGCGAATTGGTACACGACTTGTATTGTTGGCCGGCCAATTGACAGAAATGGCTTAAAAATTCTCCACAATATATGTAAAAGCTATACATGTCCACAGTGTCGGGCGCGCCAACGTTGTTATTAATCTTAAAGGTGATCATGTCGATTGGCAGTCGACAATCGGCGACAAGGGCGTACTTCTGATAAACGTTCTTTCGAATCGATTGTGCTGCATTTAAAACATATTCATAACAATCTAAACTGCAATCGGGCAAAAACGTTGAACCTATTATTTCTATACACAGTTTGTACAGTTCAGCCAACTGTGGGCAGTTTACATGCATCAGATGCGATCTTGACCACAACAGACCCAACATTATCTGAGCACAAACTTTAATTGATATTAATCGTTCTAGAGCGTGTCTCGCCGTGATCGCACCATTCTTCTTTGTGAAATATTTAAAAGTATCCAGACGGGCGTACAATTCGTAGGACAAGATCGACACCATCATGTCGTATAGCTGCGCGTTTTTGTGGCATAATCGGCCTAGATCAGTTAACACGTTGCCGCCCACGTTCATAGCACTGCATTGATAGATGTCAAATTTAAGCTCCCAAGTGTCGCTGTCATCACAATCATTGAAGGCGTAGGCGCGCAATTCGTTCAGCTTGTTGGCAAACGAATTTTTATTCATAAAACAACAATCTGTATCGTTGGTGTAGTCTTCATTGTACATAACAACGGCACGTTGAAACGGAAACGCTCCTTTAGTACTTGCAACTTCTACAGGCACGTACATTAAAAATCCTTTAGTTTCATCAATGTCCAGATCACTAATGTCGGGTACAGTAAATAGAGTGCCGTGCTTATAAATTGTCAATTTTTGATTGTAATCACATTTATATTGCATTAAATCGCTCACCGCGGACTTGACAAAAATCACACTGCATCTTTGCTCGGCCATTTTCGATAACTATATGATTATTGCGCAAAGCTTGCACTTTCATTTTATACGATTGTAATCTCAATGTTTTGGCTAGTAATCAAATAAAATTATCACTCTGCTCAACATGTTTATTTTATCTTTGCTTCGCCAACATTAATCGATCTTTGCTTTGACAGCATTGATTCTCGTTCTAAACTCTTTTAAATCGATGGTAAGATTAATCATTGCCGAGCAAAGATGAAACAATATTGGATTTTAAGAATTATGTTTTTTCAAAGCAAAGATCGATTGCACTAAATTACGTCATGCTACGAAGTTGGATTTGTCCGATCATGTTTTTTCAAAGCAAAGATCGATTAGACTTGGTAACAGATTTAAACAATGTTGGATTTGGCAAACTATAATTGTTAAAAGCAAACATTGAAACGGTTGATTCTAAACATATAATGCGGCCATATATAAATTGAGTAACTATATAATTTTTATAATCTTTGCTTTCATAAATCATGTTTTGCCAAATCCAACATCGATAACAAATGACGTATTTAATCAATCTTTGCTTTTAAAAAACATGTTTCGTCAAATCTAACTTTGATTAAATCTGTTACTAAGTGTAATCAATGTTTGCTTTGCATAATCATGTTCCGTTAAATCCAACTTTGTAGCATAAAGTAATTTGTTTTTAAACTTACAATGAACTTTGCTTTCGAAAAACATGTTTCGCCAAATCCAAGTTCGATAAAAAAAATGATGCAACATTATGTTTTTATTGTGTAAGAAATTAACAATCTTTGCTTTGCATAATTATGTTTCGCCAAATCCAACTTCGATAAAGAATGACGTCGGTTGTTTGTTACTAAGTCTAATCAATCTTTGCTTTCAAAAAGCATGATGCACGAAATCCAACTTTGATTGAAATGACGTAAGTTGTTTGTTACTAAGTTTAATCAATTCTTGCTTTCAAAAAACATGTTTCGCCAAATCCAACTTCGTGGCATGACGTAATTTAGTCTAATCGATCTTTGCTTTGAAAAAACATGTTTCGCCAAATCCAACTTAGATAAAAGATGACGCAAGTTGTTTGTCGGTTTTAAAAAAGATAAAGTTATCACATAAGGTTATCGTGTTGTTGCCACCTTTCATACAATCTTTGCTTTCGAAAAACATGTTTTGCCAAATCCAACTTCGATAAACGATGACGTAGTCTAATGCAATCTTTACTTTCAAAAATCATGTTCCGCCAAAGCCAAGATCAATATTTTTAGTTTTAATCATCAATTATATCGGTATATAAAGCGAACCTGGATCGACACTTGCCGCACTTTACCTTTAATAATGGAAGTGGGAACTTTGTGTCTGGCTATAGACAGTCAAATTTATAAACTGCGCAACATCAATCATCGACTGTTTTATTTGCAACATTGTCAAGATTTTCAAACTCCCATCAACGACGACGAGATCATACGCATCGAACTTGACCTCGACAATGTAATGGTTAACTTTGATTTTCTTGTCGCCAATGTGACATGTAATAATCAAGAAACTATATTAAGCATGCAAGCCATGATCAATGATGGAATACGCAGCGATCTTGCCATGAAACTTTGGGAACACGTCGGCGTGAGCACAATCGATTCAGAATATGTGGCTTTGCCGAACTGTCTGCATGTGCTCGAAAACAAAAAGCAATTGAACACAACTAATTTTATTAAACGCCTCAACACCAAAGATTCTGTCAGCAATAAAGATTTGGTACAAATGTTTTTATATCTCACGTATCTTTACGTTGAGCCACAGGACAGCATCGTGGCACACATAGTGCAGAACCTGCGCAACAAACGCGCTTTGTGTCAGGAGTTGCAGGATCGATTGAATAACTTTAAAATTAATCATAAGTTATGGATATAATGATTGTATATAAAATAAATGATTTATTTCCCATTGAAACAGTAGTGTGTATTATTTAACCATGCGTTGTGCAGGCTTGTTCATGATCATGGAACCTGATAAGGCCGTGCTTTTGTGTGCGCGCCGCTCTTACGACAGTACTGTTCACTACCACGACGCAGATCAGCTAAATCAAGTCAACTTTTTAGAAAAAATATCAATTCCGCGCGGGAAACGCGACGGTCGCGACATATTTGATTACGAAACCGCCGTACGTGAATTTATCGAGGAAACGGGTACGTTCTTTGAAAGTGCCTGGGTGTACCGCGTGCCGTTTGTTTTACAGTGGAACGACGCTGGCGTCACATACAAATACGCCATTTACGTGGGAGTCGTGCAGGGACTGCTGCGAAACGTGTCGCGCGAGCCAAACACCTATTGCGTGAAACTCAACTGTGACAAGCCAAACGACTACAAAATTAATCTCGAAACGCGCCGGCACAATAACGAAATACCTCGTAACCTATATATCTTGCCATTACAAGACTATTTTCAGTATATGAACGAAAAGCAACTCGTCACTTACGACTCTAGTAATTATTTAGAGTTTTTTGAGTTTGTCAAAAGTGTAAAAGCAAAGTTTGACCAAAAAAATTTACGGAGATTCTTTTTGCTATCGCTTAAGCTTGAAAGCTTTGATTTTTTCCACAAATGGATGCGCCGAGCACCGAGGGAGCTAATGTTGACTACCAACACGAACCTCAAAAGAATAGTCAATGCTGTCTGACGCGCAGCGAAGTATACGCACTCGTCAGGGAGGTAATAAACAAACGCAAACATCACAATCTGGTCACTAACGTTTGTGATCATGTCTTTGACGACGGCTTCGAGGAACAACTGAAATATATAAGGGCAAATATTGACAAAGCGCTCATAACCGTTGGTGGAGAGCATAAGCATTGCAAGCGATTAGCTGCGCACATAAAAAAGATTAATAAAATATTCAAATTGAATAAATCCTTGGAAACCGAGTACAAACAATCAATTGACAAATATGGCAGCAACCGCTTTAATCGAAACAAATAACAATGGCGATGTTGGCAAGTTTGCCTGTGACAAGGCACACATTGAACAAGTGCACGCTGTAATTAATTATTTGGAACGGAAAAAAATCAAGCACAATCTTTTTTCTATGCCCGTCAAAGACAATGACACTGTACAAATGGTGCACGGAATCATATTTAACAACGACAAGAAAAACACTCGCAAGAACAAGAAAATGATTAGTTACAACAAATATATCCTGTTCAATAGCTGGTACACCAAGAACCGACAAGAAACCTGGCCAAACAGCCACACCATGTGGAACATTATGAAATCGCAACCTGTCGCCAAGCCGTTTGTAGATATCTTTGATTTTATGGAAAAACTAGGCAAAACGATTGCTTCTAACGCTTCTGACAGTGCCGACGAGCAAAACGTTGGAAAGGACGACAGTGCGTCGCGCTCCGACGTCGAAGAGGGCAACGAAAAGCGCAGCAAGATTTACAATGAATTTTACAGAATAACTAGTGTCACATTTGAAACGCACTCTGCCCCATCTTCTAGTTTCATCTACGATATCAAATTGAAAAAGAGCCACAATGGCACCGAACGATTGACGCGTTCAATGCTTCAGTCGGGCATAGACGCTTTGCGAAAATGTTTGTTGCACGTGTCGCGACCGTCAAAGACTGAAGTTATTGAACAGCAGCAACATTCAGAAGAAAACAAAGCGTCACGCAAACGAAAGCAGAGTAATGCTGTCGTGGTAAATAAGAATCCTAAGAAAAGCAAACAGCGCTACGAGCCGCCCGCTTTTAGTATGCAAAACGACCACATTGAAGATAGCCAAATGTCTTTTACCTAATTTAAATATTTATTGTATAATATTATTAAAATAAACAAAATTTTTTTCGATTAAATATATTTATTTTAATTTTCTAATAACAAGTCTATAAACATGTGATGTTGACGAATGATCCTAGCGTTGACTCGTAGTCCGTCGTAGATTATTCTGCCCGAGTTGGGTGTGACAATTAAAATTGCCGAATGTGCCTCATGGCCAACTATGGTTGCCTCGTGTAATCCGCATATTCGAGCCCGGGTTATTATTGCAACCACCGCGGACATGGCCTCCTCGTAAACGCAAAACTAAATGAATTGTAGATTCTTTTTGTATGTTGTAATCGCTCATTGTGCTCGAGTCTTCGAGTTGTTTACCAGCATAGATCAGACGTTGCTGATCGGGAGGTATGCCTTCTTTGTCGGTAATTTTTTGTTTTAGCTGTTCCACCGTGTCCGTGGGTTCTACTTCAACAGTCACCGTCTTGCCGGTCAATGTTTTTACGAATATTTGCATAGCTTATGTTTTACCTTCCTCTTATTATTTCATTCAACGGATAGTGTAAGATAAAATGGCATACTTGAATACGGTAGAGTTTTGTCGGGATCTGGACCAGCACACGGCTCGAATCACTACCAAATGTCCTGTCGATCCTAAATCTCGTTTAGGCGATGTTATACAGCACATGGGACGCAATAAATTACTGCTGAAACGCAAGAAAGATGACGATTTTGGCATTGCTGAAAGCATAGACTTGAGCGAAGCCGCTAGATTGTACCTAAACGCTTTACAAACAGAACGAATGTCGTCGTGTCGCCTCTGCTACCATAACGACGATTCTTTTCGTTGTGATTTTCATAAAAAATACATTTTCACTAAAAATCATAGGGAGCACAACGACGAGTACGTACAGTTTTTAAACAGTGACATGGGCATCATCAGCTATGTCGAACTGTACTACGTGTATTTAGGCATTTTTACGTGGCGCATCATTGCATCGAATCGATTGGAAGACCTTACAGATTTCTCGTCAATTAAAGAACTACTGACATACTACAACTACGATTGCAACGACGATGCCGACAAAGTGCCTTTTGAAACAATGGACGAAGAATAGCAATGATCGGACGAAATTTTGTACGCGTTCGTTGAAACCTGAAAAGCAAAGTTCCTACTAAACATGAAAATTCATGATTGTTTGATTAGTTATGCGCATCATACAAACTTGACAATTGGGCGTGCTAAAAGTTTGTTGTTGCGTATATTTAAATTAAGTTTACGTTTATAATAAACTCGACGTAAATTAACTTACGCCTCAGCGGAGCCTAAGTAAAAGTTTATCAAATAAAATTAAAGACGCGGCGTAGTCGAGTTTGCTGAAGAGCTGTTATTAAACGAAACGTGATTAAGGGAAATCACTAAGCTTAAGCAATGTTGACTTTCAATTAGGCGTGCTAACACTATTTATTAGATAGTGGCTTCGTCAATATCTTCATTGTGGGTGGCGGTAATCTGTAATTGATCGCCATTCAAATTGATTGCTAGCGTGCCTACACATTGTTTGTTCGACGAGTTGAGCACGTAAACTAGTTCGGGTTTATTGTCGCGTATGTACAGAGCATAATCGAAAATATTTGTAATATAATCGGTGAGAGGATCAATCTTTAAGTAAACTTTTTCCAATTCTTTTAACGATTCTACGTTTAACGTGACCGGCACGATGCCTTTAGCCAAATTGATCAAAGTCATGTAATGTTCAAACTTGCAATAGTGTTTGGCCGAGTACGACGCGTTCTGTAGTAAATCACTGGTGCTAAACTCCATTTCGTATCTTACTATATAAATAAAACCCAACGAGCAGATTACATTATTAGTCAAACTATATCAAGCAGCGACGCACAACACCTCAATAATGTCAAAGCGTGTAAACAGCGACGAGATTGGAAACGAGGTTGCGGCCAAACAACGCGCCGATAACGAGGGCAGTGGTAGCGACGACGATTTGCCGTTAACCCAACAATTGATTGTGTACAATAATGGCGGCGAGGACGACGACGATGAAGTGCACCATCCTAATGGCAACAAAATGTTGTGCATATTTAAAACGCCTACAATGACTAGAGACGTGACTTGGATGGATAAACTTCGTTACAATCTAAAAGAAAAGAACATGACAGTGTTTCAGTACAACAGCAAATTGTTCGAGAACTTGGGCTTTTTGCGAGAATCTATAAATATTGACGATAACATTTCCGAGTTTTTGCCGACGGTATCGCAAAACATCGTGATCACTAGACCAAAGAGTCCGCGCGTAGTCTATCAAGTGGGCAAACTTTGCAAAGGCGGAATGATACCGTTTTTCTTTTTTGATTATGTTCGCGTAACAGCTGCCGAGAGTACGTTTGGCAACTATCTCAGCATGAATTGGTCAAACATGTACCTGCACAATGAAGCTTTTGCCAAGTTGATTATTGAGTTTAAACGTTGGGAGTGCGACACAATGAAGCTCAAGAATGTGGTGTACGTGAACATGCCAGCGGGTATCACGAATCCGGCGGATGCGCATAACAATGTGGCGGCCAAGGCAGCGTTTACGCGAAAATTTTTCGACATCAAGCAAAAGAGCAATGAACAAAACTTTATGACTGGCGAATTGAAAAAGAAGATTGTGTGCGAGCAGTTCACCCAAGAGCGCTTTCGCGAGGTATTTAAATTCCAGAACGCAGACGATAAGACATCATCCGAAGTTCAGATGTTGGCGGGTGTGCTCATAGAAGGTTTCAAGCAGAGCAAAGAAGACACTGATTACGAAACAGTTAACTGTAAGACACTTCAAGAGAAAACGTATTCTTTGTCCGTCAAACCTATGGTGTTTTTTAATATAGAAGAATAATTACAATGTACGTGTTTTACATTAACGGTGGTCATGTGGAGAAGCGATTCAGCAGGGAATTTATTAATTTTATTTGCGGTGGTAAAATTAGACACGACATTAAGGCCGATCAATGTACGCGCAAGAGATGTGTAGTGTCGTCGCGTTACGCTGCCGACAAACTTTTGGCCGCTAGCCACAGAGCATATTGGCCCGACGGCAGCAAGTTCAAGTGCAAGTTGGTACACCGCGAATCTAAACGCCGCAGATCGGACACTCCATTACCGCAAAAATGTCATGTGCGTTCCGTAAAATGCAGAGCGCCGAGCACTGAACTAGAGGACAACGACAACTGGTACACGTCAACATCGTTTATCGACCTTCACGACGACAATAACACTCTGGATTCTTTGCATCGCGAATTACATGATTTGACTATTGAAAAATTGTAAATAACAATAAAAAACAAGTAATTTATAAATGATTTTTATTTAAAATTTGTCTGTACTAAAATTAAGAAAATCCATTCGCATTTTCAAGAGTTTATTCTCGATATCTTGCACTTCTTTGGGATCCTTGGTTATACGTTTGATTCGCTCCCAATGTTCCATCTGTATTGTCAGTTGCCTCTTGGCTTGTAGTATTTGGTTTAATTGTCTACGCAGGTCCTCGTCTTTGCTTTTTTTCACAGCATTTGTTTCAATAATTTTTTTGTCAGTTTTTCTAAAGATGGGCATGATGCTGCGGCGGTTGTAACACTAATTGATACTCATCTCCCTAATCTCGGGGATTATATAGTTATTCAAAATGTCATAGGTCGCAACATGTAAATGATAAGAGTGTTGTATAAAAATGGCTTGGCAAACGTTAACGTTGGCAGTGACACTTTGTGCCTTGACAGCGGCAATGACAACGACGACGTACAATACTTTGTATTCCGTGGACCATGTCGCAAAAACAATGCAGGTCCACGAAGTAGACGGCAACCGAGTCAACATCACTGTGATTCCGCCCAACAGCGACACAAACGACGACGAATCGTTATCGATGTACCATCATTTTCCCGGCGTCGCTACTCAAGTGTTGTTCCCGCCCGTGACGAGCAGTGACGATCTGTACGTGCAACTGAGCGATGGCGTGCTGTACAAAACGCGTGCTACGCGCGTATTTACCAACTTTCATAGCCACAAGGGCCGGATGGTGTACGGTCAGCTGCTGACCATTGCCGTGGACGACTTTAGCATTGCCGGCATGATTTACGTTGGCGCACCTATTTATCGTGACAAAAAATTGGTGTCGGTGGTGACGTGCAGATACGATGATTACGACGCGCAAACGGTGATGTTTCCCGTGTCGGGTATTAGACCGCGCGGATTGGTGTCTGGTCAGTTTAATTTCGACGATCGCATCATTGTGCAAGAGCTGCGTCGCGGCATGTCAGTGTACGGTCGCGAGCAATTGCCCTATCAGAGCGCTCACATGTCCGTTAAACAGTTTGCCCTAACGACAAACAACAACAAGCAAGCATACAGAGATTTGCCTCGCGCCATTGCCGTTTTTCACAATGTCAATGAAATTACTATTGCTTTGGTCGAGGGTCAATTTGAGATTGATCGTGTTCGATTTGACGGCCCGCTGATTACGCCACAATAATAAGTTTATAATTAAAAATATAATTATATCATACAATTATGGCTCAACAAAACATTTTGCTGTTGATTCGTGCCGACATCAAGGCTCTGGACGACAAAGTGACTTCTCTGCAAGGCCAAGTTGACGATGTTCGCACAAACTTGCCCGATGTAACCGAAATTAACTCAAAGTTGGACGGACAAGCTACAACTTTAGACTCAATTTCAAACTCGGTTAATATTATTAACGACATTCTCAACCCCGAAATTCCGGACGTGCCGTTACAACAAAATAAACACAAAAAAAAGTAATGTGTATCCTAATGTAAGCCACCGCCCTTGTTGTAGACGTATAATTGTATATAATAAAAATTTTTTTGTTTAAATACAATGTGTATTATTCCGTGTACAGATTATCAAACCATCTATCTTGGATCCGATGTGTGTAAGCGCGCAAGCCCATATAATAGTGTAACGATTCGTCGATCATCAAATACAGAGCTATCAATATGAAAATGATGAACAGAGCAACAATGTTTGTGTCTTGTTGCGGCATTAGCATTAAAATGATGGCGCCCATAATAAACATGACCGGCACCACCATTGAACTATGATGACCGCTAAACAAAATTTTATTGTGTCGTTCGGTGTATTGTATAAAATCTAGATATGTGTACAGGGCGCTTGAAGCCAAAGCGTTACCAACTAGAGTAGCTTCATCAAAATCGTTAATTTCAGCGCCTTCGCTAAGATCTAACCGTTGGCCGTTTGAGTTAACTTCGAGCAAAGCAATGTATTCGAGACCGTCGCGGCCCGTGACCAGATCGATTGCTTCTGAATCGTCTTCTATGAGATCATCGAAAAACTCAGGTATAAACTCGATCAAGTCGCGCGTACCGCCGGTGATAGAGTCAAAGTATGCCGACAAAAAAGACAGGGACAGATCGTCGGGAAACTCGCGCGGAAACATGTTATTGTAGCCCAGCGGGTCCCATAGTCCAAGGATAAGATCGGCTATGGATATTATGATTAAAATTATTCCGATAACCGATGCGGCTTTAATCGCAATTCGTGTCATAGCTTTGGCAACTGCCGATATAGTTTTAATGGCGATCCTGTTAAACGTCTGAGTTACAAACGCTTTGTATGTTTCGCCAAGCAAACGTACCGTAACCCTTTCGCTGGTGTTGTATAGGATGCGTTTTAGTGTGGGAATCAAGGTGGTATTGATGCGTTTCAACATTAATTTTAGGTTATCAAAAAGAAAATCAAAACCAAAACTAGTCGCAATGCCCATGATTAACGCGTTATCCTCGAGAAATTGGGAAATAATAAAATCAAGATCGGTGTAATAGGGCGAGTTGGTGTCTCGCAGTGTTGTCGTCGCCGAGGCATCGGCAATGCGAAACTCTAATTTACGTTTGGGAATGGCCACGCGAGAGAATCCCTCTTCGGCGCGATACACAATCTTTTCACCATCGTGCAAGTCAAGATCGTCATAAGTACAATAGTTGACAAATAGTTTTTCAAAGTCTATGTCGCCGGTAGGATCGCGGGTTTGTTGCCAATCCCGCAACAATTGACTAGAATTGACAAACGGCCTCTGTGGCAAAATACTGGACGGGTTTCTATAATCAAACGATCTTAGCTCGCTAAAAACATTGTTGGCAAGCATTTTCATAGTTATGTAAATGGTGTCGCCTAATACGAAACCAATCAAACTTTCCCACCACTGCAAATGACAGCCACCGTTTTGCAACGAACGACCAAATCGTCGACAATAGGCGTCGTTAAAAGTGCCAAGGAAACGTTCCGGCAACAAAGGATTGTTGCTCGCGGCTACATTAAAAGCGGGTACATCATCGATGCCCATTATGACATGTTCGTCAGTTCGAATGTATGGCGTATTCAAATACATTTTGGTCATGGTGTCGACCAGAATACATTTTCGGTCGTCCGTGTAACGCAACTCGGGGGCTTGTATTTCTTGTTCGGACCCTTCTCTTGTAGCGGCCGCTCTGTCCAAATTGTAACACGACGGTTGACCAAAAAGCACGGACGTCATTGAGGTTTGCGTATAGTTGGCCGGCGTGCTAATGTCAATGGGTCCAAATTCATTGTAGGGATAACAACTCATGCTTTCGCAACCTTTTTTACTAAATGTCCATTTAACGTGAAGTGCCCGATTGGACAATTTGGACGGAATGTAATAATCGTCGAAACCGGCTTCTCTAATTTCGTAATCGATTAAAATATGCGGCAGTTTGGTTCGCCATTTGTATATGCGTCGCAGTCGCCATAGATTGCTACAATAAAGATCGACATTCATGTAATCGACAAAGGTTAACACCGTCACGGGCGGAACCGTCATTCTTATAAAGTGCAAAACTAGTTTAAAGCGATAAGACCTATATAACCAAGATGCGACCCAATTTCATTCATTAATCGAAAATGGACACTCGCCTGCGAAAGTTTTTGCGGTCGCACGTATTTGACAAAAAAGAGGCCAACGTGTACGTCGTGAGCATCAACGACGACAATAGTATTCGGGACATCAAGAAAGCCAAGGATTACGATGCCGCCAATGCCAGCGTTCTGCACTATTATGAAATTAAACGATTACGCAACAATGCGGGAGTAACTCATTACATCTACAGGAGTGTAAATAAAATGCCAGAAAATATTAACTATACATGTATTTAAAATAAAAGTATATTAAAAAAAACATTATTGTTTATATTATATTTGGTGTGTCAACGGTGGTAAATGTAGTTTACAATCATAATTACAATTAAAGCTTTCGATTGCTATACTTTTCATCTCATCAAACATTATCAATTGGCCCGTGTAAAAAGCCGCAAGTTTAAGTAGACCATTGTGTCGATTGTTGATCTCCTTTCGATTGTTTGTGTTCAAATTGAATATATGATGATTAAACAATCTGTATTTTTTGATAATGTCAGCGACTATAATGTCCTTAATGACGGTTGTGATCCAGATAAACTCGGTGCCCATTTTGATGACCGTTATGCGTTCGTCTGATTTTGTAGTGACCAGCATAAAATTATGCGACTCTGGAAACTGTTTACACGCAGACAAATATTCTTCGATTAGCTTTACAGAGCCATTCTCCTTTTTAATCTTGAACAGTTTGCTGACATTTTTGTCGGTGCCATCGTACAATACACGTACGACACTACCAAATTTGTAGGTAAAATTATTTTTTTCTTTAAACTCACTACTTTTTGTGTCCTTGGAACGTAACCAAAAACTTAGAGCCTTTAACACGTTATTAATAACTCGTGGGCGATCGTGCTTTTTTTTATATTCAGGCAGCACTTTAAATTTGACGTTTTCGGTCAATCTAATAATATCGCTGACGTAGGTTGAAGAATAAGCACGAGACACTTCATCGTCAGTTACTTCTTTCTTGCACATGTGAAATGGTAGTCTAAACAACGATTTATCATTAATCATTTCCGTCAAAGTATTGTATATCAGACGAGCTTTATACTCTCCAATAGAAGCCAAAAGCAAACTAATCTTTCCTTGCGCATACACTTTGTCCAAATGAAAATAATTTGTGAGAAATGTTAAAAATTCAAAATTTTTGACCTCTTCAAAATAACATTCTTTTGTGTTGGTATTATTCAATTGTGTCTCGGTGAATTGATCCTGTTGCGGGATGTCTATTTCTAGATGGAGCAACAGTTTGTACGATATCATGAAGCGATAGCGTTCGTACGTAACGACAAACACGAATCGATCGTGATGCATGTGCCGAGCTACGTATTCGTTGTACACTGAATGAACACAATTGACGTAACGAATCACAAATGAATCGTCAGAATTTTCATCATACACCACCAAAAACATGTAGTATCCCGTGTCGAGCAAATGACTAGCAAACAATCGATTGTTTTGCAAATGCATGTCGCTCGGTTGGTCTTGCAAGATTTCATCAAACAATTGCTCAGTGGCAGAATCGTGTTGAACTTGTTGAGCACTAGCTTTAGTCACTGCTGACATTCTCTTTCCATATCTGCCGCGCGTCTTTTGTTTAATTATTGTCCGTTGTGGTCCTTCGGAAGCAAAAAATTTTGCTGTAGTATTGACACCAATATCATCATCATTGTCATCATCATCATCGGCGCTATGATTGCGTTTTATTCCAGCGTTCATTGAAACTGCTTTTCTTGCAGCTCCTTTTCCCACAGGTGTGTAATTTTTGGATTTTTCATCATTGAGTGGTGGCAGTTCAATATCAACGTAATTTGCTTTACATTCCATTGATGGTGCAAAATTTTCACTGGTCAAGGCTTTGAAAAAATTCAGATTGATACTTTGCAGGTTGCTAACGTCGTCGTAGGTGTTGTTGATGCCGTTGACGTTTTCGATTAGATTCATGTAGTTGTTGTCGGTGTAAGGTTCGTCAGTAGCAAAAACTTGATCGATAACTTCGGGTGTGCTCGGCGCAAACGTAAGGAACGATCCGAGCTTGTCGCGCGCCGGAGTGCTGCGTCCCTCGCAATTCTTGTACGCTTGATGCATGTTCACGACGTGTGACCGGGCAGACTGAAACAATCGTTAAAATGAACGTCAATTTATACTGCGCCAGAGACAACGACAATATTATTACGTTTAGTATGTTGGGCACAATAAACTCTATTAACATATTCGTGTTTACTGTAGGACCTCCAATCGCCGTGGGCGGCGGAACGCGTTTGGTCAGCGGCTACGAACGCGGCTTACGCAATATTTGCATGAACATTGAATGTGTGGCGTCGTACGATAAACAAGCATACCTAATCAGTTGCGTCAGAGTGCCGTATGTGCTGACAAAGTTGATTGCGCACAAACACTTTTCTAAACCCGTGGCGCCAATAGTGGTGCGAAGCAACAACGAAACACAAGTGTGGCACGTATTCGGCGTGTGCAAGAGCCGCGAACTATCGTCGATTAAACGTGTAAAAGGCGTCACTGTCTGCGAGAATGGACACGAAAAATACGTTGATAAGGAATTGATTGCGCTTCGCGGCAATTTGCCCGCAGCGTTCTTGGCGGCAATCACCCGAAACGCCCCGCACGTGCAAGACGTAGACGTCATGTTGACCATGTACCCAAATCTGCGCATTAACATTGAGGATGTTTTTGTTCATAGCAAATAGAATATAAATAATTTTATGTAAATTTTTTTATTAACGACCAACATAAAATAGTAAAAAAAATTATAGTAACAGATTTTTGTAAAGGCGTCCAATGCAGCCAGTTTCGAAAGTTGCTTCTATACATTTTTGTTGGGTCAATTCAAATTGTTGGCCATGCGGGCAATAAAATTGAACTCGATCTGGACACAGGTAATAACTATCGCAATCGTACGGATCTGGCGCCAAACCGTAGTAACCTCTTGGGCATATTTTATTAGTGTGCATATCGTAATGCATATCCTTTAATTTGTGAAACAATATTAACTTTACAACAATCAATAATGCTAATAACAACCACATTTTTAACTGTTGTAGCTCAATATGCCAATATTAGTTTTGTTGCTGCTCTTCTCTGTGTCTTCAACGCGAAACTTAAATTTACTCAAAAGCATATTAGAATAGTTGCTGTTCAAAGTGGGTTTGCATTTGTTAGCAAAAATAGTGTGATCCAACAACGATTCGGAATAATTGAAAATGCCATAATTTTTCAAGATAGAATAGTGGCCGTATGCGTGCTCAATGATGAATAGTAACGTGACATACTGCGTAGTTTCCATTTCGCTAATTTTGATTAAACTCTCGAATTCGTCAGGTTTGCGCTTGCGTGACGGTGCAAACGTTTTCATTAACTTGACTTTTTGTTTCTCTTTGATTATGTTACCGACAGACATGTCAGTGTCAAACTGTCTCTCGAGCATTTTAACAATACTCAAACGATCAATGGTGCAGACGATTTCCTCGCGATCGTTCAAACGAAACATGAGCGGTTCACCGGGAATAATTATGTCTGGCCGATCGGTAACAACAAACTCCATTCTATTGTCGAAATTATTCACAAGGGGATGTACTCGATTGTGTACGAAACCCAAAGAGGCTACAACTATTGCGACAATATCGCGAGCCGCCTGACGATCTCGAAAAATGGTCAGCAGAGGCTGGGTCAATTGCAAAGTGTTTAACATTGCCATGTATTTTACTATAACTAATTTTATTTTTAACGTGTCATAACTTTCTAAACTGTTGAGGTTCTTGGCGTCAAACTCGGCCAGATCATAGTCTTTGTGTAGCTTTTCGTTGCCGTTTATAATTTCAGTAACTGTTCTAATTTTGGGCGATTTATCACACTTGAACTGTTTCATGATGACTAAATATTTGATTAATGTCTTATATCAATAACTCAAAGCATGTTTCGTTGCGCTGGATTAACAAATGGATTGGCTCGCATTGTAGCATTTAGTGGATTGACAAAAGTGTTTCCACCGCCACCGCCTCCGTTACCGCCTCCGTTTTGTGAACTGCCAGGGCTGCTGGATTGGAATAATAGTATTAACAATATAATAATGACAAGCGCAATCAACACCATCATCATAGTGTTTTGGCTCACACCGGCCAGGTTGAATCCGGACGACGTAGTGGTTGGTCTATTGATATCCATTTTACGGAACAAATAATGTCAACAATGTGTTCTTGACCCACGGATTCTTCAAATTATCGAGCGTTTTGAATTGAGAACTTTCGTAATCTCCTCTTATAATTAAATAGGCAGGCACAGAAGTACCGAATATGTGTTTGGTCAAATAGATTTTATGTTTAGCGTCTACAATGTACGTGTCTCTATTGATGACATGCGGGCTACTAAACTGTCGGTAAGGAATGAGCCGATAATCAAAATACAATAATTTTGTGCTGCCAAACAGACTGTTACTGGCCAAAATGATAAAAAGCTGACTCGACGGTACGTAAAAAGCGTTAAGAGTGCCTTTAATCTGTATAATGTCGGGATGGACAAATATGCAAGATGTTTCGTTGTTGCGCAGCGTCGGTAGAATGCTATTCACTTCTGTTTTTATATTTAATTTTCGATACTTATTAACGGCATACCGATCCACTATGATTTCATTGTAACTGCTGTACATTTTTTGATTCAGATCGTTAAACTTCATAATAAACTTGTAATACGATGTTAACGTGATGTAATCGTTGAGCAGCTCGAGTAGATCGTCGGGAAACTTGGCGTCGTAGATGTAGTCGCGTTGAATAAATTTAATATAGTTTGTGCTTGTGTCCAATTCAAGATTGATTTCTTCAAAAACTTTGTTGGGTTTGCGCGTCGAAAAATGTTTGCTATTTATAATTGCGTAATTATTATGTGTCAACGGCAGGCCTTTGTAAAAGTTACGCAACAAAAAATCTCCAGTCAGTTCGTTTATAATGTTATTGCGCAAAAAATGCTGGGCCATAGGTTCGCCAATCAAATACAATCTATACGGATAGTTTGGCGACGAAACTTTCGGCATTTCGCACATTTGCACGCCCGACCAATCCACGTAGGCATTATCAAACAGATAGCCTTCCCGACCTTCTATCAATGTAAAATTAGTATTGTTCTGTACGAACAATCGTTGATTAAATACTTTTGTGAATTCATTATAGAAAAACAGCAAAAAAGGTTGGGGATCGTTCACAAAAAAGTTGGTGGCGTAAACAGGCGTGCCAGGTTGGATGTAAACGCGTTTTTCAAATTCAATTATATCAACGCTGTCGCGCATACATGTGAATTTGAACTGAGGCTTTATATATTTAAAAACGTTAACATCTTTGTCTACAATCAAATGCTTTAGGCTAATTTCGTTTAGATAATTAATGTAACTTAGCAAAGTGCCATCTTCGATGTTTTGAAAATTGTTGCGTAAATACTCCTGTATAAATGGGCGCACTTCAGAAGGTATTCGATCAAAGTTTTTTAGATCAAAATACGTCGCCAAAAACAGATATTTCAACTGTTTGTTTTGTAGCGCGTGTTTGTTGTTGACTAAACTCATTTTGAATCTTACTACTACTATAATTCTTGTTCTACCACTTGCTTACTACCCTTAAAACTTGTTTTACACACAGGACACTGAGGGTATAAATTGCAAAATTTCCACAAATTTGCGTAGCACATGTTGCAAATATTGTAGCCACAACATTCGTTAGGCTTTAAAAAATGTTCTTCGACACTAGTGTCTTGACAAATGTTACACTGATACAGCTTGGGCTCTGTAAATACATTTATCAATTGCATACGCTCGTTCATCGAGGCAATCACATGCAAATATTTGTCGCAGTGCGCTATCAACGTATCGAGGGCTGCACCATTACTTTTCACGATTTTGCTACAGCAATAATCGTTTAAAAATAAAGTATTTATCTGACGCAACTGGCGCACATACGGCAAAAATATGTACATGTTATACTGAAATTTAGGTTGATTGTTCAAGTGACCGATAACGTCTATCACATTCTTGATTTCGTTTATCAGATAATGCACGCACGAATCGCGTGGTAACACCGCTTCACTTATCGATTCCCTGTACGCAAGTAGAGAATCTAAAGCGTTATCGTACGACTGTTGATACATATCTTGAATGATTTTAAACGCAGCCAATTTTACAGAAAATTGAGCTTTAGGACATTTGCCAACATTGTTGCTGTCGTTATGCAAGTCGTGTAGTATAAAATTACTAAATACCTGTATGCTCAGCTCGTTGTTGTATTTTTGCATGATGCTCTTTACAATACTAGTCACAATTGCTCTGTACGAGCTTTCAAACGAAACTGAATTCCAACTTTGCAAAACTCAACTTATATAGCGCGAAACATGACGCAATTCAATGAAACAATAAAGGTTTTCTGTGTAATCTTTTATTAATTAGCAGGAAGTGTTTTATCAAGATTGGCAACTTGCACAATCGCTATTTTTAGTACACTCGAGGTTTGGAGAGACGGTAAATTGCTGCGAATTGGCCGCCGGAAGTGTGCGAAAATAGTACATGCCGGTTTTGAGGCCGCGCTTCCAACCGTACATGTGCACCGACGCCATTTTAGGCAAAGTAGGGTTTGCCATGTACACGTTGAACGATTGACTTTGATCGATAAATGCTCCCCTGTCTGCTGCCATTTCAATCATATATTTTCCATTGTTCTCCCAAATTTCCCAGATTGTCATGTACAGCTTTTTTAGATTGTCGGGAATTTTGGCGATAGAAGCTATCGATCCTCTGTTTGCCATGATTGTTTTTCGCATACTATTTGTATAGAGATTTAATTTGATTAGATCATCGACCAAGTAGCGGTTGACAACTTGAAATTCGCCCGACAAAACACGTCTCAAAAACAAATTACTGTGAAACGGTTCAAATGACTCGTTGTTGTTGAGTATTTGTGCGGTCGTGGCCGTCGGCATGTACGCCACAAGCAATGAATTACGTAATCCGTATTTTTGTATATTTATTTTCAACTGTGACCAGTCCCATAACGAAGTCGGTACCGTATTCCACAAATCGTATTGCAATATTCCTTCGCTCGCTTTGCTACCGGCAAACGTGCTATAAGGCTCACTAACAGATGCCAGTTCGTAACTGGCCTCGAGCGCAGCATGATACACAGTTTCAGCAATTTGTTTATTCAATAGAACGGCAGCATCGCTCACGTACGGTATGCGCAACATAACAAATGCATCGGCCAAACCTTGAATGCCAATGCCGATGGGACGATGGCGCATATTAGATTTTTTTGCAGTTTCAATAGGGTAGAAATTGCGATCAATAATTTTATTCAAACTATCCACTACATGTTTGACCACAGTGTGCAATAGTTGAAAATCAAAAGTATCATTATTGATATATTTATTGACGGCAATCGACGCTAGATTACATACGGCAGTTTCGTCGGGCGCGCAATATTGTACTATTTCCGCACACAAATTGCTGCATTTTATCAATCCGCAATTACTTTGATTGCTTTTGCGGTTGCAAGCGTCCTTGTATAACATGTACGGTGTGCCGGTTTCGGCTTGAATTTCTATGATGTTGCGCATTAATGTAACCGCGGGCATTTGCTCGCGAAACTGGCCTTTATCCTCGTAATGTTTGTACCAGTATTCAAAGTCATCACCATACGTATCGTTGAGCTTAGGACACTCGTTAGGACACATTAATGACCATATACCGTTTTCTTCAACGCGTTTCATAAATATATCGGGAACCCATAAAGCGTTCATCAAATCACGCGCTTTGGTGTCTTCGCTGCCAATGTTTCGACGCATGTGTAAAACGTCCATAATGTCGCAATGCCACGGTTCAACGTACACTGCTTGGGCTCCTTTTCGCTTGCCACCTTGATCCACGTGACGCACCATATTATTAAAAACTCGCAGCATTGGTAGCAGTCCGCTGGCGGTGCCGTTCGTAGATTTTATTTTGCTGTTGCGGCCGCGTACGCTGTTCACGTTCAATCCAATACCGCCGCCGTGTTTAGAGATCATGGCGCAATCGTTTAATGTGTTATAGATGCCGCGAATGCTATCGCTTTCCATGGTCAATAGAAAACATGAACTCATCTGCGGAGTCAGACTGCCGGCAGCGAACATGGTTGGGCTTGCGTGCGTGTACATTTTTCTGCTCAAAAATTTATAGGATTTTATGGCACTATCAATGTCGTCTCCAAAGATTCCTAAAGCTATACGCATGTGCATATGTTGAATCCTTTCGGCAACCTTTTCATTAATTTTTATCAAATAACCATTTTTTAGAGTTTGATATCCAAAGTAATTGTAGTCCAGGTCTAGTTTCATATCAATGTTTTCCTCTATGATTTTGCTATGTTTTATTGTTACCGATAATAATTCGTCGCTGACAAGATTGTGTTTGTGTAATCTTTGCACTACTTTGGTGAAGCTTTCGTCCACATATTTGTGCATATTGGTAACGAGTAAACGGCCCGCCAACGTATCATAATCGTAATGTTTGTAGGTCAATGCTGCAGCAACGCTGGCGGCGTAAATGTCTATGTCTTCAGTGGTAGTGTTGTCGGAAAGACCCTTTATAACTTTCAAACTCACCGCTCTTGGATGTACAAATTGTGAGTTTAGATCATGGCACAATCTATGAATGCGCTGGTATAATTTAGAAGATGACACTTGTTCGAGACGTCCGTCGCGCTTTACCACGTACATGATTACGCACAATGTGATAGCTTCGGTATAACCGACGCGTATTTATACGTTTTTTGGGAAATGTAAGTAATTTTCTCCTTTCGTAGAAGATTGTGAAAAATAAAATATA